TGCCAAGGGGCGCCTTACAATTCCAGATCCCCAATTTTCATGATTTCGCTCCAGGGCGAGGAAAAGCCCTCGGCCCTCGAACCGCCAAAACCCACTCGGAATGATAGGTCCTCCGGTTCATGGCCTGAAGGCCGGTCCATGAGGGTCCGGCCGTCCACGGCCTCCAGGCCGAGGTCTCTGGTCCGCTGGCCTCTGGCCTTCGCCCAAGCGCGAACACGCGCACTCGCGCTATCGCTTTCTCGCGTGATTTGGCTGTCGCTGAATCGCTCTTAGAGCGTCACAGAGCGCGATCCGTCACGCGCAGCGTAGCTCGACAGCAGAACGCCCCGGTCGCGCTCTGTGACGCGCTTTCGTGCCCCGACAGCGCTGCTCAATCCTCTGCGTTCCCAGCCGCGTCCCCAAACCTGGTGCGCGATAACAGACTCATCGACAACGACACGAGGCGAGAGCGTCATGTCCTACTTCAAGCTCGACGGGGCCTGTTTCTTCTACGGCCCGAGCGGCTACGACATCCTGGAGACGGTCAAGCACGACCTCCCGCGGCTCATCCCCAGCCAAAGCGCCGCCGACCCCCAGCACGCGATCAACATGGTCCGCGCGCTCCTCGCCCAGCACGGCATCGGACACCGGGAGATCAAGACAAGCATAACTCCGGCGCTGACCATGCCCGACGGCAGGAGCCTCCCGGCGCGCCTCACGATCTTCGGCAATGGCTTCCAGTTCTCCTGGAAGAGCCTCGCCTGACCCTTTTCGATTTGCGATGCCATGAACTCGCCCGGCTGGTTCGTCCAGTCGGGCATCTTTTTGGCGCGCCCATAGGGAAAGGCCACGGGCAGGCAGGTATCCCATAGGGAACGGCTCAGGGGTGACCTCTGGGAACGGCCATGGCCTTGCCTACGCGCCGTGCCGCGGCCCGGCCCACGGTGTCATCCAAGGGCATCGCCGAGGGAACTCCCATGGCCGGCGTGTTGGCGCCCTCCTCGGTCTCTCGCATGGGCAGGTCCGTGGGCTCTGCTCTGGGAACTCCCATGGCCGGCGTGTTGGCGGTTCGCATGGGAAATTCCATGGACAATGCCAAGGGCAACCCCAGGCCCATGCCCGCTATATCACCGACAAGCCCACGCCCGCGCGCAGCCCCGCCGCAGATCGCATAAATATGCCAGTCTGTTCCCCGAAGTTGCGCGCGTAAAGTCTACTTGTTCGCAGCGAAGCGAACAAACAACCAAACAAACGAGAGAGCCATGAACCAGACAAATTACACTTTCGCTGTTGACTACGACATGACCAACGACGAAGCCGAAGTCAAGATTTACAAGAAAGACAGCGACAAGATCGCCGCTGTTGTCAAAATGACGAACGCCGAGCGTCTAATCTACAGCATCGAACGTCACGACGAGACGCTGACGCCCAACGAGCTGTTCGTTCTGATGCAGCGCGCCAACGACGAGATCGTCGCGTTGCTCGACGACCCGCTTGACGACGAAGCAGCGTAACCCCGCAGAGAGTGCAGCAGCCCGCTGCACTCTCACGCATGACATGCCCCAAGGGGCTGTCCGAGGATATGCCCAGAGTGCCGGCCGAGAAGACTTCCCTGGCCCGGCCCATAGAGCGCCCCAAGGCACCGGCCGACCAACAACCGCAGAACAACCCAGCCGAGACCCCAATCTGAAAACGCGAGCATGAGCATGTCAGCAACGAGCAAAGGGAACACGCTCATGACTGTCGTGCGAGAATACTTCTCCCCATCGGGCCGCATCTATCGCCTCTCCCGGCACCTCACCCGTCTCGTCTACTCCGTGATCGACGCCTCGGGCGTCGAGACGTTCCCGCAGATCGGCCGAGACGATCCCCGCAGCGTCCTGCTCCGAGACCTCGACCGAGACCTCAACGCCTGCCGCGGGGAGTGCCTGTCATGATCCGAGAAATTGCCCGATGGGCCGGAGAGTTCCTCGGCCTGCTGATGATGTTCGGGGTTCTGGGGATCTACTTCATCCTCTTCGCCGCTTGAACACTCAAGGGCGTGCTCAAGGGCACGCCTTTTCTTCTTGCGCTGAGAACGCCCAAGGTGCCGGCCAAGGGAAAACGCCGGCGCGTCGACCGAGGAAATCTCCAAGAGAAAACCCGCAAATCTTCCCACCTCGGTCCATGCTTCTTCCTACCTGAAGTCCACAAACAACGCTCTACTGTTTACTTGTTCGCGATGAAGCGAACAGACAAGCAATGGAGCGAACAATGAAAATCAGCGATATCGCTTTCTTCGCGCAAGTCGTCGAGTCCGAGAGCACGCTCATTGACGATGCTACGTCCATAACGACTTTTTCTGTGCTTGTTATGAACAAGCAAGAGGAAACTGTCTTGGAAGTTGATATAGCGCGCAAAGTGAAAACGAAAATCGTTAAAGAAGGAATCATTAGAGGAGTTTCAACAGATATGGTGAGATGTCGTTTCGCTGACAAACGATATAGTTTTTTTGCGCTCTATGATTTCGCACTCGAAGCGACACGCATTGACAGAGAGAACGGAGCGCTCATCGGCTTTTCGCAAGAAGCGTATCAGTATCTAGTGGAGCTGAGTGGAGAGCTTGCAGAGGTGTTCAGCTAGGAGCTTAGGGCGCGTCTTCGGACGCGCTCTCTCGCGCATGAGAACGCCCAAGGACAAGCCCGTGGTCCGGTCCATGTAGGCCAGGCCAAGGGGTTCTCCGATCCCAGGCCGCCATAGCCAGGTCCACGTCCATCAGGCCGAGGCCGGTCCATAGGGGTCAGGCCATTCCCGGCCGTCCATGGCTTCTCGGCCGGGCTGTTCCATACAGATCCGCCGTGGACACGCCCGGCTCAGTTGCCGCTCATCTCCCGGAAGCAGACCCAACAGCAAAGCGCGACACTCTACTTGTCAGCAACGCAGACAAGGGAGAACAAAATGTCTGCCAACACTCCGAGCTATGATCGCGCTGTTTCCCTTCTCACCGACATGACCGAGCTTGCGCTCGCGGCGTGTGACGCGAAAGACGCTTCCCTTCGCGAACGCGCTTTCGCTCATCTTGAATTTTTCGCGGAGAAGCGCGTCCAGCCCGCTTTGAAGAAGCTGGGTTACGATCACGCGCCCGCCGACATGATGCGAAGCGCCCATGAGCTGAAGCGCGAACGGGCGCACGAACGGAAGCGTCTCGCACAGATCAGACGTGAGGAGCGTCGGGAAGCTGAAGCGCTCCGCAAAGCGCTCGCTTCGGGCAAGCTGTGATCGCACGCTGCTCCGGGACGTAGATCGAGAGCGGGGAAGGGGAGCGTCGAGGGCGCTCCCCTTTCTCATGCGCTTGGTGTGTGCCAAGGGGAGCGCCTCGGCGTCGTCCTCGGTCGTGCGCATGGGAGCGGCGCCGGCACACCCATAGGGAACGGCTCAGGGGTTGCGCGTGGGTGAGGCTCCGTGGCAGTTTCCAAGGGGAAAGGCTAGGGGCACGCGCCTATGGGAACGGCCATGGGAACGGCCATGGGCGGAATCCCATGGGGTTGTGGGGCAGCGGGCGCATATTAGACGGATCTAATTTAGAAACGTCGTATATAAGAAACGTCGTATATAAGAAACTCTGCATATAAGAGACTGTGCATATAAGAGACTGTGCATATAAGCAAAAACACATATAAGAACGATTCTTAACTATACGCGCTTGCGTCAAAGCCGTTCGCAATGCGAAACGACTCAAATCAGAGTCTGCATATTCAATCATTCTAATGTGCGCGAATCGACGATTCGAGTCGTCGCGCTTTCGCTCTTTCGCTCTTTCGAGAAAGCGCGATATCGCGCTTTCGCGCTTTCTAACATGCTGTTTTTTCAGCAAAAAATTTTTTTGATAAATCAGGATTGACTGACTTTTGGGAAATCCAGTAAAAAAGAGTCATCGCGAACGACAAAACAAACAACGCGATACGCTCTTTGACATTGTGAAAAAACCGAACGCGCACAGAATGAAAAAGCTGTTGCGTTTGGAAAAACAACGCAAACACACAAACAAGGAAACAAGACAATGGCACGCAAGACCACCAACGCAAACATTCCCTCTTTCATCGCTTCCGTCCAGTCTATCACTGACGAACAAGCGAAAGAGTGGACAAGCGCGCTTGTCCAGCAAATGGAAGCGCGCAAAGAGTATGAAACGACAAAGGATCCTGGAAACGCAAACATTCAGGATACTTTGAAAGCGAATCTGGCGCAAATGTCGAAAGTCTCGTTTGCACGCGCTTGCATCGCTGCAAACATTCCGGCCGACTTTGTGAACCGTCAAGTCAAGGCCGGCACGCGATATAATGTTTACGCAATGAAATATTGCGCAAATATTGGCGTGGCTTGCGCTTTCGATAGTGTTAGCGCAATCAACAAACATGCAAGCGCAATTATCCACAATGCGCTTGTGGCAAAGAAAGAGGGGATCACGTTTTATCATCACTATGGGCTTGCAAGCGTTTCTGACAAGTTGACACTTGATGCAAAGTTGTGTCGCTTGTTTAAGCGAAATAACGCAAGTCAGGGAACGGCAAACGGACAGGGAAGCCCCGCAATGTCGGCTTTGGTTACTTTTGGCTTCTGGACAAAAGCCAAAGACGACATGAATCGTGAATACTACACTATAAATGAAAACGACTTCGCCGAATATCTGGCGAATCGTTTCGCAGTGTAAACGCAACAAAGGCCGGGCCGCAATGGTCCGGCCTTTTCCCTTTTGTCAGATAGTCCACAAATCACGCTATAGCGCGTCACAGACGCGCAAGCGAATCTGATAGGGCACCAGATACCGCAAAACAGACTCGCGCTTGTGCGCGCTTCTGTGAGCGTTTAAACGCTATGTCGTTTATGCAACACATGCTGTTGCATCAATGTCGCATTGTTGCGAACGCTGAATATGTCGCGGTCGCAATGTTACGAAAGCGAACAAGACGCGCGCACGAGCAAGACGAAACGCATTCGCAACAACACGTCTCGCAAGTGAAACGCTCGCGCTTCGCGATAGCGTGCGCGTCATGCGATAGTGCGAACGCGAAACGATACGATGTCCTAGCGAAAATGCGTCTTGACGACCCGGATGCCGCCATCGCTCACCACACCCCCAATTCGTCCTTGGAGAGCCGGGCGTCGCACCCAATCCATCCTTGGAGAGCCACGCGCTGCCCCCGGTCCATCCTTGGAGGGCCGAGGGCCGCAGACGTAGTTCCTCGTGGGCGATTGTTTTGCACCACGGGCTCAGTCGTTCACGGTGACCCAAACCGGCCCGCTACGGTGCTGGTCACTTTGGGTCTTCAATGTCGAGTGCTGGGAGGCTGTTCACGATCCGCATGGTCTCCAGGCTCACGGTGATCACGCGGCGGAATAGATCGAGCGGATAGCGCGGATCGCCCACCGTCTCGTTGGCGTAATCGTTCGCGTCGTTCACAATGCCGCTGTCCTTGTCCTGCTTCACCACCTGCCGTTCCATCACCCATTCCAGCGCAGGTTTGCCGTTGACTACATAGTCATAGGCTTCCAGCGGAATGTTCTGCATGGTGATGTTGCCGTTGTAGATGACGGTGGTCTTGTCCTTCCCCTTGCCCTTGCCGCCGAACTTCATCTTGGTGACGCGGTAGAACTTCACGGGGTCATCCTGCGCCTCGTTGATGAGGGCGTGATCGCCTTCCTTGAAGGTCACCATGTAGGGCGCGACGGACTCAAAGTTCACATGCAGATCGCCCAGGGCGCGGCCTGCGTCACGGAAGGCGGCGAAGTCATGATAGGTGCGGACTGCCGGGATGCGTGGCAGGGCTTTGGCGAGGTTGTTGGCATAGCGGTCGCGGTATTCGGGGGAGTGGAGCAGACCGTAGATGTAATAGAACAGGTCTTCCTTGGTGATCTCCTGCCCCGGATAGGAGGCTTGGAAATGGGCGAGACCTGCATCGGTGATGGCGTCGCGTCGGGTCAGGCCGCTTGCCTGATCTCCACCTGTGGCGAAGAGGCCCTCATCGGGTTGGGTTTCTTCGTAGAGGTAGAGGGGAAAGCATTGGCCTTTTTCCACCGCATCGAAGCTTGGCGGGCGACTGAACATCAGCGATGTGAAAGACTTTGAACCAACGCCCGACACATCAATCACAAGGTTGTCTTGACCACCCGTCGGGAAAGCCCGCCTGAACAGTGTTACGAGATCGCTGATCTCAAGAAGCAGGTTTGCTTGCTGTGGCGAGAATGGCCGATATATGTTTTGAAAAGCCCGCACGTCTTGGTGGCGCAGGGAGATATTACGCGCAAGCTTCTGCCGGGCAATCCTGTTCCAGCTTATTTGGCGCGGGTCACTGTCAACGAAGTCTTCGACGTCTTGGTTTCCATCACTCTCGGCATACCGTTGCCTTTCACGCTCGTAGACGTCGATCATGCGACAAGCGTTTTCAAAACCACGGGTTGCAGATGAATTGAAGCACCAGACGTCCCGACCCGTCTTTATACCATTGTAGTAATTATAGAAAACAGATTTCTCTTCCCCATTTGACTTGTTCCCGATTGGTATAAAGCTGTCAAAACTCCGATCCACTTGGTCCAGCCAGTCGTTGTTCTCGTCGGGGGCGATGCGCTGCCAACCCTTGGCGGCGGTGATGCCGTCGATAGATGCGAAATCTCGCACAATCGCCAGCTTTTGCTTCCGGTCGAGATAATCGCCGATGTCGTGGAAATGGATGCGCCCATGCTCGGTGGCCGCGGGATTCTTGACGAAAACAGAGATCGCAATCGGCGCGCGGCTGCCAGAGCCAAAAATCTTGCCGCCTTCCTTGCGAGACAACTCGCCAGAAGTGCGCTGGTTGCCCCGAAGATGGAACACATAGAGGTCGCTGAACTCGTCCGCCAGACATTTACGAAGGCCGTCGGTGGCGTTACCGTCCACCCAGCCTGCATTGGTGACATAGGCCATGACACCTGCATCACCGATCCGGTCCGACGCCCATCGGATCGCCCGGATGTAGCTGTCATAGAGAGAATTCTTGAGAGTGGCGGTGGAGTGCGCGACGTAGCTGTCGCGGATGGCGGCATCTAGTCGTGGATAGGCAAGGTTCGCAGCATTGTCGTTGGCGCTGCCCTGCCCCGCCGAATAGGGCGGGTTGCCGATGATGACGCGGATGTCCAGTGCCTTCTGGTGCGTCCGGCGCTCGGAGTTGTCCGGCAGCAGGTTCGCCACCATGTCGCGCTCCTGCTCATACATCTGGAAGGTGTCGGTCAGCAGGATGCCTTTGAAGGGTTCATAGGGCGCGTCCTCCGACAGCGCGCCCTGCATCAGCTCGTGATAGACCGTCTCGATGTTGATGGCGGCGATGTAATAGGCCAGCAGGACGATCTCGTTGGCGTGGATTTCCTTCCGGTATTTGTGCGCCAGCTCTTCGCGCGCGATCAGACCAGATTGCAGTAGCCGGGTGATGAAGGTGCCGGTGCCGGTGAAGGGGTCGAGGATATGAACACCCTCGGCCCCGAGGGTCTGGCCGAACTGCGCCTTCAACACGTCATTGACCGAATGGATGATGAAATCCACCACCTCGACCGGCGTGTAGACGATGCCAAGCCGCTGCGTCAGAACCGGAAAGGCCCCTTTGAAGAAGCTGTCATAGAGCTTGTAGATCAGCTCCTGCCGCCCGTGGGCTGTCACCACATCGGCAGCGCGGCGTTCGACGCTGGCGTAGAACTTGGCGAGGCTCTCCGCCTCTTTGGCGAGATTGTGTTGGTGGAGTTGCCCAAGCACCGTCTCCATCGCACACGAGACGGGGTTCGCTCTGGTGAACTGGCTGCCCTTGAACAGAGCGTCAAAGACCGGGCGCGTGATGAGGTGCTGCGCCAGCATCTCGATGGCCTCGGCCTCGGTGATCGAGGGGTTCAGGTCGTCCTGTAGCTCTTCGAGGAAGGCGAGGAAGGCGTCTCGTTCAGCCCCCGGCTGGCCGACGATGGTGGTGATGCGCGTGATATGTGTCTGGGCAATCTTGGCGATGTCTCTGGCCCAAGAATCCCAGTATTCGCGGGTTCCGCACTTCTGGACGATCTTGGCCATGATGGCGCGGGTGAACTCGTCGAAGACGAAAGACCCTTGAGCATCCGGCTCGCCATAGGTCCGCCGCTCTCGGCTCTCCTGCCCAATGCCTGCGCCCGTCTTCTCGGCCTTGGTCTTGCTCGTGGCGAAGTCATCGACCACAGCGGTCAGCTCTCTCAGCTCTGTATTGGATGAGATGCGCACCAGCTCGATCTTGTCGCTGATATCCTCGCCCAGTTCGGCCTGGTTGATGCGAGCGTCGAGGCGTTCGTCATGGGCACGGAGCGCGTTCAGGATTTGCCAGACAACCTGATACCGCTCGTTGTCGTTCAGGGCGTCCTCGGGCTTTGTGTTGGGCGGGATAGCCACTGGCAGGATCACATAGCCGAGCTTCTTGCCTTCCGCACGGCGCATGACGCGCCCCACAGATTGCACCACGTCGATCTGACTCTTGCGTGGGTGCATGAACATGATGGCGTCGAGGGCCGGCACGTCCACGCCCTCGGACAATACCTTGGCGTTGGTCAGGATGCGGCAGGTATCATCGCCTGCATCGGCCTTGAGCCAGTTCAGCATTTCTTCTCGGGCGCTGGAGTTGAAGCTGCCGTCAATATGGCGCACCTCAGTGTGCAGAGGCGCCGCGTCACCGAAGAAGTCGTTGCCGGTGTATTCATCGACAACGCGGGTAAACTCCTCTTTGATCACCAGAGACTTCTTGATGCTATGGCAGAAGGCCAGCGCGCGCTTCATGGGCTGCGGATCGAAGGTCAGATCGCCCTTGAGGTCACTCTTGGTCAGGGCCTTGTAACATCCGATGATCTTGGTGGCGTCGTCCAGGGTCAGTTCCGCGCCTTCCTTGAGGCGGCTCTGAATGGTGCTGGAAATCAGCCCCTCATCCACGGCGAGCACCACGACCTTGTAGTCGGTCAGCAGTTCATTCTCGACGGCCCAGCCAAATCCCCGGTGGAACAGGTCTTTGCCAAACTTGGTCTCGTCATCCATCGAGGCCAGCTCGGCCTCATGGTCATCGGCCTTGCGGCGCGCAGCGTCCCCAAAAATGCGGGGGGTGGCCGTCATGTAGAGGCGCTTTCGAGCCTTCACATAGTCGTTGTTGTGGATGCGGACGAAGTTGCTGTCATCCTCATCCTTCAGGGTAACGCCTGTGGTCCGGTGCGCCTCGTCGCAGATCACCAGATCGAACTCGGGCAGGCCGTGGTTCTTTTGCGCGCGCGTCAGAACGTCGATGGAATGATAGGTCGAGAAGACCACTGTCATCTTGTCCGCAGGCGCATCCTTGACCTGGCGGGCCAGTTTTTCCGGGTCTGTCGTGGCCGGGAAGGCGAGGTCATGGACATTCAGATCAAGGCTATCGGCATCGGCGTTGCGCCCGACTTTGATGTCCGAACAGGCTGAGAAGGCCGTGAACTCTTCCTGACAGTCGTTCTTCCACTCGCGCACGGTCTGAGACATCAGCGCCAGCGACGGGACCATGAAGAGCGCGTGCTTGCCTTTGCCTGCTATGGTCTCGGCGACCCGCAGGGCGGTGAAGGTCTTGCCGGTTCCGCAAGCCATGATGAGCTTGCCGCGATCTGCCTCAGCCAGACCTTCCGTGACGGCTGTCAGCGCATCCCGCTGGTGATCCCGAAGCTGCTTCTTGGGGGCCAGGGTGACGTTGCCGGTGCGGATGAATTGCGACCAGTCGATCCGGCTGGCCTCAAGCTCATTGATACCGATCCGGTTCCAGTCCTTCGAGAGCTTGTCCAGGGTTTCCTTGGTGTTGCGCCCGAAGTCCTTCCGGGTGGTGTCCGCGATGATCAGGCGGGTGAAGAGGTCATTCGAGGCCGCAGAAATGAAGCTGTCGATGTCGGGCTTCTGGATCACATGGTTGGGGGCGTAGAACTTGCATTGGATGGCCGCATACCCCGACCCGTCCGCAAGGGTGGCCACCAGGTCGATCCCGGTGTCCGCATTGCTCCAGCCCTGTTGCTTTGCCCATTCAGCGAAGGGGACGACGGCGGAGTAGAACTGCTTCTGGATGTCATCATTGGTGATGAACACGCGAACCAAGCGCTCGAAATATTCACCCTTCTCGCGCTCGTTGGTCGAGGCGGTGCGGTAGTTCTCTAAAATCTCGCCTAACTGCATGGTAAGTCGTCCCCGTTAGATTCGCCTAATTAGCGTCCCAATCGCCCAATTCGGCCAACCTCTTGTTTCCAGCGAGGCCGGTATCGTATCTGTGGCCGGAATCAGACACGATCTCGCAATCCGTCGTGCAAACCTCGACGGGTTAGGCTTGAGCAATCGGCCGGGTGTGGCGGAATTGGTAGACGCGCCGATCTTAAAAATCGGATGCTCAAAGAGAGTGTGCGGGTTCGACTCCCGCCACCCGGATTTGTTCAGCGCAGGAGCGCGTTCAGATAGGCGTCGCCGGCTTCGTTGATCAGCCGCTGGATGTCCTCGTAAGGAACGTGCAGCGGCATCGGACCAACAGGTCGACCTGCGATCTCGAACCCGGCGTCCGGCACAGCGTCGACATAGAACCGGACGGTCAACCCGTTGGCGTGTCGAACGGTGTTCTTCTTCAGGTCGATGATCCAGGCGTTGCCCATCGGTCAGTCCTGCGGCTTCGTGTTGATGTAATGCTCGAACGCCGCGCGCAGCAGATCCACCTGGGTCATGTCGCGCGTGACCGCCTCCATCTTGAACCGGCGCCGGAAGTCCGGGTCAACCTTGAAGTTCAGATCGCGCGTGCCGGCCGCAGCCAGATTGCCGGGGGCGTTGTCCTGGGGCGGCGGCATCTGATCGGAGAGCCGTCCAACCTGATTGCGCCGCATGGGTTTGCTGACCTCGGCCATCACGCCGTCTCCTTCTTCAGTCCGACGCGCAGCTCAATGAAGTCGACCATCTCTTGCGCGAGCCGGTCGGCCGCCTGATTGAGCGTGGGGTATTCGGTCTCGGCGACCGAGCGGCCGATGTTCTGTGCGCGCTGATAGCCGGTGGACATCTTCAGGTGATTGCTGGAGCAGGCGTAGCCCGCCCGCTCGACGTAGGTGCGCGCCTCGTCGACCGAGACCTGGCTGTCCAGGGTCTTGTTCAGCACGAACAGAATGCGCTCGACCGCGATGCCGTGATCGCCAGTCAGCTCGTGCGCGAGCAGCACCTGGGGCATCAGGTCGTCCTTGGTGACGCCTGTGGGAATGAAGACGGCGTGCGCGGCCTTGGCGATCTCAAGTGTGGTAGCGTGGGAGTCCGGGGCGCCGTCGAAGATCATGGCGTCATACTGCGCAGCGAGACGCAGGGCCTTTTTGACGGTGCCGAAAGGCTCGGCCGTGATCTCTGGCGTGATACCCTCGTGCAGACGATCCGCCACCCAGTTGACGGCGGTCTTCTGCTTGAGGTTCAGATCGGCCAGTTTCACATCCCAGCCGGCGCCGGCGTAGACGGTGGAGAGAAGGCGGGCGACGGTGCTTTTGCCGACACCGCCCTTTTGCGAAACGGCAGCAAGGATGATGGCGTTCATGGGCGAACTCGCTAGATGGCGGGTTCGCTCAGGATAGATCCAGCGATCCGGCGATGTCCAATGAATCGCGTCTGAGTGTTTAACGCTCGTGATCGACCTTGGCGACCTTTTTCAGCCGCCAGTTGGCAAAGCCGCGCGTGTAGAGCTGATGGCGGGAGTAGTCGTGCGCGACGATGCGACCGTCAGGTAGCCGGCCAAAGTTCTCGCGCTTGATGTCGGTCATGAAGCTGGGGAGCTTGTCGGGCAGTCGCTCGATGGGCTTGGTGCGGGCCTGAATCAGAAACCGGCCGCCCTCGGAGATGCCGTAGCAGGGCGCGAACCAGTCCTGAACGTCCGCGTGTAGAGCCTCATGCCAGACGGTCCATTCCTCCACGTTGGAGAACTCGACGCCGGGTTTCTCGATCTTGATGACCTTGGTGGTGTCGCCGCGAAAAACGTAGACCTCGCGGTCGACACCTTCACCGAGCTTGGTGCCGATCATGAAGGTCTGGAACTCGTCGTTGAAGCGATCGGGAAAGAGACCGGGCATGATCAGACCGGGACGAATTGTTCGAGATCAAACAGTCGCTCGTAGAGGTCCACATCCACCTCGGCCACCCGCCACCTGGCGCAGATGACGCCATGTGTGAGATCCTCCTGGACCGTCGCGTAGGCAGGCGCGCCGGCGTCCATGAGCAGATCGAGAGTGGGCCGGCGAGAGGAGTAAAGGGCCTCAAGAGAGACGCCGACCTGTCTGCCGGACAGGGGCACGTCGAAGGTGTTGATGGTGTCGTGCGAGCCGGTCATGGCCTGCGGAAGATCGACAAGGGTTAGGTTCGGCATTTGCCGGATGTTGGGGTTGCCGATGTCGAGGATACCGACCAGGCGCTCCTTCTTGCCCTCGCGCAACCAGACCTGCGTGCCGTCGACTGCGGGGTTGAGCGCCTTCATCGACGAACCGCCTCGGTCTCACCCGACCACAACAAGCCAGCCAGGTTTTCGATATCGACAAGGGCGATCGGCCAAGAGGCGATCCAGACGCCGTGGGAGCGAAGCTCCTCAACACGCGCGTAGAACGGCCAGGGGTGGCGAATGGCCTTGGCAGCGGCATCACCAATGGTGATGCCGTCCATGACCACCGGCAGACTGATCATGCCGCCCGGCGCCGGAACGTCGATGGGCAGGCAGTCGAAGCATTGAGCGGCGTCCCGACGCAGCCAGGCGATATGGTGGTGCTTGACGCCGGCCGTGCGCAGATGCACGCGAAGCCGAGGATCGGCGTTTGGGTCATCCTTGACGATCATGACGCACCGGAATCCAAGCGAAGGGGTTGAAGACGGTTGCGGCCGTCTGCCAGACGATGGGAACCATGAGAAACAGGGGCATAAGTCAATCCTGATTGATCTATCAGGACGGCAAAAAGCCGCCGCGGATCAGGTTCAGACCGAAGGCGAGAAAACCGAAGATCAGCGCCAGAGCGGTCAGAATGTCGAACAGGGGGTTGGGTGTGTGGTCACGCATGGTGTGCTTTCTACGCAACATTGCAAAGGGCACCGGCAAGCTGATTGCAGACGGTTTCGGCGGCGTGCTGTTCGACGACCGCGATCAGCTCATCCCGCAAGTGCGCGCGAGCCTGAAGCGGAGGCAGGTCGCGCGCGAGGCCGTCATTGTTGATCACATAGTCGACCTCTGTTCGGTCCCATTCGTCGAAGGCGTTGCCCGACGGGCCGGCGAGTGGGTTGTCGATCTGAATGACGATGCCGCCGCGCTGCCGGTAGAAGGCGCCCTGCGTCTTGCGGCAGGAGGGGAACAGCCAGGTCTGACCAGGGACGTGATGCCGAGTGGCGATGAAGGGCAGAATGTGTTCGCCGAACAGGGCTTCCAGGGCGTTGCCGAACTCGCCGAGGATCTCTCGGTTTGTCCAGGTCTTGCCCAGAATCTCGGTGGTCCGGGCTTTGCCGTGTTGGCTGAGCACATCATCCCAACTCAGACCCAGCTCCTCGACGGCGAATTTGCGCAGAACGTGCCCGTCATCAACAACTTCGCCGCCAAAGGTGTCCAAAAACACCTCGGCGGCGGTTGTTTTGCCGGACTTCGGATGCCCCACAAAGGCAATGAAGTCCGGCAACATCAGATGGCTCCCAGATCGCGCAGGGTCAGCTTGACGTGTTCCGGCTGCTGAGCCACTTCGCGCCGGATCGCCTCCTCAACGATTGCGGACGGCTTGATACCCTTCAGGGTCGCCAGGGCGCGAAGCTGCTTCGCCAGCGGGGCGGCAATGCTGACGGTGGTGCTGGTGGGCTTGTTGTTTTCGCTCATTTCGTCTTGATTCCTTCGATAACGGATTGGCGAACGTGGGGTTGATAGGTGGCGAGGCGCGTCTTGATCATCGTCCAAATCAGATCGTTCATCTTGACGCCTTCCAAGGCCGCCATACGCTTCAGCATCAGATGAATGCTGTCGCTGACCGTGACCTGTTGGCGTGCCATACTTTCTTCCTTTTTGGCTATGAAAGTCAGTCAAAATTGATTGATTTCCGAGAATGTGTCAAGGCGGAAAATTCAGCACCTGCGGCGCCTCAGTGACGAATTGGGGCGCTGTCCTGCGTCTGCAACGCCTTAATCTGGCGATCCTGGGCCTGGAGCAGCCGTTGCAGCTTGGCAACCTCGGCCGTCAGTCGGGCGTTCTCCCGCTCCAGGTGACGCCGGCGCAGGGCCGGCACACCGTCTTCGTCGAACAGATGAACGAAATCATCGGACATCAAGATAGCTCTCCTATGCGGCCAGGGCGAAGCCAAGGCCCTTGAAGTCAAAATCGGCACCTGACGGAAGAATGCGCTCCGCGAAGCCGGGCGTGTTCTCCAGGATCGCCCGACGCTCGCGCGAGTGATCGCGCAGGTGGCCGTTGTGAACGTCGTTGAAGTCGACGATGAAGGCGACGTTGGGGCCGGCCTTCTTGGCGCGCAGACCGCGACCGATGCGCTGGCGTAGCGCGATCTCGGCCTTGCCGCCGCCAGCCAGAATGACCATGCCGACGGCCGGCACGTCAACGCCGACATCGAGAATGGTGGAGCCGATCAGACACTGGATGCGACCCTCCTTGAGAGCGTTCAGCGCGGCCTGACGCGCGTCCTTATCGTGCTCGCCAAAGATGAACCGGGCCTTGATTCCGGCCTGCTTCATCAGGTCTTCCAGCAGTCGGCCATGTGCCTTGTGCTGCACCAGAACCATCACCGGCAGCCCCAGCTTCACCGCCCGGGCCGTCTCCTCCACGATGATCCGGTTGCGCGGCACGCTCTCCACGATACCCACCTTGTAGGCCCGCTGCCAGGAAGTGCCCTTGCGCAGCCCCTTCGGACATTCGGGCGTGATCAGCTTGAAGTAGGGCGTTGCCAGGATACCCCGGTCGATCAGCATCTTCTCGCTGACCTCAGCGATGATGCTGCCGAATGCGGCCATCAGGCGCATGTTGGCTTCGGCGTCCGGGCGCATAAAGGGGGTCGCCGTCAGGGCGAGCCGGTAGTGGGCATTCTTGCAGTGCTTCAGGATCTCGAAATAGCTGGCGCCGCCCGCCTCGTGTGCCTCCTCGCCAATGACGAACTCGACCATCTCCAAGAGCTTGATGGTCTGCCGGCGAATGAGCCGCTGGCGCTGAGCGGCCTCGCTCATGTCGTCGGGCTCAGGCTCGCGCAGCCGAGCGGTCAGGGTCTGCACCATTGCGCAGTTGATGGCCCGCGGCCGGAACTCGCCGTCACCCATGATGCCGACGTTGAAGCCTGCTTCGGTCAGATTGTCGGCCATCTGATACATCAGCACGCCGCGCGTGGTGAGAAACAGCGTCATGCGCCGGATGCGGTGTATCGCAAGAGTGGCAACCCAGCTCTTGCCTCCACCGGTCGCCACGCGAGCAATGCCGGCACGGTGCTTGATGAGCTGCCGAACCACCTCGGGCTGGTAGTCGTAGCGCGGATCGGTGCCGCGACCGCCGAACAGGTGAAAGTCCTCCGGGCCGCGCGGCGCCGGCACGGCTTTGCGCACCAGATGCACCTTGTAGCCCTTGGCGATCAGGGCGTCGTGAACCGACATGGCGAACCCGGCCGGGAAACGACCCGTGTTCCACTGAAAGAAGCTGGAGCGACCGTCCCAACCGCCGGACTTGAACGCGGCCGAATACTCGGCACCTTCGACCGCATAGGACAGCAGCCCGCTCAGAAACAGCTTCGCATCCCTGTCGGCATTCAGAACCTGCGCGCCAACGCAGGACGTCGCCAGTGTCAATGTTTGCGCCATTCTTGCCTCTTGAATTTCGGATCCGCATCGGCTATCAATAAATCAATTTTGATTGATGGGCAACCCAGATGACCCCAACACAGTTCACCATCGACCCTTCGGCTCTGAAGCCGAACCCTTGGAACACCAATCACGTCAGCCCGGAAAACCAGGTCAAGCTCGACGCCGCGATCCGGCGCATGGGCATGTTCAAGCCTATCGTCGTCCGAAGCCTCGATGACGGCACTTATGAGATCCTGGGCGGCGAGCATCGTCGTGACAGCGCCGTTCGACTGGGCATCAATCCGGTGCCGGTCATTTGCGTCGGCAAAATAGACGACGCCCGCGCCAAGGAAATCAGCCTGGCAGACAACGCGCGTTATGGCACAGACGATGTTGTCGGCCTCGCTGGCCTTCTGGAAAGTTTGAACACCGAAGAACACGATCTGGCGTCGTTTTTGCCGTTCACCGAAACAGACCTGCACGCGATTTTCGCTTCTGTTGATATAGACGTTGACGCGCTGGATTACGAAGAAAATTCGACACCGGATGACGTCAATCTCCCGGACGAAAAGCCCGAGAAGACGCCGAAGACGCATACCATCATGCGTTTTAAGGTCTCGTTGGGAGACGCTGAGCGGGTATCGGCGCTGATCAAAAAGACGCAGACCGAGCAGGGACTGACCGAAGCGGACGAGCTGACAAATGCCGGCGACGCTCTGGTTTATCTTCTGATGGGATCAATCAAAAATGACTGAACCTCGCCGGCTTCGCCGTGGCAAGTTCGATGACTGTAACGAATGCGCACTGATCGGCACCTATCACTGTGTGACCTGCGCCGTTGGCGAGAACTTCGAGACGCGCGGAGAAACCCTCGATTTCAACGAGGCGTGCAGGTTCATCACAGAGAACTTCCGCGGAGAGACTTTCGATGAGTGAGATTGCGAAGCTCCCGGTGGAAATCTGGGACATTGGCCGGATCCAGCCTTACGAGAAGAACGCGAAGGTTCATGCGCCCGAGCAGGTCGCGGCACTGGCTCGGTCCATCAAGAAGTTCGGGTGGACCCAACCCATCGTGGTCGACGCAGACGGCGTGATCATCGCGGGTCATGGCCGCCGACTGGCCGCTCTGGAGCTGGGCATGACCAAGGTGCCGGTGGTCTGCCGCACCGATCTGACCAAGCCCGAGGCCGATGCGTTGCGTCTGGCCGACAATCGCACGGCCTCCACGGTCTACGACACCGAGCTGCTGAAGGATGCCCTTCAGGAACTGAAGAACCTGGATTTTGACCTGGCGGATACCGGCTTCGACGAGCACGAGCTGGAGTTCATGCTCGCGGACCTGACCATGATCGACGACGCCGTTCTGGTCGATGACATCGGCGAGGCGGTCGAGGAGCAGCGCGAGAAGACCGAGGACAAGATCCGCGAGGTCGACGAGACCGAACTGCCGATCGGCGAGGGTTTCGGGTTCAAGAAGCTGCGCGCGCAGGAGATCCGGCGCGTCAAGGCGTTCATGGCGCAGATCGAGAGCAGCACCGGCAAGGAAGGCGCCGCGGCGCTTATGGCCCACCTGGACTCTCTGGGGATCGCATGAGCGACAAGCTGGAAGAGCTGCGCGCCCGGATGCGCGCTGTCTGGAACCGGATTGACGGTGTTCAGGAAGATACCCGCGACCGCAAGGTGATCCATTTCGCGACCCGCGAACCCCTCGCCATCGAAAACGATGGCGAGGGCAAAGAGGGCGGTGATGCGCCGTCAGCGGACGTCAATCCGTTCGCCGTGCAGATGTTCCGGGAACTGCTGGCGCAGGCCGAGGCCGGCAATGTCGTCAGCGCCTCAATCGTCTACCAGACCAATGTCGGCTCTCCGTGTGCCGGCGTGTGCCTGAACGCCAACGAAACAGCGCCGCCCGACCAGGCCCAGGCGCTGATGCACCTCGGCACCCTGCCGATCCTCGAAGACATGCTCAAGCAGATCGCCGAGGGCCTGTATCTCGACGAGGACATGGACGAATGAGCGCGCCCAAGAGCTACCGCAAGAAGCCCGTCGTCATCCAGGCGATGCAGGCGACCGGCCTTGCCGATTCCAACCGCGCGATCATCGAGTGGACGAAGGGCAGCAAGACCCCGGCCAGCATGGACATCAACGCTGATGGCAAGCGCCAGCTCTCCATCGCCACGCTCGAAGGAGCGCATTGGGTCGATCCGGGCGATTTCGTGATCAAGGGTATTGCTGGCGAGTTCTACCCCTGCAAGCCGGAGATTTTCTACCAAACCTATGACGTTGTGGAGACGACATGATCATCGGATTTGCATGGTGCCTCTCGCACTGGTCGATCGGCTGGACGGCCAGCGACGAGCCGGACGAGCGCATCTTCTGGCTTGGCCCTCTCGGCATCGTCTTCGAGAATGAGGGGACCGTCGCGTGACCATCTACACCATCGACAAGCGCTTCACGACCAGCGTGGAGCGCACCAAGCGCGTTCTGGAGGTGGCCGAGGCATTCGGCATCGGTCTCTCCGACAAGGAGTTCGTGATCTACGACAACACCAAGGTTGAGATCAACCAGGGCGATGTCGTCTACATCACCGGGCAGTCCGGCTCGGGCAAGTCGCTGCTGCTGAAGGAGCTGAAGCGCCTGATGGCGGCCGACGGCCTGAAGGTTGCGGATCTGAACGATGTCGTGCTTGAGGACAAGCCGGTCATCGAGCTGGTCGGCGAGAACACCTTCAAAGCCACCGACCTGCTGGCGAAGGCCGGCATTTCGGACGCCTACATCTACCTGCGCAAGCCCTCCGAGCTGTCCGACGGGCAGCGCTACCGCCTGAAGCTGGCGAAGCTGATCGAGAGCGGCGCTGATGTCTGGGTGGCTGACGAGTTCGGCGCCGTTCTGGACCGTGTGACCGCCAAGGTCATCGCTTTCAACATCCAGAAGATCGCCCGACAGCTCGGCAAGACGGTGATGGTCGCCACGACCCACACCGACCTGACCGACGAGCTGGGGCCGGACGTGCAGATCACCAAGCTGTTCCAGGCCCGTGTCGCGGTCGAGACCGGCAACTACGCCGCGATCCACGCCGTCGGTCACCAGATGCTCGACGCCATCGAGGCCGAGGATTTCATCCTGGATCAGCAGGTCGACACCTGGCGCCGGATGCTGGAGCGGCCGTTCCTGCGCCCGGTCGAGGTGCCGGCTGCGCCCAAGCCCAAGGGCAAGGCGATCAAGCGCAAGAAGGGCGAGGCCAAAGCGGCATGAGCGGCGAAACCCGACGGCCCTGCGTGATCATGGATCTGGACGGCACCCTGGCGAACGCCGATCACCGTCTGCACCTGCTGCCGCAGAATGGCGGCTCATGGCGAGCCTTCTTCGAGGCCGCTGAAGCGGACACGCCGATCCACGAGATCGTGATGGTCAACAACCTGCTGTGCAACGAACTTCCGGTCTTCATCGTGACCGGCCGCTCGGCTGTTGATGAAGCCATGACCGTGGCCTGGCTGCGCCAGCACGGCGTCTCCTACGACAAGCTCTACATGCGCGGCGCCGACGATCGCCGAGAGGACTGGGCGGTCAAGCGCGAGATCCTGGAGGAGATCCGGGCCTCTGGCTTCGAGCCCATCCTGGCGTTCGAGGATCGCAAGAAGGTCGTCGCCATGTGGCGCGAAGAAGGGGTGCGCTGTCTTCAGGTCTGCGAGGGAGATTACTGACATGGAAGCGTGCGAAATCGACGCTGGGAGCGCCCCTGGTGCGCTCCATGACGAGTCTGCTGGGTCAGTGCTGATCGAGCGACGGCGCGCACCAGAAGCGCGTTTTTCGCTGCTGAACGAGATGATCGTTGAGCCGGGAACCCGCGCCGACTGGAACCTGCTGCACGATCTGCACTACAAGGCCGAGGGGTTGCCCATTGGTCCGCGGTTCTGGCGCCTGCGCCTGGGCGACCGGACCCTTGGCGTGCTGGTTACAGGCTACCCCAAGCCGCTCATCCGCGAGCGGCACCTGGTCATGCCGGCGATCAAGCCCGGCGGCAAGGAGACCAAGATCACCAACACCTACCGGACCACTTGGCTGAACGGCAATGTGCGGGTGATCAGCCGGTTCGTGACCGACACGCAGTTCCGCGGCGTCGGTCTGGGCTATCGGATGATGAACCTGGCCTCGCGCCTGGAAGGTGTTCGCATCGTCGAGATCCAGTCCTCGATGGCGAAATACAACCTGTTCGGCCCGCGCGCCGGCTTCACCTTCGTCAAGCCGCAGAACAGTTCCAAGCACGAGATCGGGATGCGGTTCTTTCGCACCACCTTCCGGGCCAATCCGGCAGACACCGAGCTGGTTCTGAAGGAGATCGAGGACGCCAGCCCCGCGGTGCGCGAGCGCATGATCGCCTCCTGTCGAGAGTTCTATTACCGACACTCGGCTCTGGAGAAGACCGGGAACAATCGCGAGAACGGAGCGAAGCGTGTGGCCGCCATGGATGCCCGCACTCTCGTCAAGGCGCTCCAGCAGCTCGTGCTGGCTTCGCCGATGTATGGGCTCTGGAAGAACCCGGATCACGGTCGCAAGCTGCCGGAGAGCCTGCCTCTGACCGCCTTCGACTGGCAGGGGCCGAACGAGCCGCTGCGGCTGGAGAATCTGTCGTGACGGCCGGCAGCACCCTGGCAGCCACACCCAAGCAGCAGGAGATCATGCGCCACGTTTTGTCGGCCGCGGACGCCGGCTCTTTTCTCACCATCAGACAGCTCAAGGAGCGCCTGTCCTACGGGCCGGGCGTCTCCCTTCAGGCGCTTCAGAGTTCAGTTCGGTTCCTGGAGAAGCATGGCATGATCGTCCGGGAGTATCAGCTCTTGGACAGTCGCAAGCAGGTTGTGCTAAAACCCTCTGCTCTCTCTTATAGCGTGTTCAGGGTGTGACAAAAATAACACGCCGGGGAATTTTTGATTTTGCCAAGTGCTTGCCCATGCCAAGTCGCGCTATATAGATTCTGAAAGAAGAAGATATTAAAAAATAAATAATAAAAATAAAAAATAAACTTATAGAGATTCATTCTTAGCGCGACTTGGCTTGGCAAAACGGAACCCCTCCGGCCCGTGAGGCGAAGCCTCCAAGCCTGAACAATGAAGAACTCCCCGGCCCGTCGGGCTCCGCCCTCCGCGGCCCGTTGGCTTTGTCCACAAAAGTAAGTAAAAATTGATTGACTCTCGCTTTCGTGACCCTCTACACTGGTCGTGCGGAGAATTGTTTCTTCATGGGCCTTACTCCTCCAACTCGGGCGGCCGGTTCTCCGTGCCGCCCATTTTGTTCAATCAAAAATGACTGATCTAAAAGCCGAAACCGAGACAGAAACGCCCGACAAGGAGAGCCACAGGCTGACAGAGGCCCAGTGGGTCGAAGTCGTGGATCTGTGGGAGCGCGGCGAGGTGCGCCTGGATGATCTGTCCGCGCGCTTTGGAATTTCCGCGCCCGCGCTTTCCAAGGGTCTGAAGCGTCGCGGCGCCGTCAAGGGTAAGCGTGCCGGCGAGACCGCGAAGGCTGTTTCGGAGGCCCTGAAGGATGCCGCGGTCGAGGAGGCTTTGTCCGGCGCCGAACTGCGAGCCAAGCGCATCGCTGAAACCCGCGACCAAAGCTACACCTGGGTCGAGGGTATTCAGAAGATGACCATGCAGGTTCTCGTCGAGGCGAAGCGAGACCATAAGCCGTTCAGTGTCGTCGCTGGCGATCTGAAGGCGCTGCGCACGGCAATGAATACCATTGCCATGGGGCGGCAGGAGCGCTGGGCCATTCTCGACATGGAGAACGAGGTCGACGATCAGACGCTGCCGGAACTGGTCATTCGCGATCTGACGGAAAACGAGATCGAGGCGCTGCGACAGCAGGATGACGAAGATGCTCTGCTGGCTGGCGATCTGAGCGTCGAGGATATCGCGGCGGCCATGGAGGTCGAATGAGTGCCTCCGGTCTGCTCGCGACGGCCACATCTAGGCATGAATTGTCCCTGCACGGTGGTCAGTCCACCGTGCTTTCGGACAAGCATCGCTTCAAGGTTGTTGTGGCTGGCCGACGCTGGGGCAAGACCGTGCTTGCCAAGACCACCATTCTGAAGGCTGCACGCAAGCCTCGGCGCCTGATCTGGTATGTCGCGCCGACCTACAGAATGGCTCGGTCGATCATGTGGCACGAGCTGATTCAGGTTATACCCAAAAGCTGGATCGTCAAGGCCAACGAAACTCGCATGGAGATCGTGCTGGTCAACGGCACCCGGATCGAACTGAAGGGCGCGGACAAGCCGGATACACTCCGAGGCGTTGGCATTCACGTTCTGGTGATCGACGAAGCTCAGGATATCCGGCCCGAGACCTGGTTCAAGGTGCTGCGTCCGACGCTGGCGTCCACGCGCGGCCATGCGCTCGTGATCGGCACGCCGAAATCCTACAACTGGTTCTACGACCTCTATGTGCTCGGGCAGCGCGGCGAGCGCTATCGGGACAAGGAGGGGCGTGAGCGGATCAACCAGTGGAAATCCTGGCAGTATCCGACCATGACGTCGCCGTTTATCCCGGCCTCGGAAATCGAGGCCGCGCGGCACGACATGGACGAAAAGAGCTTCAATCAGGAGTTCAACGCCCGCTTCGAGACGATGAGTGGTCGAGTCTATCACGCCTTCGACCGTCACATTCACGTCGGCGACTACGCCTTCAACCCGCGCCTGCCGATCTGGATTGGTCAGGACTTCAACATCGACCCGATGAGTTCGGTCATTATGCAGCCACAGCTTGACGGGGAGGTCTGGATCGTCGGCGAGCTGATCTTGTTCGGCTCGAACACCGAGGAGACGGCGGAGGAGCTGTCTCGGCGTTACTGGCGACATCTGAAGCGGGTGGTGTTCTACCCGGATCCCGCCGGCGCCAACCGCAGTCACGGTCGCGGCGAGTCCGATCTTCAGATTCTCCGGGAAGCCGGCTTCAAGGCGATGAAATACAAGCGCAAGCACCCCAGGGTCTCGGATCGCGTCAACGCGGTGAACCGGATGCTGCGCGCGGCCGACGGCACCGTGCGCCTGCGTGTCGATCGGCACTGCAAGCACCTCATCACCGCCCTGGAGCAGACGATCTACAAGGCCGGTTCGCGCGAGGTGGATAAGTCGCTGGGCGTCGAGCACCCGGCCGACGCTTTGGGTTACTGCATCGACATCGAGTTCCCCGCCAAGTCGGTGACCGTTCTCGGCGTTTCCATTTAGGCTTGGTGTTCAATCAAAATTGATTTATCATGCTGGCAACCGAATGATGAGGTAGGCCGTGCCGCTGTTCGCAGGATCGCTTCCCGAAGCAAAGGCGTTGAAGGCGTTTATCGAGCGCCGACACCCCGAGTATGACGAAAATCTTCAGCACTGGGATTTCCTGGAGGCGACCTACAAGGGTGGGCGTGAATGGTTTGACGCGCACATTTTCCATTACATCAAGGAAGGTGAGCAGGAGTTCAAGGATCGCTTGGCGCGAGCCTACCGGTTCAATCACACCCGCGAAGTCGTCGATCTTCTCAACAAATACATCTTCCGATCGCCGATCAACCGAAACGTCGAGGACGCCGGCGAGCCCCTGCGCGCTTTTTGGAAGAACGCCACGCTCTCGGGGCTTTCTATCGACCAATACATGAAGGTTCTTGGAAACCGCTCCAGCGTGTTCGGACGCATCTGGGTGTTCGTGGACAACAACAAGTCCCAGGACGCGCTCACGCTGGCGGACGAAAAGCGCTCCGGCGCGCGGCTCTACAGCTACTATGTGAAGCCGCAGGACGCGCTCGACATGGCGTTCACGGAGACCGGAACGCTGCGGTGGATCCTGGTGCGTGAATGGCAGCGTGACGACGACGATCCCATTGCTTCCAGCGGCGGTATGGAGGAGCGCTTCCGGCTCTGGACCACGGACACCTGGCATCTGTTCCGCAAGATCAAGACGGGCCGGGACGGCGTGCGGGTCGAGCTGCTGGACGAGCAGGAGCATGGCCTTGGCCGCGTGCCCTGCTTCCCGCTCGACCACATGCTGGGCGAGCGCCGCTATGTCGCGGACTCAATGATCGCTGACATCGCCTATCTCGACCGGGCGGTTGCCAACTATCTCTCGAACCTGGACGCCATCATCCAGGACCAGAGCTTCAGCCAGCTCGCCATGCCGGCACAGAACCTGCTGCCGGGCGAGGAAGCCTACACGAAGCTGCTGGAGATGGGCACCAAGCGCGTGTTCCTCTACGACGGCGAGAGCAACACGCAGCCGTTCTACCTCTCGCCCGATGTCAAGCAGGCGCAGATCATCGTGCAGGTGATCAACAAGATCATCTCCGAAATCTATCACTCGGTCGGCATGGCCGGCGAGCGCACCAAGGCCGACAACGCCGTCGGCATCGACAACAGCTCCGGTGTCGCCAAAGCCTACGATTTCGAGCGGCTGAACAGCCTGCTGGTGAGCAAGGCTGAATCGCTCGACGTGGCGGAAAACAAGCTCGCCGAGCTGGTGGCGCTGTGGTCTGGCAAGGCCCCGTCCGACGAGGATCTGGTGCGCTACCCGCGGGATTTCGACGTGCGCGGGCTCTACGACGAGTTCGATATCGCCACGCGCCTGTCGCTCATCGAGGCGCCCGACGCTCTGCGGCGCCGGCAGATGGAAGACATCATCGACAAGCTGTTCCCGACCCTGAGCGCCGAGCTGCGGGCCACGATGCAGGCCGAGCTGAAGGACTGGCCGCCGAGCGTCGATGACGTTCTGGGTGGTTTGTCCGCGACCGCCGGTGGCGCCGCGCGCGGACAGCTCCAGAAGCAGGAACAGCCGGCGCGCAACGCCGGTGAACAGGATCGGCAGGGGCAGGTGACACGCAACACTGCCGCCTGACAACGAGGTTCCGCGGGCTCGCCACCCCGCGGCTCCAAGGGCCAAGAGACCGGCCCGACGACACAGACCGAGAGACTGGTCAAACACAAGGATTTGACGGATGACTGTGAAGATCGCTGATGTTGTTGCTGTCCCGACCGGATCGGCTTTCGGTCTGTTCGGGCACTCTCGCGTCGGACCTCGCATCTGCTTCAGCCCGGAGACGGGTGGACAGGGCGGTGCCGCGCAGGAGCAGGCTGGTTCGGAAGTGACACCGACCACCACGGCAACGGATGACGCTCAGGCTGACCCGCAGCCTGCCCCCGCCACTGACCCGAAGACCCCCGAGAAGCCGAAGCCTTCGGACACCGAAGCCAAGCTGCTCAAGGAGGTCATGGAGAAGAAGGGCAAGATCGAGGAGCTGACCGGTGCGCTGAATCAGGCCAACGAGCGCCTGAAGATGTTCGACGGTATCGACCCCGATCAGGTGCGTGCGTTGCTCCAGGAAAAGACCCAGCGGGAACAGGCCGACGCTGAGGCGCGCGGCGAGTTCGATCGGGTCAAGGAGATGATGGCCCAGGCTCACGCTCAGGAAATCGACACCTGGAAGAAGGCGGTCGATGACCTGAAGGCGGATTACGAAGACCGCATCAAGAGCCTGGAGGAAAAGCTCGCACAGGCCGAGTTCGTCATCAACGATCTGACCATCGGCTCCAAGTTCGATACCAGCACCTTCATCGCCAACGAAACCGTTCTGCCTCCGTCCAAGGCGCGGGCGCTGTTCGGCTCCTATTTCGATGTCGAGAACGGTCAGGCTGTGCCGTTCGACAAGCCGCGTGGCGCCGAGGGGCGCACGAAGCTGGTCGGCGCTGACGGCAACGCTCTCGATTTCGAGACGGCGATCAAGAAGCTGGTGGAGGGCGACCCCGACGGTGAGCGTCTGATCAAGTCCAAGATGAAGCCGGGTGCCGGAAGCACCACCGACCCGAGCGGCAAGGGCACGCCCGAAACGACGGCTCTCAGTGGCCGCGAGCGTATCGCGGCGGGTCTGGCTGCACGCAAGGGGCGGAAGTAGTCTGTCGCCAAAAATCAATCAATCTTGATTGATTTTTGGCTTGGTAATTTTGTTGCGCGGATCGTATAATGGAAGCACTTATACGGTCTGTGGCGACGGATCTGGACTCAACCGCTCTGATGGAGACAACCAATGCCTCTGCTCAAGGCCGAAGCTGAAAAGCTCTCGGAAGATCTGATGGAGCGCGGCGTGATCGAGGAGATCATCGACCGCGACGAAATGTTCGCCCTGCTGCCTTTCATGGGTGTCGACGGTAAGGCTTACACCTACAACCGCGAAGGCACCCTGAGCGAAGGCGAGTTCCTGGACCCCTACGAAGTCGTGCCGGAAGGCGCCGCGACCTTCGAGGAGGTCGTGACCAAGCTGCGCATCCTGGCCGGCGACGTGGATCTGGACAAGTTCATGATTTCCACGATGTCCGACGCCAACCCGCAGCTCGCCATCCAGCTCGCGGCCAAGGCGAAGGCTCTGGGCCGCAAGCTGCGCCGGACCCTGATCAACGGCGACAGCGGCGTGAACGCCAAGGAGTTCGACGGCCTGCGCAAGCTGGTTCCGGCCGAACAGACCCTGATCGCCGGCACCGACGGTGGTGCTGTCAGCCTGTCCGCTCTGGACGAGCTGCTGGACGCCGTGAAGCTGGGCGCCGATGCGCTGATGATGCGTCAGGGCACCTGGCGCGCCATTCGCGCGCTGATGCGCGCCACGGGCGGCATCACCCCGGAAATGATCATGATCGAGAACTTCGGTCGCCCGGTTCCCGGTTACAACGGCGTTCCGGTGATCATCAACGACTTCATCACCGCCGATGAAACCCAGGGCACCGGCACCGATCTGACCTCGATCTATGCCGTCCGGTTCAACGAGACCGACGGTTTCCACGGCATCTACGGCGGCCCGAACGCCGGGATCGTGGTCGAGGATATCGGCACCATCCAGAACAAGGACGCCGTTCGCTGGCGCGTGAAGTGGTATGTGGGCACCGCCCTGAAGGCCACTCACTCTGTTGCCCGCCTGCGTGGCGTCACCAACGCCTAATCCTGATTGCGCTTGAGAGTCAATCAGGATTGATTTACCATCAGGGGCGCGGGCAACCGCGCCCCTTCGTTCGTTCAAGGAGAGTTGCGTCATGAAGGTTCGCCTTACGGCGCCTGGGTTCGAGACATACACCGGGCACTTCGGCGTCATCGAGTTCAAGGATGGGCTGTCCGTGGAGGATGTCCCGCCCCAGGAAATCGACCGGCTTGCCGCCAACATCGCCATCACCGACGAGCAGGGGAACCCGCTGGGGCTGGCTGATCGGATCGTCGGGGCATATCGAGACACGGCGCCCAACCTTGGCCGTCTGTCGACCGCCGCCGAACTGAAGTTGCCGCCCGAGCCGCCGGTTCGTGAGGAGCCGTCGGCCACCAAGGCTCCGGCGCCGCGTCTCTACACCGAGGCCGAGCTTGCCCAGCTCGCCGACGCCAAAGGCATTCGTGGTCTGCGCGAAGTGGGTGACGCCTGGGGCGTGAAGGGCCGCGCCATCGACGAGCTGATGAGCGGCATTCTCAAGGCGCAGGACAAGTTCTGTGACGCTCGCGGGCTGGACCGGTCGCATCGACAGGCGCCTGCGCCGACCGACGTGATCGTTGAGGGTGTCGGCGAGGAGAACTAAGCCATGCAGGTCTACCCGCAAGGGACTGCCGTCACTGTCGCCGTGCCCTTTGTTGACCTGAGCGGCAATCTGGTTGCACCGACGGCCGCTACCGTGCGGGTGCTGGACCAGACTGGCGCCGAGATCGTCGGAGCAACGCCTGTTGCTGTGACCCCTGGTGATGCCGAAGCTGAAGTGACGATCGCCGGCGAACACAATGTCCTGTCCGGGCTGGACCCGGAAATGCGCGTTGTGGAGATGATGCTGGAAACGCCGGCCGGTTGGGTCGCCAGCGTGGTTCGGTATGTCATTCGGCAAACGCAGCGCCTGTTCGTGCCGCAAAACAGCTTTCAGACCTTCGACGAGGCGCTGCTTGAATCCTGCACCATGCCTCGCATGGAAGGCTGGAGCGTCGGCAATGATGACGATCGGGTTGCGGCGCTGATCGCGGCCTATGACCGTCTCACCCGGATGACCTATCGGGTCGAACAGCCGATTTCCTGGAGCATGAGCCGGATTGGCGGGTTCGGGAGCGTCGATCTCATCGTGCCGCTGCGTTGGCCGGAAATGACCACGGAGGAGTTCCGCGAGCTGCCCGAGCATTTCCGGCGCGCTCTGCGTCGAGCGCAGATTGCTGAAGCCGACGTGGTGATGAACGGCGACGTCATCGGCGGCCGGCGTCGGTCAGGTCTCATGTCCGAGACCATCGGCGAAAGCTCGATGATGTTCCGGCCCGGCACGCCTCTGGATTTGGGCGTGTCCGAGCAGGCTCTGGTCTACCTGTCCGGCTATCTGCATATCGCCAAGGGGATCGGTCGCGCATGATCGGCAATGATCTGACGGCCGCTGCCGAAGCTGCGGGAGCCCGATATCTTTCGATGGTGATGACCTGGCGCGGCCTTTATGCCCAGGCTCTTGCCGGCGGCGATTTTGCCACGCCGCGCGCCGCTCAAAGCCTGAAGGATCAGGCGTATGCCGTTGCCCGGTCTTTTCTGAAGACGGAGGAGGCTTTGCTCGACGAAGCCTTCGCGTCCATCGCGCTGAGAGCGCGCAGGGATGCGCTTCTCGACGCGAGCGCTGCTCTGGGTGCTGACAGTGACGCGGCGCGCACCGGTGAGCTTCTGAGCGCGTTTTCGCACTACGCCCTTGTCGAAATCACAGTGCAGATTGAGCGCGACGTCGCGCACATGATGCAGCGGCTGCGTTCGGCCGCCCTGGTGTCCGAGGCGGCCGCTCGCGCCCAGGCGATCAGCCGTAATGCCGCGCAGATGCAGTATCGCCTGCGCCACGGCGACGAGCTTCGGTTCTACTTCAAGGATCGCAGCAATCGGAAGTGGCCCAGCCAGAAGTTCGTGCGCACCGTCGTTCGCGGCACCCTGCTGGAGACCTACAACCAGGTCGTCATGGCGAGCCTGTCGGAGCAGCGGATCGACCGGGCGCGCATCGTTCACCCCGACGCCAGTTCGCGCTGGCAAGGCGCCGAAATCACCCTGGCACCAAACGTCGACCTTCCGACCTACGAGGAGGTCCGCGACGAGGTGTTTCATCCAAACAGTGAGGCCGTGCTGGCACGGCCCGAGGGGGTCTGATGTTCCTGCCCAATCGCCCGTGCCAGATCCGCAAGCGCATCCCTAGCTTCAATGTCTACGGCGAGCCGGAGGATGGCTATGCGCCGCCGGTCGACGCGCTGTGCGGTATCGTCAAGCTCACCTTCGGGGTCGATCAGACCAGCGTGCGCACCGACAGCTCAGCCAGTCGCGGCAATGCCGATGAGATCACGGCGGATGCCCGACTGCTGTTTCGTCCGCTCTACGACATCGCCCTGGGCGACATGATCGTCGCCGAGGGTCGGACCCTCAAGGTCGTCGATGTTCAGCCTCGCATCGCCGTCATCGGTCGGCTCGATCACTATCAGGTCGACTGCAACATCGTCACTGCTGAGGAGACGACCTGATGGGCATGAAGGTCAAGGGCACCGGCGAGCTGATGTTGTTGTTGCGCCAGGGCGGCCCCAGGGCCGTGCGTCGGGCGCGTGAGCAGATCAAGCGGGAGGGCGAGCGCATCGCCAGTCGGGCGCGAGACCTGGCGCCGGTCGATTACAAGGGCCAGAGCCGACAGGATCCGCCTCGGCGCGAACTGGAGCGCTCCATCCGGGCCGAACGGTTCTATGAGGACAACCGCCGCCTGGCGGTGCTGGTCAACGTCGGCGGCGTGGTTGATGGCGTTGATGTCGACGTCTACGCGGTGCAGATGCACGAGGGGCTGGCGCCCTACGGTTCCGGCGCGTTCGAGAAGGGGCCGGCATCCAAGGCCAAAGGGCCGGACGTGGGCGGCAAGTTCCTGGAGCGCGCCTTCAACGAGCGCGCTCCCCACATGGTCGCAGACATCGTTTCCGAAGTGAGAAAGGCGCTCCAGTAATGCAGCTCGATGCCTTTGTTACCCGCCTGCATGATGCCGGCGTTGGTGAGCGCGGCAAGACCCTGTTCGCCTACTACATGCCCGAGACTGTCAAGACCGGCGTTCTGCTGCGCACGGGGTTGGCCGGCGCCAGCATCGACCCGGAACTGCCCGGCTACCGCCCGGACGGCGAAATCACCATGATCGTGCGAGCGAGCCGCTACGAAGCCGGCTTTGCTCTTACGGAGCGGGCTGTGCAGGCGCTCATTGTGGAAAGTCCCGAGGTTTTGGGCGCCTACCAAATCAATCACTGCCGGCCGCGCCATGAGCCGATCGTCTATCCACGATCTTCCGGTGATGGGTTGGAATTTTCGGTGCGTTTCGACGTGAACGCGGTGCGCCTAACATAAATCAAGTTTGATTGATTCTTTCCGACTTGGTATCATGGTGCGTCAATTTGCTTTCTTGCAAGGAGCACCCAAACCATGTCCGATACCCGCAACGTGAAGCTCGGCGTGTGCCGGATCGTGTGGGGTGGCGTCGATCTCGGTTACACCAAGGGCGGTGTCGAGGTTGAGGTCGCTTCCGAAACCCACAAGGTCACTGTCGATCAGTTCGGCACCACCGAGATCAACGAATACGTCATGGGCCGCACCTGCCGCGTGAAGGTGCCCCTGGCGGAAACCACCGTCGAAAACCTTCAGCGCATCATGCCCGGCTCGACCCTGACGGTCTCGGGCTCTGGTGTTGCCGCGACCGGCTCGATCAACTTCTCTGGCAACGTCGTGCCGGGCGACAAGATTTATGTTGGCGGCGCCCTGTTCACCTTCGTCTCTGGCGCGCCCAGCAGCGAGTTCGAGATCGAGGTGGGTCTGGATGTCACCACGTCGATCAGCAACGCCGTGACCGCGCTGAATAACTCCACCGACTTCCGCGCTTCCAAGGCGACCTACGCGACCGGCGCGGATCATATCGCGGTGATCTACGATCTGCCGGGCACCTTCGGCAACACGTTCACGCTGGCCGTCGAAGGCTCCACCCTGTCGGTCTCCGGCGCCACGCTGAGCGGCGGTGTCGAGGCCAAGCGTAAGGCGGAAGTGACCAACGCCGTTGGTGTTTCCCTGCTGGAGAACGCCCGCGAGCTGGTTCTGCACCCGATCGCCAAGGCCGACGCCGACCGTTCCGAAGACTTTGTGGTTCCGCTGGCTTCCACGGCCGGTCAGGCGTCCTTCGCCTACAAGGTCGACGAGGAGCGGATCTTCAACGTCGAGTTCTCCGGCTATCCGAACCCGGATACCGGCGTGCTGTTCGTTGTTGGCGACCCGACGGCGTAAGCAATCAATCAAGTTTGACTGATGTCCGGTGACCAGAACGGCACCGGGCATCGCTCGCCCCACCCAAGGAATTGTGAGCCCATGACCAAGCTCTTGAACCTGGATGAGCTGCCCACTCGCTTCGAGAAGACCATCGTCCTGAACGGCAAGCGCCACGAGATGCGTCCGCTGTCCGTGGGTCAGTTCATCGAGCAGCAGAAGACGGCCCGCCGGCTGGATGGCGATGCTGACATCGGCGATGCGGTCGAGATGATCATCGAAACCATTTGCGGCGCGTTCCCGACCATGACGCCGGAAGAACTGCGCTCCATCACCTTCGACAAGCTGAACGCCATTTTTGAGTTTCTGCGCGATCAGGAGCCTGAAGTGCCGGCGGAGGCAAAGGCGTCGGGAAAGTAACAGGCGAGGACAGGGACGAGATTGAGGCGATTGACTTCTCGTTCCTTGTCGCTCGCGTCATGCGTTTTTATGGGCTGAGTTATTGGGAAGTCCTGAACACACCCCTCGTGGCATTTTGGGGCTTGTTCAGAAACATCGGCCGGATCGCGGCAGAAGAAGAACTGCGGCACTTCCAGACCGGGATCATGTCGCAGGCTCGCAGTTCTGACGCGGTGCAGCAATTCGTAGAGGGCTTGCATCGTCAGATTGGCACCGTGTTCGTCGAGAAGCCGGTCTTTGACAGCGAGGGCCTGAGTGACCTGAAGGCATTGGGAACACTGCGGTAAGGATGTCGTGAGTTGACCAGGGTCGCAAAGATCGCCGTCGAACTGAACCTGGACGACGGCTCGTTCACCGGACGCATGGAAGATGCCGCCGATGCTGTGAATCGTTTCCAGCGAAACGTGAACAGCACGGCCGCTTCCGTTGAGCGGATCGAGCGGCGCATCACCGGCCTGGGCACGGCGATGCGCGACCTGGTTCTCACGATTTCCCATATTCGCGGTGCGTTCTACACGCTCTATGGCGTGACGGGTGGCTGGATCAGCCAGATCGTTCAGGCCAAGGCCGAGATGGAACGCATGACCGTCATGATGTCCACCTTCTCCGACCAGAGCGATGCTCTGGCGCGCGACATGGAAGGCAAGGACATTGTTGACTCCATTCGCGGCATGGCGAAGGAGATGCCGATCGCCTTCGACGCCCTGACCGACGCGGCCGTCAAGTTCAAGGCCGGCGGTCTGGATCCGATGGACGGCTCTCTGCGCGCCCTGGGCGATTCTGTGTCGGCCTTCGGCGGCACGTCCGAAGTTTTCCATCGCGCCGCTATCGCCATTCAGCAGATGGCCGGTAAAGGCGTGGTCTCGATGGAAGAACTGCGCCAACAGCTCGGTGAAGCCGTGCCGACGGCCATCAACTTGATGGCCCGGTCGATGGGCTTGACCGTCTCCGAGCTGGTCAAGAAGGTCTCGACCGGCTCCGTCGAGGCGACCTCTGCCCTGACCAAGATGTTCGATGAGATGAAGCGCACCTATGGCGGCGATGGTGCGCGGCTCATGGAGACCTTCAACGGCCAGGTGGCGCTGTTCCGCACCAACATGAAGGAGCTTCTGACCACCAACGCAGGCATCGAGAATTTCTTCACACAAATGAAGCTGGGGATGCAGGAGCTGAACGCCCTGTTCAGTGACCCCATCGTGCAGAAGTTCGTCACCGACCTGGGCAATGGTCTGGCATACATCACGGAACAGGTGCGTGAAGCCATCCCGGCGATCCTGAATTACCGCCACGAGATTTTCCAGGTGGGTGCGGTTTTGGCTGGCGTGTTTGTCGGCCGCACGCTGATCAATGGGATCCGAGCGATTGGTCTCGCCATTGCCGGCGCCGTCACGCCGATGCGGACGCTGGGAAGTGTCACCGCGGCGTTTTCGATGGGCGTGGCGCGCGTCACGACCGATATGGCGACGGCTTCGGCGGGCATGAGGACAGCGGCCGTTGCATCGGGTGTTTTGGCCGGCGGCCTCCGGCTGGTGGGCAGCGCGATCAGCTTCGCGCTGGGTCCGGCCGGCATCGCCATTGGCATTCTGATGGCCCTCACCGACGTTTTCGGTCTCATGGGCGGCAAGGCCAAGCAGGCCGGCGAGGACATTGAGAACGGTCTGATCACGGATCGTGCCGTTCAGGAAGTGAAGAAGCGCCGCGAGGAGATTCAGGCGGAGCTGGAGGAGCTGCGCACTGGCAATTCGCTCTGGAATCAGGGCGAAGCATATTGGGAGCGCAACGACTGGAGCGAGTATGGCAAGGAACAGCTTGCTGCGGTGCGCGCTCAGATCGCCGAACTCGAAAAGGAATTGCTGGGTCTCGACAAGCTCGCCAGCGACGGAGAGCGTGCCCTTTTGGAGCGCGCGGCCGATCGGCTCATTCGTAGCACCAACGCGACCATCAACGAGGGCCTGAAGAATGTCCGGGTGAGCTACAATCTCGCCATCGAACAGCTTCAGAAGGACCGCGAGCAGGTCGACGAGAACGACGTTGAGGCTCGCAAGGCGCTCAACGAGCAGCAGATCGCCATCATGAAGGCGCACTTTGCGGCCGAGACCGCTCTGCGTGCGCGGGCCATCGAGCAGGCCCGGACGATGATGGAGAGCGCCGATACCATGACGGCCAAGGCCGGACGCGAGCTGTTTCTCCAACTGAAGGAGGACCAGGAACAGTCCGTGCGCGAACAGCAGCGCATGATCGAGGTCTTCCAGCAAGAGAACGTGATCTGGAACCAGGGTCAGGCCGAGGGTAAGGAGCTGCTTGAGAAGATCGAGCAGCGCATGACTTCGCTCACCCAGAAGGCCGTCAGGTTGCGCGAGGAGCTGGCTGGGCAGACCACCGAGGTTGCCAAGGTCAACGCGCTGATCGCCTCGGCTGAGGAGCTGAATCTCATTTCGCCGGACGAGGCGAAGGCTCTGCGTGAAGCGGCGGCCGAGGTCGATCGCCTCACGCAGACCCTGAAAGATCAGAAGGAGATGGAAAAGACCGTCTCCAGCCTGACGGAAAAGTTCGAGGATCTCTCGCGTGAAGCGCAGGTTGTCTGGCGCGCTGTCGCCACGGGCATGTCCGATGGCGACCCTGGCGGCCTGATCAAGCTCCGCGACGAGCTGACCAAGATCCTGATGACGGCCAAGGGCACGCCCGAGGAGCTGGAGAATCTGCGCAAGCAGATCGAAGCCATCATGCGTGTGGCGGCCGACGTCGAGGTGGGGAACATCGCCCAGCAGTTGGTCGACGAGACCCAGCAGATCAACGTCGAGCTGATCAAGGACGATCGGGAGCGCCTTGAGAAGCAGTTGGAGATGGAAGCGGCGGCCTGGCGTATGCGTATCGCCATGACTGTCGAGAACGCCTCCAAGCGGGCCGAGATCGAAGCTGCCTTTGACGACTGGCTGTTGGCTCGGAAGGCCAAGCTGGAGGCCGACCTTGCTAACCTGGCGAGCAAGGGCGCCGGCAGCAATCCCATCGAGGAGCGCTTCAAGCGGATGCGGATGCAGATCGCCGAAGTGCAGGACGAGCTGCGTGGCGCCACCGGCGCCGTGGCCGAGATCAATCGTCTGCTGGAGCACGATGCCGAGTTCAAGGGCGCCTCGCCGGAGCAGCGCGAGCGTCTGCGCAATATGGCGACCGAACTGGATCGGCTGAACGATGAGCTGGAGCGATACGAGGACGCCAAGGACGCGCTGAAGGACATCGAGCAGGCGGCCGCAGATGCCGGCCTGGAGATGGCTCGTCTGCGCGCCATTCTGGCCTTCGGTGAGGCGCGGGGCGACGTTGCTGGTCTGGCGGCCGAGTTCGACGAGCTTGACCGCAACCTGAAACTCACGGCTGCCAATGCTGATCTGAACGCAAAGGCCCTCGAAGCCAATTCCAGGGCGCGCCAGAGCCTCGCCAACAAGCGCCTGCTTGAGCTGGGGATCGACTGGCGCGACCAGGCCCGCCAGATCAACCTCGACCTGATCGAAGACGATCGGGAACGCATCCGCGCCCAGCTTGCTCTGGAGGAGGAGCGGGTGCGCCAGATGGTCGACGTTCTGGTCAAGGAAGGGGCCGACCGCAAGGAGGTCGAAGCCGACGTGCAGGCGTATATCGCCGCCATTCGCGCCAAGGCCGACCGCGACATGGAAGGGTCCATTAAGCGACTGTTCCGGGAGTGGAAGAACACCGCAAAGGCGATGGAGGACGCCGGCGCTGACTGGTTGAACGGGCTGGTCGACGGCATCGTCGAGTTTGCCAAGACCGGCAAGTTCGAGTTCAGCAAGTTCGCCGAGAGCGTGCTGGCCGACATCCTGCGCATCCAGAGTCAGGCGGCCATTGCCAAGGCCGGCTCCGGGGTTCTTGATAGCATTGGTGGCTGGATCGGCGATGCGCTCGGAGGATTGTTCGATACCGGTGGTGGCGGAACGACTGCCACAGCCAAGGTCGGCAAGAACCACCTGGGCGGCATCGTTGGGCGCGAGGTGTCCGGCACGATGACCGTGCCCGCGAGCCTGTTCGACAACGCCCGTCGGTATCACGAAGGCGGCATTGCTGGCCTGCGCACCGACGAGGTGCCGACCATTCTGAAGCGCGACGAAGGCGTCTTCACGCCCGAGCAGATGCGTGCCCTTGGTCTGATGGCGCGTGGCCCGCAGCAGAGCGGCCCGGTCGAGGTCAACATCATCAACCAGTCTGGTGTGCAGATGGATGCCCGCACGCAACAGCGCATCGACGCGCGCGGCATGATCCTGGATGTCGTCTTGCAGGCGGCCAGCACGCCGGGCGGTTTTCGTGAAGGTCTGAAGGGAGCCCTTGCGACGTGACGGTGGAATTTCCCGCAGAGCTGAATGCGCGGATCGACGCCAAGAAGTTCGATCAGACGCAAAAGAACCCGGCGATGGTTCACGAAATGGAGGGTGGCTATGTGGTCACCCGTCCGCGTTATCATCGTCGCCCTCGCCGGGTTTTCAGCATTGGCTTTACCAATCTCTCTGATGACGACAAGCAGACGCTCGAAGACTTCTGGAACACAGTCAAGGGAAGCGCTCTGGGCTTCAACGTCACGCTGCCGATCACAGACGAAGTTGTGCTTGTGCGCTTCACACAGGACACAAACATGAGCTTCAAATACATCGGGCCGGTGCTTCTGGATGATGGGAGCCACGGTGGACGCTGGGACGTTGATTCATTGAAGGTCGAGGAGGTCTGATGCCCGCGCATCTTTCGGTCGCCACCATCATCGAGGCCAACCGTATTCACTCCGACGTCGCCTTCTTGGTCGCTCTGGAGATCGACGTGATCGACCCGGTGACCGGCGGGCTGGTCGACATCATGCGTCTGGTCCGCAATGGCGAGAACGTCACCTTCAACGGGCACGAGTTCGTCTCGGCGAGCTTCGACATCGAGTTGGAGAGCGCCGCCGGTGAGGTGCCGCAAATCCAGCTTTCCGCGGTCGATTACAGCCAGGCCATCCAGGCGAAGATGCAGCAGTTCGGCGGCGGCATCGGCTTCGAGGTGCGGGTCATCGTCATCAATGCTGGCGCGCTCGATCAACCGCCGGAGATGGTCGAGCGCTTCAAGGTCGTGAAGGCGAGCGCCAAGAACTACGTCGTCACCTTCACTCTGGGCGCCGAGAACCCGCTGACGCTGCGCTTTCCGCGGCGTCTGCAATTCCGGGACCGCTGCCCCTGGCGTTTCAAGAGTGCCGAGTGTGGTTATACCGGCCCGGCTTCAAGTTGCGATTACACCCTACAGGGCGACAGTGGGTGTTCCGACAAGGGCAATCAGGCCAATTTCGGCGGCTTTCCGGGCTTGATGCTCCGCAATGGATAAATCAAAGCTGACTGATTTTTCCGAGTCCGTTATACTGGATCTGATCGGCAGGCCCTTCGCCTACGGCGGACGCGGGCCGGACACCTTCGACTGTTACGGTCTCCTCATGGAGCTTTATCGGCGTCGAGGCGTGATCATCCCGGACGTCCGCAGTCCGACCAAGATCGCCGAGATCGCGCGTCTGGTCGACGTTGGGCTGAAGGACTGGGTGTCGGTCGAACAACGCCCTGGCGTCACCGTTCTGTTCCGCATCAGGGGCTACGGGGCGCATGTCGGCATGACGCTCCGACATGACCGCTTCGTTCACACCTGGGAAGGCACCGGCGGCGTCTGCATCGAACGTCTGAGCTTCTGGGACAAGAGGGTCATTGGTTTCTATGACTTCGCAGGACACGCTGCTGCCGCCCACTGAGGACGTCGAAACGCCGTCCGTCGTCTGCCACGTCATCTACAACACGCTGCGCCTCGACCAGCGTTCGACCGGTCGGATCGTCTGGGCCGACGGCAAGACGCTGGCTGACTATCTGGAGGGTCTGCCGGAACACGTCGAGTGGGGCGTGGCTGTCAACGAGACGGCCATTGAGCGGGACGACTGGCCGACCACGACCCTGAAGCCGAACGACACCATCGTTGTCGTTGCCATCCCTGAAGGCGGGGGAGGAGATGGCAAGTCGATCATGCGCATGGTGGCGATGATCGCGGTGTCCGTGGCTGCCGCGGCCGTTGCAGGGCCGCTGGTGGGCGCGATGGGTCTGACTGGCACAATGGCCGGCGTTGCCACGAGCGTCGTCACGGGGCTTGTTACGACCGTTGGCGGCCTGTTGGTCAACGCCCTGCTGCCGCCACCCAAGCCCAAGACGCCCGAGCAGACCGACCTGAGCGCCGAGAGCCCGAGCTACGGCATCGACGGCGCCAAGAACACGGCGACGGAAGATGTCGTCGTGCCGGTGGTCTATGGCGAGTTCCGCACAGGCGGCAACCTGACCGCCATCCAGACCGAGAACGTCGACGACACCCAATACCTGAAGATGATGGCGGTGGTGTCGGAAGGCCCCATCGAGAGCATCACCAACGTCGAGATCAACAAGCAGCCGGCCAGCAACTTCATCGAGGTCGAGACGCGCTCCCGCATGGGTCAAGCGCGCGAGACGATGAGCGAATGGTTTGCCTCGACCATCCGGCAGATCAACAAGGGCGTCACGCTGGCGCATGACGTCTGGGCAACGCACACCACCGAAGGCGAGGTCGATGGTCTGCGGGTCGATGTCGTGTTTCCGCAGGGCCTGGGCTACATCGAGGACGACGGCTCGATCTCTCCGCGCGGCGTGCGTTTGGATGTCGAGTATCGGCAGGTCGGCGAGACCTTCTGGCAGCCGATGCAGACCACGCCGAGCTGGATCCAGTCGGGCAGCGCCTCGATGCCGGAAGGGTCCACCGGGTTGCGGGTCGAGGTTGAGCCTGTGCTGTTCAACACCGGCGATTTCTACCATTACGAACGTGGTGATCACACAGATACACGCCCGGTTCGCGCATGGGATGTTCGCGTCGAGTATGCCGGCCCGGATGGGGTCTGGCATACCTTCGGCACTGACGCAGGGGTCGAGAGCCGCTGGTATTACGGTGGCAGCACGGCCGAGCGGAAGACTTTTGAGATCGGCGGTCTGGCGCCTGCCGCCTATCAGATCCGGGTCACCGGCGGCAACATGACGAACTCCTGGACGCTCGTCCAGGCAGGCCCCGAGATTGTCGGCGCTCAGCGCAAGGCATTGCGCCGCAGCTACTGGACGCCGGCGCTCGATGAGGGCTTCTACGAGATCCGCGTCAAGCGTAACGCGCCGCCGTCCGAAGATGGCCGCACGCTCGACATGGTGGCCTGGACCGACGTCGGCGAGGTGATTGCTGAGCAGGTCGCCTACAACTATACGGCATGGTATGGCCTGAAGATCAAGCTGTCCGAACAGCTCAATTCGGTGCCGCAGATCACCGCCCTGGTGCGCGGCAAGAAGGTGCCGCACTACGACCATTTGGGCAATCACACGACCACGGCCTGGACCAGCAACCCGGCCTGGATCGCACTCGACATTCTGACGAACGACCGCTACGGCGCCGGCCTGCCACTTGAGCGCTTCGACATGCCCAAGTGGTTCGAGTGGGCTGAGTGGTGTGCGCTGCGCGGCTACGAGTTCAACGGCATCTTCGATTTCAAGACCAATGTCTGGGATGCCGCCCAGATGGTGTTCCGCGTCGGTCATGCTCAGATCGTGCGCGTGGGCACGCGCTACAGCCTGGCGATCGAAAAGCCCGAGACGCCGGCGATGATGTTCGGCCCCGGCAACATCATCAAGGACAGCTTCGCCATCGAGTGGCTGTCGATGGAAGACCGGGCCAACGAGGTCGAGATCAACTACTACGACCGGGACGATGGCTTCCGGCGCAAGATCGTCCGGGTCGTGGACGAAACGGCTCTCGCGCGCGGTCTGCCGCAGAAGGTTGCCAGCATCACGCTGCCGGGCATCACGCACTACGAGCAGGCTCGTTTCGAGGGCTATTTCCATATGGCGCTCAACCGTCTGATTCAGCAGACGGTCACGTTCGATGCGCCGCTGGAGGCCATCGCCTGCACCGTGGGCGATACCGTTCTCGTTCAGCACGACATGCCGCAGTGGGGCTATTCTGGGCGCCTGGAGCCCGGCTCTACGGCCACGCGCGTCAAGCTGGACCGGCCGGTGTCGATGCAGAGCGGCAAGACCTACAAGTTCCTGGTCATGCACCCGGCCCTGCGCCGGGGCACTGCCGCGATCACAATGGTCACCGAGAAGTCCATTCTGATCAGCGGCACACCGTCCGGTCGCGTTCGGCGGATCAAGGTCGGCGACCGCGACCTGGGCGTTGCGCGCATCGTGGCCGGCACCTGGAGCGAGCTGATCCTGTCCGAAGCGCCCACGGGTCTGAGTGTCGGTCAGACGGTCGAGCTGTGGGACACCGACGCCATCGAGGAGAAGTCTGTCAGCGGCAGCGGCGAGGTGACGGAGATTTCCGTCGCTCTGTCACAGGTGCCGGCCGACTTCGCCCACTGGATGTTCGGCGAGGTCAAAAAGGTCGCCAAGCCCTTCCGCGTGCAGTCGATGGTCGGCAACGGCGTCGAGACCCGCACCATCAAGGCCACGGAATATGTCGAGGAAGCCTACCTCGACCCCGAGAACGCTGGTCTGCCGGAAGGCTACAGCGATTTGCCGGTCACTATCGGTCATGTCGTTGTGGATGCGGTGCGCGAGGAAAAGCTCACGCCCGACGGCATGGTGATGCGCTGCTGGTTCTCCTGGCGCCGGCCCGCCTATGGGGTCTATGCCGGAGCCGACGTCTACATCGGCGTCAATGGCGACCCGTTGACCCTCTACACCACCGTCATGAGCGGCGGCACCACCTTCAGCTTCGACGCTGGTGTCGGCGACATGCTCCAGGTGCGCCTGGTCGCCATCGACAAAGACGGCAACAAGCCGCCGTTCGAGACGGCGCCGGTGTTCGATTACACGGTGGTCGGCGCAGGCGTGCCGCCCGAGGCACCGTTCAATCTGACGGCCACCGGCGGCATCCGTCTGGCAATCCTGAACTGGGAGCTGCCGGCCGATCCGTCTATCGACCATATTGAGGTCTGGTGTTCCGAGACGCCGAACCGCGAGGAAGCGTCTCTGGTTGCGCACGCCTACGGCACCACGCACACCGTCAACGGCCTGCGAGGCATCTGGGATTACTGGTTCTGGATCCGGTCTGCCAACAAGGCCGGTCTGGTCTCCGAGTGGAACTCGGACATGGGCACCTATGTCCGCACCGAGCCGCTGGATGGCGGTGACATCGCGGACGCGATCATCGACAGTTCCCATCTGATTCCCGAACTGGCCGAGCAGCTTGAGCGGATCGACGTCGACGCCATCCTGAACGACATCCGCGTCATTCAGGACGAGATGACGCTTGTCCATGATGACGTGACGACGATCCATGAGGAGTTGGCCGGGCGCGTCCAGGCCATCATCGACAATCTGGGAATCCCGGACGTCGAGGGTTTGTCTGAGGATCTGCTGAACGCCCTGACGCTCGGCTATGAGCATTTCGAGGAGATCAAGGCCAACCGTGGCATCACGGATCGCCGGGCGGCCGTGGTCGACACCAAGGTTCAAGAGCTTCAGACGGAAGATGCCAATCTCGCCGAGCAGGTGACGACGGTCGCGGCCGAGTTCGATGACAAGATCGCCTTGGTCAATCAGAACCTGAACGCCCAGGCGACCGAAGATGCCGCGCTGGCGCAGCAGATCACCGAGCTGTCGGTGCGGGTGGACGAGGATATTGCCGCAGCGATCAACGAAACCAACCGCGTGATGGCGTCGGCTGATCAGAGCTTGGCAGAGTCTATTAACACGCTCAGTTCCGAGCTGAATGGCAATATCGCCGTCCTTCAGACCAACCAGCAGACGCTGGTCGAAAACGACCAGGCGCTTGCGCAAAACATCACGACTCTCAGCTCCCAGATGGACGACAGCATCGCCATTCTGGAGAGCAACGACCAGGCGCTTGCGAGCAACGACCAGGCGCTTGCAACCAGCATCGACACTTTGAGTTCCGAGCTGAATGGTAATATCGCCATTCTGGAAAGCAACCAGCAGACGCTGGTGGACAACGACCAGTCTTTGGCCCAGAGCATCAACACTCTGAGCGCGGACTTCAACGACAAGTATGCTCTTATTCAGAGCAATACGCAGGCTTTGGCCGACGCCGATCAGGCTTTGGCCCAGAGCATCAACAGCCTGAACGCCACGTTCAATGACAACTATGCCGTTCTCCAGAACAACCAGCAGATTTTGGTCAATAATGACCAGTCGCTTGCGAGCAGCATCGACAGTCTGGGAACGCGGCTTGGGAACGCCGAGACCGCTATCACGAACGAGCAGACCGCCCGGTCGACGTTCGATCAAGCCGTCGTTCAGGATCTGAACAACCTCGCTGCGGCCATCAACAACAACTCCGCCGCCATCACGAACGAGCAGAATGCTCGGGCTAGTGCGGACGGCTCGCTCGCCAACAACATCACCACGCTCCAGACCGCGCACAACAACATGGTGACGACGGTAAACCAGACCGTCAACGCCGTGAACGGCTTGAGCGGCCAATACACCGTCAAGATCGACAACAACGGCTATGTCACCGGCTTTGGTTTGGCGAGCTATCCGCGCAACGGCACGCCCTACAGCGAGTTCATTGTTCGAGCCGACGCCTTTGCTGTTGTGCAGCCTGGATATCCCGGCATCGTGCCGTTCGGCGTCTACGGCGGTAGGGTGACGATGGATGCGGCCTATATCCGCGATCTGTCGGTGGACACCATCAAGATCAAGAACGGCGCGATTTCGCAGGTGGCCGGCGCGTCGGGGTCCTACACGGCCACGGCTTATATCAACATGGTGAACTCTGGCACGGTGACCGCGTGGGCGTTCGGGCAAACCGAGGTGTCTTCGGCTGGCGACAATCCGGGAGGAAGCGTCTCGATTACTTTGAATATCGACGGGCACAGATCGGCGCAAATATCGCAATGGGTCGGCGGCGGCGGCGTAAGCATGTCGGTAATGGGCGCCATGTGGGTTAATCCTGGCGGTCACAATGCGCAGGTTACTGTCTCTGGAGGCAGCGCCCGTGGCGTAGTTGTTGTGATTATGGGGCTGAACAAATGATCGTTCACTATACAGCGCACGACGAGAATGGACGCATTTTGTTCTGCGGTAACTGTGACGATTCGGTTCTTCACATGGCAGAACAGGAAGCGATGGATAAAGGCGCTTTGTTTTTGACTGAACAGAGCGATTTCCACAAGGATTATGTCCTGAACGGAAAGGTCATGCCGCGGCCAACCCCTGTGCTCGACAAGTCCCAGATCGCCGCTGACGACGCCGACACGGCGACGATCAGCGGGTTGCCCGATCCGGGCACGGTGATTATCGACGGCGAGACCTACGAGATCGCCGGCGGCGTGCTTGAGATCACGTCGCCTATGCCGGCCACCTATCAGATCGAGGTGCCTGAGCAGTTCCCCTGGTTGCCTCTGGAAGTCGAGGTTGTCGCCGCATGAAGCTCTCCATCGTCAAAAACATGACGCCTCTGCGCGAAGCTGCGAAGCGTCGGATCGACGAGCAGGCTGTCCGTGTGCGTGAACGCCGAGCCAGCCACGGCGTCGATGCCATCTATGCCGAGAAGGGGCGGGAGGCGGAGCGATTTCAGACCTACGTCGCCCAGCACGGCACGGAGCCCGATCTGGCCGACTTCACATTCATGGTCGGCGAGGTCGAGCGCACAGGTATGGCGCCGGCTGAGGTGGCAGCGCTTTGGTCAAGTCTTCAGGCCGGCCTCAAGCCATTCCTGAATCAAGTCGAGATCGCCCGACTGACGGCCAAGAGCCGCGTGGACACGGCAGCCACGCCAGGCGAGATCGACGCCATCGTTGCGTCCATTGTTTGGCCCGAATGATCAATCAAGATTGACTGATCTTTTGGTCTCCTTGTATCATGGACGGAGCATTTTCTGAGGATTTCGCATGACCTGGTATCGCACCGGAACCATCAATGTCACCGCGGGCTCGGCCAGCGTTGTTGGCGTGGACACGGTTTGGTCCACCAACATCAAGGCGGGTGATATTCTCACGGTCGATAACGACCGCTTCTATATGGTCGAGCAGGTCGTTGCGGACACCGGGTTGAAAATCTGGCCGGTGTGGGCTGGAGATACCGCAACTGGTCTTTCCTACGCGATCATCCGAAACTTTACCTTCACCACGAACGCCGATCTGGCGCGTCGGATGTCCGATCTCGTCGCCCGCTGGAAGGTGCGCGAAGACGAAATGATCGCGTGGCTGTCCGGCACGGTGACGGGCGGCCCCAACGGTGACGGCACATATCCGCTGACCGATCTGGAGGGCAACGTCCAGATGGTGAAGTGCCCGGCCTGGATCAGCGGCGTGCTCGGTGATCCGACGGTTGGCACGGCCATCGAGATCGTCAACGGCCTACAGTCCTATGCTCTGGATGCTGAATCGTCGGCCACGGCCGCGGCTGCATCGGCCAGCGAAGCTCTGTCTCACAAAGACGCCGCTGCCCTTTCGGCATCGAACGCGGAAAGCAGCGCCCAGACCGCGACCGACCATGCGGCGTCGACTCTGACGTATCGTGATCAGGCTCAGTTTGCCGCCTCCAACGCCGACATTTCCCGCGCCCAGGCCGAAACCGCAAAGACGGACGCTGCGGCCAGCGCCCAGGCCGCCGACGCCAGCGCCCAGGCCGCGGCCAGCAGTGCGACCATCGCAGAGGCGGCCGAGCTGTCTATTGTCGAGAGCGAAGCTAATGCTGTCGCGGCGGCAGGCGCGGCTCAGACATCCGAGGCGGCGGCTGCCCAGAGCGAGGCCAACGCTTCTGTTTTTGCGCAGTCCGCGTCTCAGTCGGCTACAGAGGCCGCAACGAGCGCTACGACCGCCAGCCAGGCCGCGACAGACGCCGCAACCAGCCTGAGTGATGCGCAGACGGCCAAGGATCAAGCTGTTGCGGCGCAAACGAGCGCCGAAACCAGCGCCACGGCTGCCGCGAACAGCGCCACGATCGCGCAGACTGCCGAACAGTCCATCACGAACAGTGAACTTGCCGCGTCGACCGCTGCGAGCGCGGCCCAGGCTGCACAGGTCGCGGCTGCCCAGAGCGAGACCAATGCTGCGGCTTCGGAATTGGCCGCGGCGCAGAGTGCTCTGAATGCCAGCGCGTCCGAGACGAATGCCGCCGCGTCCGAATTGGCGGCGTCTGCGTCGGCTGCCGCCGCCCTGGCGTCCGAACAGGCCGCAGCGACCAGCGAGACCAACGCAGCGACCAGCGAGACCAACGCAGCGACCAGCGAGACCAACGCGGCGACCAGCGAGACCAACGCCGCTGCCGCTGCATCCGCTGCCGCTGCATCCGCGACCAGTGCAGCGAGCAGCGAAACGACGGCTGTCAATAAGGCCGCCGAAGCGACCAGCGCTGCCGCGGCCGCTGCTCTGTCGGAGACCAACGCGACGTCCAGCGCCGCGACCGCTGCTCTGTCGGAGACCAATGCTCAGGCTTCCGCTGCCAACGCGGCGACCAGCGAGACCAACGCTGCCACGAGCGAAGCGAATGCGGCGACCAGCGAGACCAACGCCGGCGCGTCTGCGGCGTCTGCGCTGACCAGCAAGACCTCGGCCCAGGCCAGTGCAGACGCCGCCGCTCTGTCCGAAACGAACGCTGCTGCCTCGGCCGCCTCAGCTCTGTCCAGCAAGACCGCGGCGCAGACGGCGGCCACCAACGCTGCCCAGAGCAAGGTCGACGCTGCCGCCTCTGCTGCCAATGCCGCAACAAGCGAGACCAACGCTGCCGCTTCCGCCGCTTCTGCTCTGACCAGTGAGACCAACACGACTTCGGCCAAGAACGCCGCGGTTTCGGCCAAGGATACCGCTGTCAATGCGGCCAGCACCGCGACCACGGCCAAAAATGACGCCCAGACCGCTCGAAACGAAGCTGTGACGTCGGCGTCGAACGCCGCCAGCAGCGAGCTGAAGGCGCAGCGCTGGGCCGAGGCTCCGGCCAACGAAGACGCCAACGGTGCCGGAACCCGCTCCGCCTACCATTGGGCCATGCACGCTGCGGCTACGGTAGGCGGAGCGTTGACCTGGCGAGGCACCTGGGATGCCAGCACCGGACAGTATCCGGCCGCGCCTGGAAACGGCGACTTTTATCAGGTCGTGGTGGCGGGAACGCTACCGGATTTCGCAGTCGAACCTGGAATGATGCTTCTCTATTCGGATGTTGATGGGTGGAAAACCATCGGCGTTCCAATCGAGGAGAAGTTGAAGACGGTGGAAAGTAAGTCTCTCATTTACAGCTTGATCTTCGGATGAACGCATGGCTGAAAATCTGAAAAGTCTTGGCGCTACCCTGACCGCCACTGAACAGACGCTCTACACGACACCGGGCGGTTCCCGCACTGTGCTGGCTGTTGTGCAGGTCACCGGCGCGACCGGCACGGTGAAGATCGTGAAGGTTGATGGCTCCGAGCTGTTCATCATCGAGAACGAGCAGACCAAGGTCTCCGAGAAGTTCTTCATGGAGGCTGATGACCAGCTTGTGGCTGTTGGTGATGGGGCCAAGCTCGCCATCTCCTTCCTGGAGATGAACGACGCCGGCATCAGCGTCTCGGACGCCTTCGTCTATGCCCAGAACGCCCAGGCGTCGGCCACAGCGGCGGCAGGGAGCGCGACCGATGCCGCGGCAAGCGCTCAGTCGGCTGCCGACAGTCTGGCTGCAATGGGCACGGGCGCCACCGATGCGGCCAACAGCGCCCAGGCTGCGGCGGACTCCGCGCTTGAGGCCAGCGGCTATGCCAGTGCCGCCAATCTGGCAAAGACCGGCGCAGAGAGCGCTCGCGATGCTGCTGTGACGGCCCGCAATGCCGCTCAGAGTGCGGAAACGAACGCGGCCGGCAGCGCCAGCGATGCTCTGACCCACAAGAACGCGGCGGAAACGGCCGTCACCAACGCCGAAAGCGCTCGGGACGCAGCGATCACCGCCCGCGACGTGACGCTTGGCTATCGTGATCAGGCGCAGACGGCGGCCACCAACGCTGACAACAGCGCGACGGCAGCCTCGGGCAGCGCCAGCGATGCCAACACCGCCAAGCTCGCGGCTCAGACGGCCGAGAGCAATGCTGCTACCTCGGCAACGGCGGCGCAGCAGTGGGCCGAGCAGCCCGAAGATATCGTGGTGATGAACGACGGGTCCGATCACTTCTCGGCTCTACACCACGCGAACAAGGCCGGCGCGTCGGCTACCAACGCCCTGAGCAGCGAGCAGACCGCAGCTTCGGCGCGCGATGCTGCGATCTCGGCGCGGGACGAGGCTATTACCGCGCGGAATGACGCCCAGACGGCCGCCGGTAACGCCAGCGCCAGTGCCGGCAACGCCCAAGCGGCCGCGACCAACGCCAGCACCAGTGCCAGCAACGCCGCAGGCAGTGCGACGGATGCCGCCGATGCCGCCCTTCTGGCCGAGCGCTGGTCCTCGGCGCCGGTCAACGAAGACGTGGACGGCGCAGGCACGCGCTCGGCATATCACTGGGCACAGCAGGCGATTGCCACGGCGTCCGGTCAGCTCACCTGGCGTGGGCTCTTTGATGCCAGTGGCGGCAGTTACCCGCCGTCGCCAACGACCGGCGATTACTACCGGATCAGTGTGGCCGGCACGCTGCCCGATTTCGACGTCAACGTGGGTGATGCGCTGATCTACGGCGGCACCGACGGCTGGCAGAAGCTCGACAACACCGAACAGGTCACCAGCGTCTCTGGCCGCACCGGCGACGTGACGATCAACCAGATTCTGACCGACCTGAAGGGCGTCGATGGTGCCAACTCCGGCCTCGACGCTGATCTTCTCGACGGTCAGCAGGCCAGTGATTTTGCTCCAGCGACCCATGTGGGGTCTGGCGGCGCGGCGCACGCGGATGTCGTGGCAGGCGGCGCCTCTGGTTTCATGACCGGTGCCGACAAGACCAAGCTCGATGGCATCGAAGCCGGGGCCACGGGCGACATGACGCCCGAGGAAATCCTGACCGCAGTCAAGACCGTGGACGGCAGCACGTCCGGTCTCGACGCTGATCTGCTTGATGGTCAGCACGCCAGCGATTTCGCCCCCTCGGCCCATGTCGGCGCTGCCGGCACCGGCGCCCACCCGCTGGCGACCGCCAGCGGCAGTGCCGGCTTCCTGAGCGGCGCGGACAAGGCCAAGCTGGACGGGATTGAAGCTGGCGCCACCGGCGACATGACCCCGACCGAGATCCTGACGGCCATCAAGTCGGTCGACGGCCCCAGCTCCGGTCTGGATGCGGACACCCTTGACGGTCAGCAGGCATCGGCCTTCGCCCCGGCCACGCACGTCGGGTCCGGTGCGTCTGCGCACGCGGCTGTCGTTGCCAACGGCGATGCGGGTTTCATGACCGGTGCCGACAAGGCGAAGCTCGACGGGATTGAGGCGGGCGCGACCGCGGATATGACCGCTTCCGAGATCCTCACCGCGGTCAAGACCGTGGACGGTGCCGGTTCGGGCCTGGACGCCGACACTCTGGACGGCCAGCAGGCCAGTGCTTTTGCTGCGGCATCGCATGGACACGGCGCCTCCGAAGTTTCCTACGACAACGCCTCCTCCGGGCTGGCCGCCACGACCGCACAGGCGGCGATTGATGAGTTGGGCACGACCAAGTTGGGCACCGGCACGACCACCGACGCCATCGCCGAGGGGAGCGCGAACCTCTACTACACCGCCGCGCGCGCCAAGGCGGATGTGACCAAGGCGGATGTTGGTCTTGGCAACGTGCCGAACGTGGATGCGACGGTCTTTGCCAACTGGCAGCAGAACGGCGCTCCTCTCTTGGGCGTGCCGATCTGGAATGGCTCACAGTGGCTGACGGCTGGCGCGGGCTCGTTGGTGTGGGTTGGAAACCTCAGCGCCAACAACAGCGGCGCCCTGAGCATGACCGGCGCAACGAATTATTACGAGTTCGTTTGGGTTATCCATAACCTCGTGCCCACCACCGACGGCGATCATCTGTTCGTGCAGTTTTCGACCGACAACGGAACGACGTATCTGTCAGGTGCGGCTGATTACCAGTCGACCGCTTTGAGCTACACCTCGGCTGGCGCCGGCTCCATCGCGGCAAACGCCGCCATCAACGCCATGCGTATGACCGTGCAGGGCCTGGGCGGAGCGGCTGGCGAAACCGGCTACTGCGGAATACTGCACATTGTGCGAAATAACACCGCCAAGAAGAACCAAGTCTATTGGAATGGCGGCTACATGAACAGCGATGGCAATCAGAGCCTGTCGATCGGATCCGCGCACTGCGTCACACAATCGCCAGTAAACGCTGTGCGTTTGATCATGGGGTCCGGCACGATTGCTTCCGGCAATGTCGCCATTTACGGGTTGAGGATCTGATATGCAGGAAGTCACGCTTCGACTTGATGCTGAAACGCCGACCGTTGAAGAAGTGGCGTTTGCTCCCGCCACGTTGGCCGAGGTCCAGGCGTTCTGGCGCGGCACGGCGGAAGCCGCCTATCAGCGCCGGCGCGACGAGTTCTCCAAGATCCGGGACGCCGGCATCAACGCCGGCGCGCCCTGGACGACGCCTCTCGGCACCCAGGACCGCATCGACCTGCGCCGTCAGGAAGATCGCACCAATCTGCTCGGTCTTGCCATGATGGCGGATCGCTACACGGCGGCCGGCATCAACGATCCAGCCATCGTTTTCACGTCCGCCTCGGACATTGACTACACCCTGACGCCGGATCAGGCCCGCGCCATGACCGATCTGGCGGCGGCATGGGTCGACGACTGGCATCAGGCGACCCGTCAGCACAAGCTGGCGGTCAAGGCCATCTTCGAGGATCCGGCGCTGACCGAGAACGAGAAGATCGACGCCATCAACGCCTACGACCCGGCCTCCAATGGCGGCTGGCCGGATACGGTCTGAGGCAGCCTCCCATGATCACGCTGCGGTTCTCGACCCTCGATGATCTAACCGGCCGGGTGGTCCAGTGGGCCACCTGGTCTTGGGCCAGTCATGTCGATGTGGTGCTGACGGACGGCTCCCTGATCGGCGCCATTCCGAAGCGTGGCGTCGTGATGCGCGTGCCGGATCAGGCGGGCCGCGTCGAGTTCTACCATGTGCAGGTGCCCGCAGGCCCAGTGATCGAACGAATGCTGTCGCAGATTGGGCGACCCTATGACTGGCCCGGCATCATGGGCTGGGCGCTTCGGCGCGACTGGCAGGATCCGCACGCCTGGTTCTGCTCTGAGCTGGTCGCTTGGGCTTTCGAGAACGCCGGGTTTCCGCTGTTGCGATCCGAGGGTTTGTCACGAATCACGCCGCGCGACCTTTTGATGAGCCCAATGCTGCGCAAAAGCGCCTGGAATGACAGACCCGTCCGGTCTATAATCAATCAACTTTGATTGATCTTTGCGACGCTATGAGCACTCCGCCTGTTGAAGATATCGCCAACTTCCGTGCTGAGGTGAACTCGCGCATCGGCCAGATCGAGAAATGGCTGGAGCGAGTCACGGTCGCTGTCGAGCGACTGACCGAGAACCGCGAGCGGATCCTGGTTCTTGAAGTGAGGCTCAAGAGCGAGCTGGACCGCCAGGACCGCGAAATCGACCTGCTGCGCGCGGAACTCGCCGGCATCCGCGATGATCTTCAGAAGATCGGCGACCTCAGCAATGACCAAAACGTGACGATTGCCAAGCTGGACGCCTCAAAAGCGACGGTGCTTATGCTCGTCAGCGCGGCGATTTCCGGCCTGGCTACATGGCTCTTTAGTCAATGGGGCGGCCACCAATGAACCAAACGCCATCTGAAGCCATTCAGGATATTATCAACGAGATCATCGAGACCGAAGGTGGGTTCGTCAACGACCCGGACGACCCCGGCGGCGCGACCAAGCACGGCGTTTCGCTTCGATATGCCAAGAGCCGCGGCCTGATGTTCGACCTGGACGGTGACGGCGACGTGGATATCGACGACATCCGGCGCGTGACGCCCGAGATCGCCTTTGATGCCTTCTACCAGGATTTTTACCTAACGCCTCGGTTTGACGAGCTGCCCGAGCTGTTGCAGCCGCAGATGACCGACTTCGGTGTCAACAGCGGCCCGGTTCGAGCCGTGAAGTCTCTCCAGCGTGTCGTCTGTCTGCTCGGCCATCCGATCACGATGGACGGAAAGATCGGCCCCAACACGCTGCGCGCCGTCAAAGGCGCCATCGAGCGCTTTGGCGTCGTCAAGGTCAACAACGATCTGGTGCTGACCCGCCTCGATTACCTGAAGGGGATCGCGCATCGCCGTCCGGCCAGCCGAAAGTATCTGAACGGCTGGACCCGGCGTGCCCGGAGCTACCTGCTGTGACGGAAATCGCCGGTATGCCGCCGGCGCCGTGGACGATCCGCCGGCGCATCGTCGCTCTGTCGCTGCTGTTCTGCGCCGGCGTGATCGTCCACTCCATGATCTGGCAGGACAGCGAGAGCATTGCCGAGGTGGTGATCACCAACGCCTTTTGGTCGGCCGGCGCCATCATCGGCAGCTACGTCTTCGGCGCAGTTTGGGATGACCAGAACCATCGGCGCGCCCTGGGGAGGGACCACCGATGACAGTTGCCTTGTTTCGCGCGTGGCAGATCGGCCGGTTTGCGGTGTCGGCACTGACCTCGGCCGTGACCGGAAAACGCTTTTTAAAGCTCGCTGGTGCGCTTCTCGCTGTCGTCGCTGTCGTCGTTGCGATCATGTATGTGGCACGCATCAGGGACGCTCTGAGTGACGCTGAGAGCGCGCTCCACGTCGAACGAAGCGCGCGCATCGAAGCAGAAGCGCGCGTCGAGCACTGGAAGACGGAATATCAGGCGGCGGCCGACCGGCTGAGCGATCTGATGCTCGCCAACAAGATCAGCCGAGCGCGCATCGCTGAACTGACCCACGCCATCAACACTCTCGATCTGGAGAAGCACGTTCATGCGGATCCAAAAGGGGCTGCTGCTCGCCTTGATGCTGCCAATCGCGACATCAACCGGCTGCTCGAACAGGCCGGTGGTCATTGACGACCCCAGACCGGCCATCGTTCATCCTCCGCTGCCAGCTCCGCTGACGCTGGAGGACGAAGCGTTCACGGTCTCCGAGACCGGAGAGTTTTGCCTGTCGGCAGAGGAAGCGGAGAAGATGTTGCGGAACAAGACCGGAGTGTTGCTTTGGATGGAAGAAGCCAACAATCTTCTCCGTTATTACAGGAGCTTGGAATGACGAGCCGGCGCCGTCTCGCTCTTAGAGTTATTCTCTATAGGTTTTAAGAGAAGAATCTCTAAGAGTATTATTTATTATATATTATATATAACAGAGCGCGGACTTGGAAATGATGACGCCGGACACGATCACGAGATTCGCCAAGGTCTACAATGACGTCGCGGCCTACCCGACCCTCAGCGACGTCGCGCGCGAGCTTGGCGTGGCCCACAAGACAGTCAAGAACCAGGCCGCCATCATTCGCCGGCTGCGACGAGGCGATGGCAGCATCCCCGAGCTGGTCTCAAGGGCCAATCTGACACGCCCGGTTGGCGAGCAGTTCCGGGACATTGCGACGTCGCTGCCGGACCCGGACGAGCCCATCGAAACGCTGATTGAGCGAGCCTGTCAGGCGAACGACCGTCTTGCTGACTGGCATCGGGCGCGCAATGTGGTTCAGGTGCGGATCAAGACGCCCGGCCCCTTTGGCGTCGTTGGTCTGCCGGACAATCATCTGAACAATCCGGGCACACACCTGCGCCGTGTCTTTCAGGACGCCGATCTGATCGCCCAACACCCGGCGCTCTACGCCGTGGCGGTTGGAGACTGGCTGGACAACTTCATCGTCGGCCGCCTGGAGCGCGAGCGCCGCGGCGACATCATGAGCCATGACGATTCCTGGCGTCTGCTGGAGCATTATGTGGCAACCCTGATGCCGAAGCTGGTGGCGGCGATCAGCGGCAATCACATGGACTGGAGCAAGTCTCTGGGCGGCGTCGACGTGCTCAAGCGGATGTTTGAAGACGCCGGCCTGGGGCCGATCTACGACACCGACGAAATCCGCGTCGAGCTGATCTCCCCGGACGGCACATCGTGGCTGCACAAGGTTCGGCACAAGTATCGCGGACACTCGAAATACAACCAGGTTCACGGCATCCTGGTGGACATGCTGGAGAACTGGCAGGGCGAGGATGTCTTCTGGGGTGGTCACATTCACACCGCCGGGCATCTGTCGATTCAGAAGAAGTGGGCCGGCGAAAGCCGGACCGTCCGGGGTGTCCAGCTTGGCGCTTACAAGCTGATCGACGGCTATGCCCGGCAGGAAGGCTTCCGGGAGAACACACCGTTCCTGGTGCCGATGGTGGTGCATGACCCCGCCGGCCGGCGCACCCTGTTCTTCGAGGACATGCGGGACGGCCTGCGCCATCTCGACATGCTGCGCTCCGCTGCCGGATCTGCACTCGCCGCTTGACATCGCTCGGAAGGTAGATCAAGATTGATTGATGGGTTGCGGCTTCCTTTTCCTCTCAGCTTGAACCTCCGTGTGGCGGCGCACTTGTTGCGCCGCCTTTTTTTTCACGCACGGAGGTTTTGTAAAGTCAATATGGGATCAATAATCGTTGATCTGTTAAAATAAGAGCCCAGGACCAAACCTGTCTTCAAGGGACAAGACATGGCTCGCAGGATCAATCGCCCCACCAAGGCCGAGACACGGGAACAACGCAAGGCTGCGCGACTGGAGAGAAAGAACAACATGCCCCTTATTGAGCTTGTTGCCGAGCGCGAGGCACGGGAGCAGACACGTCGGGCGCCGACCCGCCTGGATCCCAAAACCCTGAAGCCTCGCACGGCAAACCAGGCCCTTTATGACCAACTGATCACCACCAAGGATCTCGTCTTCGGACTGGGCGTGGCCGGCACCGGCAAGACCTGGTGGAGCGTGGCCCGTGCCTGTCGGGCTTTTGAAGCCGGCGAGATCGAGCGTATCGTCTGCACCCGCCCGGCCATCGAGTCCGGTCAGAGCATGGGCTACCTGCCGGGCACCCTGGAGGAGAAGTTCGCCAACTACTTCCGACCGGTGCGTGCGGCCCTGGAGCAGTTCCTCGGCACCGGACACGCCAACTACCTGATCGAGCATGGTCGGATTCAGGTAGCGCCCCTTGAGTTCATCCGCGGCGAGACCTTCAGCAACTGCTGGGTCATCGCCGACGAAATGCAGAACGCCACCGTCGCCCAGCACAAGCTGCTGCTCTCTCGCTTCGGCGAGAACTGCAAGATGGTCCTGAACGGCGACCCTGAGCAGTGTGACCTGCCGAGACAGGACCTGTCCGGGCTGCTGGACGCCTGGCGTCGGATGCGTGATGTGCCGGGCGTTGGCGCTGTTGAGTTCAGCCCGGAGGACATCGTGCGCTCCGGCATGTGTAAGGCGGTCATTCTCGCCTATCGAAACCCGGCACCTCAAAGCGCAGCGCCAACGTCTGAGCGCTATATCGTCAATGAAAGCGAAAGCGACAACGCCGGTCTGATGCGGATGCTCAAGGCCGGCTAAACCGGTCTGGAGTCTCGATGTATCAGGAACTGGAAATTCTCGGCACCTTTCCCGGCGCGCACCGGCCGCCGATGGCGCTCGATCGTGTGATGTTCACACGCATCCCACGCGAGCGCCTGGAGCCCGAGCGCACCCTGTTCCAGCACAAGTGGTGGGATTACCGCTTTATGCACCCCACCCTCGCCACGTCGTATTACGCGCATTGCTATAAAAGTGTGTATCGCACGATCTGGCGGCGACACATGGATCATCGCTCGGCCGGCTACGTCGCAGGCATCAAGGCCGACGACATCTTCGAGCTGCCTGAAGGCGCCAACGAAAAGGCGCGTCGGTCGCTCAACAACACGGTCGCGGCCTGCTGGCGTGGTCGTCAGGTCGCGGATGCGATGGGTATCCCTTATGAGACCTACATTGAGCTGGCGATGACGAAGGCGATGAGCTGGTCGCGGAAGTATCTGCCGCGACCGAGCCAGCTCTATTCCGATGAGATCATCGAGGCGGTGCAGGCCGGCTGGGACGAGCTGACCGCCGGCAAGTTCCTCATCGCCAACGACCCGCGCTATCGGATTGGTCAGTGGCAGGGCACGCCGGCACAGATCGCACACGAAAGCTGGGTCTGCACCCAGATCGCCCGACGCACTCCTGGCACGCGCGCCTATCTTCTGCACAGACATCTTTGGGTCGATCCGGTGATCCGCGGGGAGATTGCGCGCGCTCGCTTCGGCGACGACGAGATCGAGCGGGCCAAGTTGGCGGCTTGAGGCGTCTTTAGCCGTCTCGTTCCCAAGTGCAAAGATCAATCAACTTTGATATATCATTTACGCAGAATCACACACCCTGGAGGAAAGCATGGGAGCCGTTCCGTCTCAGATGATGTCGACCGCAGCGCGACAGAAGGCCAAGCCGGGTCGGAGTTGGTCGCACCAGAATGACCTTTCTCACGCCATCGGCAAGAAGGTGCGGATTGAGATCGTAGCTGGTTCCGACGTCAAGACGCGGGAAGGCCGGCTGCTCGCCGCAGATCAGTTCACGTTGAAGTTGGAGCTGACCGGCGGCAACCGCGCCGGCGACGTGGTGATCTATTTCAAATCCGCCCTCATGAGCTTTGAGGTCCGAGCATGACGGTAGTCGCAGCGGAGATCGAAACCGAAGACGAGGTGGCTGGCGGCGAAGAAATCGAGGTCGCCTACGGCTTCAACGAGGATTTCCAGACCAAGATCGTAGCCCTGGCGCTTCGGGACCCGACGTTCCTGGCGCGCACCGAGGGGCTGATCAAGCCCGATTATCTGACCAACGTCGGCGAGGCCGCGCTGTTCGACCTGATCCGGGGGCATTACGCCCGGTTCCGGTCTCCGCCCGACAAGGCAGCTCTTGGCGTGCTGCTGAAGGAGGCCGTCGCCTCCAAGAAGATCCGCAGTGACATTCTGGCCGAGGTCAAGGATGCCGTGCGATCGGTCTATGCAGCGGACATCTCCGGCGGCGCCTTTGCGGTCGAGAAGGTCGCTGAGTTTGCGCGCGAGAGGGCTGTTGAGAAGGCCATGATCGAAAGCGTCGGTCGTCTGGAGAAGGGCGACTTCGCGGGTATCGAGAAGGCCATGCGCGAGGCCCTGCTGGTGGGCGAGGGCGAGGCCGACACCGGCTATGACTTCTTCGAGCAGATCGAGGGTCGCACGGAAACGCGAGTCTCGATCATGTCGGGGACGAAGGTGCCGACCGGCATTACCACCGGGGTCGAGGAGCTGGATGCGCTGCTCTATCACCGGGGCTGGGGCCTTCGGGAGCTGTCGCTGATCATGGGTCCGGCCAAAGGCGGCAAGTCGTTGGCTCTGGGCGAGTTCGCCTAGGCCGCGGCCCTGTCCCCCAAGCGGCACAACGTCCTGATCGTGACCCTTGAGGTGTCAGCCGCGATCTACGCCGATCGTCTGGACGCCAACATTACGGACACGGCCATCAAGACACTCAAGGACAGCCCGCACAAGGTGCGGACAGAGATCGACCGGCTGAAGGCCAGGTCCGGTCTGCTGAAGATCCACGAGTATCCGACGGGCACTCTGAAGCCGTCGAAGCTGCGCCGGCTGCTGGAGAACTACCGGGCACGGGGCATCCTGTTCGACCTGGTGGTGGTCGACTACGCCGACCTGATGGCGCCGGAGTTCCGCACCGACAGCGATATCGCCAACTTCCGCTCGATCTATGTGGATCTGCGCGGCATCGCTCAGGAATACAACCTGGCGCTCCTGACGGCCACACAAACAAACCGCGAAGGAGCGAAAAAGGTCACGTCGTCGATGACGGACGTTGCGGAAGATTTCAACAAGATCCGCATCGCCGACATCGTGATTTCGATCAACGCAACCCAGGAAGAAAAGGACTCGGGCGAAGCTCGGCTTTTCTTTGCGGCCAGTCGTAACACGGAAGATGGCTTCACGCTGCGCATTTCTCAGGACCGCTCCAAGATGAAGTTCATCAAGCGGGTTCTTGGGCGTGAATGACCGACCGACAAGACTTCGCGCTTTTGCTATATCGTTAAAGAGCGAAAACACGATAGCGCGAAACGGAGAGCGACATGGCTTTAAGTCTGGACAAGCTGCGCGTCGGAATGTCGCTGAAGTATCTGGGCGATCATGTTCCGGCCGCATCCAAGTTTCTTCGCGGCAAGGGCGAAAAGACGGGCAAATGGCTGCTACCGCACTTCCGGGAGGATGACGACAAGACGGCCTGGAAGGACCTGTCCGGCATTCGATCGTCGGAGCATTCCTACGTCATCGACGAGATCAGGCGCGGGCGCAAGGACAAGCGGGGTAAGGATCTGCCGCCGCTGATCGTTCTGCGCATGGAGCCGGCTCCTCTCGCGGGAGAGTATGCACTCTATCCCAAGGTTGGGCTGCGCCTGGAGGACTTGGACGCCAAGTTTGTGCTGACGGATGGCTTCGAGCCCCATGAGTCCCGACTGGCGGACTCTGACGAAATGCCCGTGCCGCCCCCGCCCATCGACATTGCGGCCGCGGTTGCGGCCAATCCGAGCTGGGGCCTGTTCTGATGGCTGACGATCTCAGGGAGATGCTGAACCGGCTCGACATGGAGTTCTATGCCGAGCGCGAGGGGTTAACCTACAAGGTCACGTCCGGTCAGAACGGCGCACAGTTGAATCTGAAGGAGTGCCCGGCGTGCGGCGACAGCCGCTGGCGCACCTACATCAACGCCGAGACCGGTCTCGGTAACTGTTTCGTGTGTTCGGAAACCTTCAGCAAATGGGGGTTCATCCAGCACCACACCGGGATGAACAACGCCGAAACCTTCCGGCATATCCGGGAAGTCCTGCACGAGCAGGGCTGGCGCCCGCGGCGCACCACCACGGCCGCCGTGGAGATTCCCGACAAGATCCACCTGCCCGCCTCGATCCCTCTGCCCTACGAGGGGCAGAATCTCGTCTATCTGGAAAGGCGAGGCATTGACGCCGACATGGCCGGCTACTTTCACCTGCGCTACTGCGAGGACGCCTGGTGGAACTACACCAAGGAGGATGGCAGCCGCGGCGGTCAGAATTTCGGGCAGCGGGTCATCATCCCGGTGTTCGATCTCGACGGCAAGCTGGTCACCTTCCAGGGCCGTGACGTCACCGGCACGAGCGACCGGAAATACCTGTTCCCTGCCACGCTGCCGGCCACCGGGCGGTTCCTCTACAACGGCCACAACGTGATCCGCACGAGGCGGGTGGTGGTCGGCGAAGGCGCCTTCGACGTCATGGCGCTGAAGGTCGCCGTCGATGGGGAGCCCGAGCTGCGCGATATCGTGCCCATCGGCACCTTCGGCAAGCATCTGTCGGCCGGCGGCGGTTCGGATCAGCTCGGCGCGTTTCTGGAGCTACGCCGGCGCGGTGTGGAGGAGGTGGTCTTCTGTTGGGACGGGGAGACCGCCGCGCTGAACGCAGCGGCGGATGCCGGTCTGCTGTTGGGCAAGATCGGCCTGCGTGCCAAAGTTGCCCTGCTGCCGAAGGGGCTCGACCCCAACGAGGCCAGGCCGGACGTGGTGCGTCAGGCCATCTGGCAGGCCGCGCCCGTCACATCGGCTCAGGTCGTTCGTTGGCGCCTGCGAAACCCTTATCGTTGAGGCCATCATGCTGCGCATTCTTCTCTGTCTCGTGCTGGTCGCAACACCCGCTGCCGCTGATGGTCTATCGGGCAGGGTCGGGCACGTCCGGGACGGGGACACGTTCATCGTCGGCGGGCAGCCGGTGCGGCTGTGGGGACTTCACGCGCCGGAGCTGCGGGAGCCTGGTGGAGAGCAGGCCAAGGCGTTCATGGAGCGTCTTGTTTTGGGGCAGGTGGTTGTCTGCGCGCGCAAGGGACGATCTCACGACAGGATCGTCGCACGTTGCTGGCTGGGCAATCAGGACGTTGCGGAGGCGCTGGTCGAGGCTGGCTTGGGACGAGATTGCCCTGCCTTCTCGGGCGGTCTTTACGCGACCTCGGAACAGCCCCAAGCGCGACACATGACGCTGCCCCGCTACTGCGACTAAGCGGGCTCTCATTTCCGTGAAAAGATCAATCAATCCTGACGTATGCCCAAGCGCTCGTCGCTATATTGATCATGCACGCGAAAGCACACGGAGAGCGCACAATGTTCCCGCTGAAGGTCACAAAGCGCTCCTTCGATCACAGAGGCGGAACGAAGGAGTATCACACATTATTGATCGCCGCGAGCAACGGCGATGAACGTGGGCTGCTGGTCAAGCGCTGGGGCAAGACCGGCGCCTGGGGTCAGCTCCAGTTCATCGGTGGCGACACGACCAGGGTCACCGCTGAATACGACAAGGTTATCCGGGAGAAATCCGGTCGCGGCTATAGCCCGACCAAGCAGACCGATAGGACGGTCAACAGCGTTGCCGAGCTGCGCGAAGCGGTCGGGCCGGGCTACTGGCGCGAGATGGGCTCGTATCTGCCTGATCTGCTGCCGGACGTTGATCCCGCCGAGTTCGTCGGCGCCAAGAGCGCCGCTGAGCCCCGCTGGGACGACGAGGGCAACCCGACCGGCGCCGGGCCGCGCAAACCCAAGCTCGTCGATGAGACGCCCCCTTCAATGACCGTTACGGAACAGATCGCCGCAAACCCGCTGTGGGGTTCCTTCTGACGCGCTCGCACACGGAGGCTGAAAAGCATGAGCTACCAATACGGTTATTCTCGGATGGCGCGACCGGATAATTTGTTTCAGTTCGAGTGCCCGGTGTTCAAGCTGAATGTTCAGGCGCGCATCTGCTTCAAGGTCCACGAGACCTTCATGAAGGGGCAGCCGCACCCCAAGCGGCCGGGTTGCAATGCCTGCTTGTCGGCCAACAAGTGCCCGATCCACTACATGATCAAAGAGGCCATTCGCACTCAAAAGGAAGCCTACTTCTCGACGACACCAACCGTGGGGTCGCTGTCCCAGGAGATCATCAGCGACGTCATGCCGGTCATGGTGCTGGAGCGCGATCTGAAACGGTTTGGCTGTTCTGCCAACGAAATCGCGGCGATCGAGGCCGCGACCATGCCACGCAGCGAATTGGCAAAGATCGAGACGGGCAAGCGCCGGAAGCGCGCCGCGGCCGTTTCGCGCGGCTCTGCAACCCACAAGGCTTCCGCGACCACTGATGCCACTGTCGAAGCGGCCACCCGCGGCGACATGACCGCCGCCATCAACGAAGCAACAAAGGACGCTGCCTGATGTCGATGAATGGAACCGACGTTCTGGCTTATCTCGACCGCATCGCGGCCGACAAGAGCCGGATCGCAAAGGAGGACATGCTGAAGCGGGTCATTGATGACCCGGTGTTTCAGCGGGCGCTGATCTACGCCTACAACCCCTTCATCACCTTTGGTGTGACGCCGCCGCGCGCCAAAGCGGCGGGTCGACAGCAGATCACAGAGGCCAGCAAGGTCTGGGCCGCCCTGGACGCCCTGGCGGATCGCACGTTCACCGGCAACGCGGCCCAGGTCTGCGTGCGTGAGTGGATGGTCGACGTCCTCGATCAGCCGAGCAGCGATCTTCTATTCCGCATTCTCAGCAAGGATCTGCGGTGCGGAATCAGCGTCAAGACGATCAACAAGGTCAAGCCCGGTTTGATCCCGACCTTCGACGTCATGTTGGCGCACAAGTATGAGGTCAAGCGGATCGTGACCTGGCCGGCAGCCGTCGAGCCCAAGCTGGACGGCCTGCGGGTCATCGCGGTCGCACAGAATGGGGACGTCCGGTTCTATTCGCGCACCGGCAAGCCGTTCACCTCGCTCGATCACCTCGTTTTGCCCGTTTTGACCATGCTGGATGGCGCTCGGGCGGGCGTGCAGAACGCCGAGACGGCTGTGGAGCTTGGCATCCCGGAGAAGCTGCGCGAGGTCTATTGGAAGCTGCTTGGCGACGACAAGCCGCGGCTGGTGCTGGACGGCGAGGTTGTTTCGGGTAACTTCAACGAGACCACCGGTGCCGTTCGTCGCAAGGACGAGCTGGCCGAGGATGCTGTGTTCAATGTCTTCGACGCCCTGCCATACGGTCTGTTCGCCGGCGCGAGCGCGGACATCAAGCTGCCTTACAAGGTGCGGCGGGGCTTCACTGAACACGTTCTGCGGCACGCGCTGCCCGAATCGCCTCTGAAGCTCGTGCCGCGCTACCTCGTTAATTCCGTTGACGAGATCCAGACCTATTACCAGACCTTCCGTGACCGGGGTCTGGAGGGCGCTATCGTCAAGCCGCTGGATGGCTTCTACCAGAAGAAGCGCTCTTTCGGCTGGATGAAGATGAAGGCCGAGGAGAGCGTCGACGTCCGCGTCACCGGCGCCTTCGAGGGCACGGGCAAGTATGAGGGTCAGCTCGGCGGCCTGATCGTGGACGTCGATGGTGTCGAGGTGCGCGTGGGCGGCGGCTTCACGGACGAGGAGCGTCGTCGTCTGTGGGAGGCGTTCCAGCGTGACCAGGCTGTTCGACACTGGCCGTCGCCTGGGCCGAACCCCGAGGTGCTTGGCCGGCTGATCGAGGTCGAATACCACGAGAAGACGCCTGACGGCAGCTTGCGTCATCCGCGCTTCGTGGCCTGGCGCGACGATAAGGACGCCGGCATTGAGGAGGCTGCGTGATGCCGTCGGAAGCCATGATCCGACGGGCCAAGGCGTTGCTGATCACGCCGGAGCAGCTTGACCTGCCGCCCGAAATCGTCGGACATTTGGTTGCACAGTTCCGCGAACACGCGCGAGACTTTGAAGCAATGGCGACGACCGCCGAAAAGCGTGCCGAGCTGCAAAAGATCATTGACGGTTGGAACGATCGGGCCGATTTCTTGGAGCGGCATGTGTTGCGCGGCGAACCATTGTCTGAAGACAGGAAGGAGCACGGTTTGTTCTAAGTTCCCTGCCCAGGGTTACAGGGCATGTTCTTCCTCCGTGTGCAGGGGCGGCCAACAGGGTCGCCCCTTTTTCTATGCGAAACAAAGTCCGCCGCGCGTTTCCGCTTGATTGTCCTGTAGCATTGAAATAACGTCTTTCTGTCTGAAACTTGAAAGAGGGGCTTTTCATGAAGCCGATCGCGAAAGAGCATTTAGCGCGCCACATTGGCGCAAAAATTGCGCTAAGGCGCATCGAAATTAGTTTGACGGCAGAGGAATTATCTCAGCAGATAAATCTTGATGTGGCCTCTTTGGACGAGATAGAGCGCGGATGTTTTTTTCCAGATGCTCATATTTTGCTTTTGATAAGCGATGCTCTCAGGGTTCCCGTTCAGTTTTTTTACGAAGGTATGTATGACGAGCCGCCACGCACCAGAGACCCAATTTTTTACAAGCGCGCATTGCAGGTGACGGAACGGCTCGAACGACGTCAGAGACAGCCGAAAAAGGACGTCTCCGTGCCCATGCACTGACATCAAAAGTCAATCAGCGCCTCGTGAACCTCGCTGTTGGCCTCGATGTATTTCTGGGTCGTGGCGAGGTTCTTGTGGCGCAGCAGGACCTGCACGTCCCTGATCGAACCGCCCGGCGTCTTCATGGCGCGCCGCGCCGCCAGGGTGCCGAATGTGCGGCGGCCAGAGTGCGACGAGCAGCCGATCAGCCCCGCCTTCTTGTAGAGCCGCCAGAACAGATACCCAACGGCATCGGCCCGCATGTGATAGGGCTCCTCCATTGGTGCCGGCCTGGTCAACGCGCCCGCTGTCGATCTGCGGCCCGTCGCGGCCGTCTCGGCACGCTCCGACAGAATCAGAGGCCAATGAGGCTGTCCCGGCACCTTTCGGAGCAGCTCGGCCAACGCCTCGCGGAGTTCGGGGTGAATAGGCACTCGGCCGCCCGAGCCCTGCTTGCAGATTTTGTCCTCCAGGTTGATGTGACTGCCGATGCCGCCAGAGGCATCCATGACGTGTCGGCGTTTCAGGCCGGCGATCTCCATGCGCCGCAGCCCGGCGCGCAGAGAGAGCAGAACGATCACTCGATCACGGTGCGGGTAGCGGCTCTTGTCGCATTCGGCGAGCAGCAGCGGCAGGTGTTTCTGGGGATCGAGGGTCTGGGCTTGACGACCTTGACGGGGCATTGACACGTCTCTCCTGGTATGCCAGTGTAACCCTGCAAGCGCGCTTGTCGTTCATGGCTTCGGCCATTTCCGAGGTGCTTCGGCGCCTCGGCCTCATTGAAGCAAGCGCAAGCTAGGTCGGCGAAACAACTGACTTCGGCTCTTCCGGGGAGACTCCGACCTCCCCGGCCTCATTGAACAAGGCGGCCTTCGGGCCGCCTTTTGTTTTAGAACTCCACGCGCGGAAAGCGCCAGGTCAGATGCAGGAAGTCGGGGCAGCGCGTGCCGGGCTTGTAGAAGCGGCCGCCCATCACATAGCACGCCAGATGAAACATGATGGCGCCGCGCCATTGCATTCCCTCTGCGTTCTGGCGTTTCAAAAACGCGACCTCAACGTGGCGCATGATCAGCTCGTCGGGCAGATGGTCACGCACAATCTCCGTTGCGGCAGCGATTTCGTGAGGTTGCGCATTCGTTAATTCGCCCTCTTCCATTTGGCCTGGGCTGGGCAGGTCCGGCGGAAAGGGCACCATCAAAACGACTCCTTGCGCGCGACCCGCATCTTTAATGATGGCTTTCGACAGGACGATTCGCATATTCACCCCTCAAAACTGAGCGCAAAAGGTAGATTATGCGCTCAGTCGGAAATTGGCGAGCTTTGAATGGTGCCGGTCGTATATTGCGCCGACAAACGTCCCAAAATCGCCCTAGCGAAATCGCCCTACTGCGCATTCGTGCATTAGCGTTTGTGCGAAGCGGTCGGGAACTGGCGAACCGATTTCTGACATCCGTCGTTCGCGTGCCATCAAACCCATATCCAGCCGTTGCGACTCGGGCCACAAAAGTTTTCCACAAGCGATGTTCGCCAGTTTCCGACCGAGCAGGTTATCCACAGGCTGAGTTCGCCAGTTCCCGACCGGATGTTCGCCAGTTTCCGACCGACTCGGGGGTTATCCACAGGCGAATCGAGTTATCCCTCGCCAGTTCCCGACCCTGTTCCATATAAACTAAAAACCTAACCCTAATAGTTCGGTCGGAAACTGGCGACTGGACTTCCGAGCATGTGGATGATTTGCTCTTGAGGGTTTGCGAGATCGGAGTTTCCTGGTGGGTGATCTACACAGCCTCATCCTCGCTCATGGCCGAGAGAAGGCGAAGGAGCTTGTAGACATCGACCAGCGGCACTTGGTCGATTCGGCCGCGCGCGTTCTTGAGGACGATCACCGCAGACTGAACCTGATCTATTCCGGCTTCTCTCAGACCTCCCTTCCTCTCCGCACGCCCAAGGAAACCATCTGGCGCCGCACCGGTGCCAACGTCACCCTGCTGATCGAAAGCGGCATGGAGGAAGACGGTGAGACCCCGGTCGGTCTGCCGGCGGGCTCGAAGGCCCGTATGATCCTGATCTATCTCCAGACGAGAGCGAAACAGACGGGCAGCCGGCGCGTGGAGCTGGGCGGCTCAATGGCGCAGTGGCTTCAAAACATGGGCGTGCCCACCGGCGGGTCGGCTTATGGCGAAGTCCGACGGCAGGCCCGGCGTATCTCGGCCTGCAAGCTGACCTTCTTCCTTGCGCACGAGAAGGACGGCGTGAAGACTCAGCATCGGCACAACGGCAGCTTCGTCGATGACGAGATCCTGATGACCTCGACCGACGCGCGCCAGCTCGCGCTCTGGAACGAGGAAGTGGTTCTGAACGAAATGTTCTATGCCAGCCTTGTCCAGCATCCGGTGCCGCTGCTGGAGGCCGGCGTGCGCGAGCTGGCGAGCAAGCCGATGGCCCTGGATATCTACTGTTGGCTCGCCTGGCGCCTTCATATCCTCGACAAGCCGCTTGATCTCGGCTGGCCTGCTTTGTTCGGGCAATTCGGTGGCGGTCTGCGCCAACTGAAGCACTTCAAGCCTGAGTTTGCACGCAATCTCGGACATGCCCTGGCGGTTTACCCGGCGGCCAATGTAAGGGTCCACGAACGAGGCGTTGTGCTGCAACCCAGCTTGGCCCCGACGGACTCGAAAATTTACCTATCCCACTGACGGACAACAAATTTTTTTGCTTTTCCCGTGAGCAGGGCAGCGATTGTGCGCTATATAAAAAATAGATCAGCGTTGATTTACCGTCTTGCGCTGGTCTCTGAATCTGCTATCGTCGCGTTGTCGATCAAACCTGACTGATCTGTCTGTCGGGCAAAAAAAGAAAAAGGTTTGCCAACAAGCCAATCGAAAACAAAAGGGGCCTACAAGGAGCAACCATGATGGCCGTTCAGGCAAAGAACACGCGCGCATCCGTTACACCCACTCGGTTGTCGAATTACATTTCTCGGCAGGTGGAAGCCCTTCGCGGCATCAAGTCGCAGCGTGAAATCGCCAGTGAAATCGGGTATCCGAAGGCCAATATCATCTCGATGTTCAAGACGGGCGAGGCAAAGGTGCCGCTGGAAAAGCTGCCGCCGCTTGCACGAGCCCTGGGAGTGGATCTGGGTCTGCTGCTTCGCCTTGGAATCGAGCAGTATATGCCAGAAGATACCGAGGCATGGCGCGATATCCACAAGCTGATGGAGCGTCTCGTTACAGACAATGAAATGGAAATCATTGTCTATATCCGCGAAGTGTCGGACAATACGGATCCGCACCTTGATGAAGACCGAAAGGTCGACTTGAAGCGGTCTTTCGGCATAGCCGAAGACGCTTAGGCGTTTCCAGTTCATTTCATGTAATCGAGGTGCCTTTCGAGAGTTGGGAGACAAAAGGCACCGTCGATACAAAAAAGGAGAAGACAAAAAAATGTCCGTCTGTGTCCAGAAGGTTGAAGGCGGTAGGGTGGTTGAGTTTCCTCTGGATGAAGCCCTTGAAATTCAGGGGAGCTTGGAAGACGTCTCGGTGGCTTTCGACAACAACGCCCTGCGTATCGTTCAAGGCTTTCTCCCACAGCGCGGTAAGGTGTCTCTGATTTACGCGCCTATTGGGCCGGCAGTTCTGTTGCCAATGTAAATAGCTATATTACCCGTCACTTGAAAAAGCTGGGCCAATCGCGCGCCCAGCTTTTTCGTGTTATATAATGTTCAGTCAAAAATGACTGAAGGGGTGATCAATGAACCAAGACATCATTGTGCTAAGAGAGGTCTGCACCAAAGTCACGCAGATGCTCGCCGGCATGGGCATCACTGTCACACAACGCGGCGTGTCGGCCTACGTCGAGACGGACTCGCGCACCCTCAAGCCGAAAAGGGTCAACATTCCCCACCTGCCGGACAACGCTACGCCGGAGTTGATTCTCGGCATCCAGGGGTTCATCGACCACGAGATCGCGCACATCCTTTTCACGGATTGGAAGGTGGTGAAGGCTGCCTCGAAGCTCGGCAAGGCCGTCGATATGCTTCACAACGTCGTCGAGGACACGTTCATCGAACGGGCCGTGCTGGGTAAGTTCCCCGGTTCTGCCTACAACCTCGAAAAGCTCCATCACTTCTTCATCGAGCACATAACCAAGCCGGCTCTGGAGAAAGTCGCAGGCGATCCGAACAATGAGTTCGCCGTGCTCATGGTGCCGATGGCACGCGCCTGGGCCGGGCAGAAGGTGTTCGCCGCGTTCATGCGCGAGAACGACCTGTGGGCGCGTATGAAGCCGTTCACGGACAAGATCGGTGATCTGTCGAAGGAGTTCCCGCGTGTGGACTCCAGCCAGGCCGCGCTCGATCTGGCGATCAAGATCGACAAGGCGTTGCGGAAGATCGAGCCGAAATCACCGACCGGCGCAGAGACATCGAAGCCCGAGAAGTCGGAAGGGGGCTCATCGAAGCCCGAGAAGCCCGCTGAGGGCGAGGGCGAGCCGTGTGACGGCAAGGACGAAAAGGAAGGTGCGTCTGGAGCGCCCTCAGAAAGCCCGAGAAAGCCCGAGGATGACGAGGGTGCCCCGGAGGAGAGCGCCGGCAAGGGCGACGCCCCGGAGCCTTCTGAGAGCGAATCTGAGGCCGCTCCCTCCGATGAAGACGAAACCTCGGGTGAGGAACCCTCCGATGAAGGTGAGGATGAATCCTCCGACGAAGATGGATCTTCGGGTGAAGGTGAGGACGAATCCTCCGACGAAGATGAATCTTCCGATGAAGGTGAGGACGAATCCTCCGACGAGAACGAAGGTGGGCTCTCTGGTGAAGGTGAGTTCTCAGGCAAGCTCTCGGGCGGAAGCGAATCTTGCGACGAGGCCGAAAATGATGGCGCCACCAGCGGCGAGGTGGAGATCGACTGGCTTGAGCCTATTGACGCCGAAGCCCTGAAGGCATCCGACTTCGATGAAGCGACGGCCCGCGAGATCAGCGTTTCGGCAACGGAGGCTGCTCATGAATCCGATTATGTGATCTACACGAACGATTGGGATCGCATCGAGACCTTCAGCGTGTCAAAGGGCTCGTTCGATGATGCTTGGATGCAGACGCTCGACGACCATACCCGGCAGATGGTCGGCGTCATGCAGAAGGACATCGAGCGCATGATGGCTGCTCGCAGCCAGGTCGTGAAGGTGCCGGGCTTCCGGTCCGGTCGGCTGCATTCCGCCAGTCTGCACCGTCTCGCGGCCGGCGACACCCGCGTCTTCCGGCGCATTCAGGACAATCGCTCTCTGGATACCGTCGTGTCGCTCGTGGTCGACTGTTCTGGCTCGATGGGCGGCATCAAGATCCACACTGCCATGTCGGCGGCCTACGCGCTCTCGCAGACCCTTGAGCGTGTCGGCATCCGCCATGAGTGCATCGGTTTCACGACCGACAACTTCGGCTTCCGCAGCATGAGCGGGACGAGCGCGCGGCTGATGCGGGACGAGGAACGCAAGACCGGCGTGTCGTTCTCCCGCGTCGAGCCGCTCTACATGCCGATCTTCAAGGGTTACGCGGAGCGTCTTACGGCCGAGGTCAAGCGCCGGTTTGCCGCAGCGCCCCACGAGCTACGCCTTGCCAACAATGTCGATGGCGAGTCTGTGCAGATCGCCGGCATCCGTCTGCTACGAGAGAAGGGTGCGCGGCGGGTGATGATCGTCCTGTCAGACGGTCAGCCCTGCGCCGCCGGCGATCACGGCGCCCAGGTCAGGCATCTGCGCAATACCGTCGCTGCTTTGGATCGCGCGGGCGTCGAGACGATCGGCATCGGCATCAAGGACAGCTCGGTGCGTCATTATTACCCGCGCCACGTCGTCCTGAACACGCTCGACGCCCTGCCCGGCCAGGTGATGTCCGAGATTAAGCGCATCCTGAAGTAGAGTCTTGACGCGCGCGCGGGTTCTGAAAGGTTCAATCAAAATTGACTTGTCGGCCTCGCGCGCGCGTCATATAAACTGAGCGTCAAAAGCGCTTCACAAAGCGCGAAAACACACGGAGAAGTGAGGAAAATGGCCGACAAAATCACCTGCCAGATTTGCGGTGAAGCCACCCATGCCATTCAGCTTCACCTGAAGGAGTCGCACCCGGAGTGGACCCTCGATCGCTACCGCGAAACCTACCCGGACGCTCCCGTGCTGTCCGAAAAGGCGCTCGCCGCTCTCAAGGCCCGCGCTGCCACAGCGACCAAGCGTGTCGAGACGGATGAGGGCGGCAGCGTGGTCTCGATGACATCTGTCGGTCGCGACATCAAACAGCCGATGCACGAGTTGTTCGGGTTCGGTGCCGTCAAGGCGGCGATGAACGCGCGTGGCGAGCCGATCATGGTTACGGTCAAAGGGTCAACCGATTTTGACGACATGATCCCGACTCTCGATCGGAACTATGTTTTTCACCTCGATCTGACCAAGACCATTCTGATGACCCTGGAGTTGAGCATGGCGCTCTATCTCTGGGGCTATCACGGCACCGGCAAGACCTCCAGCCTGCGCAATGTCTGCGCCGTGACGCGCCGGCCGTGGGTGCGCGTCCAGCACACCATCAACACCGAAGAGGCGCATATCGTCGGTCAGATGTTGGCCCGCGACGGTTCGACCTACTTCGAGCCTGGGCCGCTTGCTCTCGCCATGAAGCACGGCTGGGTCTACTGCGCCGATGAGTATGATTTCGCCATGCCGGCGGTTCTGGCGGTCTACCAGCCGGTTCTTGAGGGCGAACCCCTCTACATCAAGGAGGCGCCGCCCGAGTGGCGCCACATTGTGCCGCACCCGAACTTCCGCTTCGTAGCGACCGGCAACACCAACGGCTCTGGCGACGAGACGGGGCTCTACCAGGGCACTCAGCTCGGCAACGCCGCCAACTACAGCCGTTTCGCCGTGACTGAGGAGGTTGGCTACATGGCGCCAAAGATTGAGGCCGCCGTGGTGGCACAGCAGTCCGGCGCCGCCATCAGCGATGCCGAACGAGTGGTCGATTTCGCCAACGAAGTGCGCGAGGCGTTCAAGGCATCCCGCATCAGCGCCACGATCAGCCCTCGTGAGCTGATCGCAGCCGCCAAGGTCGGCTTGGTGAAGGGCTCCGACTGGCGCACCGGTCTGAAACTCGCTTTCACCAACCGGCTGCCGCGCGTCGATAAGGAGACCGTGGAGCAGTTCGCGCAGAGGGTCTTCGGCTGATGAACCAGGATCCCTTGTCCATTGAGGCCAGTAAGCGCCTGGTCGGCATTCTGACCTTCAAGGTCTGTCGGCGCATGAAGGCGGCCGGCGCACGGTTGGTCGAACGGGAGGAGGTCGAACAGGAGCTGTGGGTCGCCTGGGCGACCGCCCGCGAAAGCTACGATCCGACGCATGGGGTGCCCTTCGCTCCTTACTTCTACCGGGGCGCCCTGAATCACATCAATCGGTGGTTCAAGAAGCAGACAGAGAAGGACCTTCGGCTGGTGGGGCTCAGCCTGGACGATTGCACGTCCGAAGACGAAGATGATGCCGGTCTGCACGAGGTCATCGCCGACGAAACCGTCATCCCGGCTGACGATGTTCTGCTCGAAAAGGAGCGGCGGGAGCGCGTGTTGAAGCGGCTGTCGCCCCTGGCGCGTCGGTATCTGGAACTGCTGGACAACCCGCCGCCGGCACTCTGCAAGGAGATCGACGCTCTCAAGGCGCGGGCGGAGTTCTGCCGCAAACAGGGGCGGTATGCCGGGCCGGTGACGAACCGGGTTTCGATGTCGCTGATTTCCGATTTGTTGGGTCTCTCCCGAACACAGCGAGCTAAGGTTTACGGAGAGTTGCAGAAACTCGCCGCTCTTTGCGCAAAGGGGTAAATCAAAAATGATTGAACATTCGCGGCCTGATCTGGCGCCCGGCTGTTTTGGCAGCGCGTTGGCGTTCAAAGAGGAGTCCAGCGAGTGCGCAGGCTGTCCGTTTCAGACGGCCTGTGCGCCGGTCTCGTGCAGAAGATTGGAGAAGCTGCGCGCGGAACTGGGCCTGACCGATCTGGTGTCGAAGCCCAGAACGACCGTGCGGTCTCGACAGCACGCTCACTCGGCCGCGGATGGCGATCTGACGACGGTGTTGCCGAAGAAAGTCCAGGCGCTTCTTGAGCGCATCGAGGCCAGAGGCATCAACGTCGGCGCAGCGCTGCGCGATGGCAAAAACCCCTTCGAGCGACCCGCCTTTCTGAAAGTCGCCGCGCATCTGCTGCTGCGGCTGCCGAACGGTTTTGACCGGTCGACCCTGCGCATGGCGCTCCAGCACAAGCTGGAATGGAGCGAGCAAACCGCCGCGTCTCACGCCAGCCAAGTGTTTCATGTGCTTCAGGCGTTGGGCGTCGCCAAGGAAGTCAATGGTCGCCTGATGAGGATCGCCGAATGACCATTCACACGATGCTGACCGCCCGGTCGCACTTCTCGCTGGGCGAGTCCACGCTGACGGTCGAAAAGTTGATCGAGGAGGCGCAGCGCGTCGGCGCTACGGCGCTTGGCCTGACCGATACCATGTCGGTCAGCGCCATGATCGACCTGACCAATCGCTGCAACAAGGCCGGCATCGCGCCGGTCATCGGCTGTCGCCTTCGTCTCGTGGACGATGTGACCTGGCGCAAGGAGCGCGGCGAGAAGAAGAAGACGCCGCCCGAGTTCTGGGTCACTTGGTATGTGCTGTCCGAAGCCGGTCTGAAGGCTCTGTTCCGGCTGCTCACGCTCGCCAACAGCGAGGAGCGCTTCTATCAGGTGCCAAAGCTGGGGTTCGACGATCTGCGCAAAGCGCTTGCGAGCGTGACAGCGGATGACGTCGCTATCGTCACAAGCGACGTCTACAGCGTCGTGGGGCACGCAAGCGCTGCTGAGATACTGCGCGACACCAGCGATGCTCTGAGCGCTGAAAACGTGTTCCTTCAGCTCACGCCGATCAACACGCCCTATTACGACGCCCTCAACATGCGCGCCATCACACTCGCGCGCGAATTGTCCCTGCCGATGATCGTCGGGCGACCGATCTGCTACGCGAAGGACGGTGCCGACGTGCAGGAGATCCATCAGGGCATTCTGCGCAACACGCCGATCTCGGAAATCTGGCATTGGAGCAACGTCGAACGTGGCCTGCACGCCCTCACACCGGCCGAGCTGGCGACGGAGTGCAAGGCGACGGCGCTCAGACTGCGGGAGCAGCGGGAGTTCGAGACAGGCGGCATTTGGCGGGAGGCGTTGGAGAACACCGGCAAGCTGGTCGAGCGGGCGATCTATCGTTGGGCCAAGGCGCCGGTCAGTCTGCCCAAGCTGGTCGAGGACGAGCCGGCGGCTGTTCTCGCTGCGTGCAAGACGGGCTGGAGCGAGCGCTTCGGTCGTCAGGTGTTTGGGCACCGGCCCGACGCGGCGGCCCTGGAGAGCGTCTACAAGCCCCGTCTGGCCTATGAGTTCCGGGTGCTGCGTGATCTCGGCTTCTGCGGCTACTTCCTGGTCGTGCAGGATCTGGTCCGCTGGGCCAAGAGTCAGGGCATTCGCGTAGGGCCTGGTCGTGGCTCCGTAGGCGGCTCGCTGATCGCTTACCTGATGGGCATCACCGATTGCGACCCGATCCGCTTCAACCTGCTGTTCGAGCGCTTCATCAACCCGGAGCGTAACGACCTGCCTGACGCCGACCTGGATTTCATGAGCGCCCGTCGCGGCGAAGTGATCGAGTATCTGGTCGAGAAGTATGGATCGGCGCGGGTCGCCGGCATCAGCAACTACGGTCAGTTCAAGGGCGCGTCCGCGCTGCGTGACGTGGGTCGCATCTGCGGTCTGCCCGAGCGTGAATATGCCTGCTCGAAGCTGGTGCCGAAGGAGCACGGGCAGCCGGTCGGGCTGGAGCAGGCGGCCGAAGCCGTCGCAGAGATAGCCCGTTTCCGGGACGCCAACCGGCCGATCTGGGATATCGCAACCAGCCTTGAGGGCGTGATGCGGTCGCTCGGGCGGCACGCCGCCGGCGTGGTCGTGGGCGGCTGCGATCTGGTCGAGCGGGCTGTGATTGAGCGTCGGTCAGGCGAGGCGACAGTCAACTGGGACAAGCGGATCGTCGAAGACCAGGGTCTGGTCAAGATGGATATTCTGGGCCTCGAAACCCTCGACGTCATCGACCTCGCCCTGGACTACATCCGGCGCCGGCACGGCAAGCGCGTCAATCTGATGGCGATCCCGCTCGACGATGAACGGGTGCTTCAGGCGTTCGCGGAGGGTCGGACAGTCGGCATCTTCCAGTTCGAGAGCGGCGGGATGCGCAAGCTGCTCAAGAGCCTGGGCGCGGAAGGCATCACGTTCGAGGATTGCGTGGCCGCGACCGCGCTCTATCGTCCGGGTCCGATGGACTCCGGCATGATGGACAGCTACGTCAACCGCAAGGCCGGCACAGAGGAGGTATTCTACGAGCACCCGAAGATGCGTGACAGCCTGGATACGACCTACGGGGTTATGGTCTATCAGGAGCAGGTCATGCAGATTTCGCGTGATTTGGCCGGCTTCTCGATGGCCGAGGCAGACAAACTCCGCAAGGCTATGGGGAAGAAGGACCCAAAGTTGATGGCGGAGTATAAAGACAAGTTTGTCGAGGGGTGTGTGAAAGCGGAGACCCTGGACGCTGCGCACGCGGAGGCATTGTTCGACAAGATCGCGGCCTTCGCCGGCTACGGCTTCAACAGGTCTCACTCCGTCGAATACACCCTGATCTCCTATCAGGCGATGTGGCTCAAGGTCTACTACCCCATCGAATACGTCGCCGCGTGTCTCTCGCTCATGAAGGAGGAGAAGTTGCCGGGCCTGCTGGCCGACGCCGAGCGCATGGACATCGAGGTTCTGCCGCCTGACATCAATCACTCCACCGGCCAGTTCGAGATCCTGAACGACACCACGCTTCTGATCCCCTTCAACCGGATCAAGGGCATCAGCGAGAACACTACGACGGCGATCCTGGAGGCGCGCCGCGACGGCCCCTTCACGTCGCCCGAAGACCTGGAGAAGCGGGTCGAGCGTCGGCGCTGCAACGTCCGACACCGGGGTTTGCTCGATGAGGTGGGCGCACTCGCCTCGATCAGGCCGGGCGCTCTGCCTGCGCGACACCCTGACCGGATCATGCGGCAGAAGGAGCTGCTGCCGGGCCTGGTCAACGCCGTGGTGCCGATCAAGCGTTGGATGGTGGTGGATGGCGCTACCCGGCACAAGCTCGCCGAGATCGTGACCGAGTATCAGGCGGAATGCACCGGACTGGTCAAGCCGTGCCTGGGCAAGAACGCACGCTTCATGGTGATCACGGACGCACCCACCAACGGCGAGGAGCGTGTCGGGCAGTTCAGCCAGTCGGAGAGCTTCTCGGCCGTCAGCGAGGCTCTGGCAGAGGCCGGGCTTGCTCGGGCTGATGCTTATTGGACCGGGCTGCTGAAGGCGCCGAAGGCCGGACGCGAGATCACGGCCGAGGAGATCAACGCCTTTTGGCCCTATCTGGCGCGCGAGATCGCCGTTCTCAAGCCGACCTTGATCCTGCTGCTGGGCAACACCGTCGCCCGGCACTTCATCAAGGATCTGAAGGGCGCGGTCGTCGACCACGCCGGCAAGGTCGTCTACGACCGGGAGACGGATACCAACCTGGTGGTCGGGTTCAATCCCGGCCAGGTGTGGTTTGATCCCTCGAAGCAGGAGATCCTTAACGCGGTCTTCAGCCAGGTCTCGGAAATGCTCGAATGATCAATCAATTTTGATGTATCACCAAGCGCAGAGCGCTATATCAGACATGCACAACGCGACAACGAGGTTGCAATGACAGACACCCCCGAAACCACCGAAGCGGTCGCCGGTGAGAAGAAGCGGACTATCGAGGTGCGGGCGTTCGTGGATCCGAAGGAGATGGCGACCGACTGCCAGATCCGGGCGTCCGATCTCAACGGCGCCTTCATGGATCAGGCGGCGCTGCTGGTTCACTACGGCCAGCAGGCGTCGAAGGCCGCCCTTCAGGTCGACCGGATCAAGCAGTTGGTCAAGGTCGCCGAGGCGCAGATCGACAAGGAGTTGCGCGACGAGGCGGCCGAGGAGGGCAAGAAGCTGACCGAGGCGATGATCGAGAAGGCGATCACCCGGCATCCGAAGATGATTCAGCTCACCAAAGCTCTGAACGAAGCCAAGCACCAGGAGAGCCTGGCGAACGTGGCCGTCGAAGGGATGCGCCATCGGCGCGACATGCTGGTTCAGCTTGGCGCCCAGCATCGCTCCGAAATGCAGGGTGAGATCCGCGTGGCGATGGGCGAGGCCCGTGCCCAGGCGGAGAAGGAGCAGCGCGCCCGCGTGGCCGAAAAGCTGGCCGCAGCACGGGCCGCATGACACTGGTAAGTTTCGCTGTGACGCGAAAAAACGATGTAGCCCCTTAGCGACAACGCTATAATGTTCTTGTGTTCGCTGAAACGCTTTGTCGCGCTTTAGCGAACGCGGAAAACAGCAAGGCAGGTGGGCTTCGGCCCGAGACGCCAAAGACGAAAGGACGAAAATCATGGCTCTGAATCCGGCACTGATGGCTGCTCTGAAGGGAGCGAAGGCCAAGCACTCCCGCGGCGGCATCACGCCGATCAAGAAGGTGAAGGAAGGCAAGACCAAGGTTCGTATCTTGCCGGGCCTCGGCCCCGACGGCATCTTTTGGCAGGATCTGGGTCTGCACTGGATCAAGCCTGAGCCGAACGGCAAGCCGATGGCCGTCGCTGGCTGTCAGGACCACACCTACGATCGGCCGTGCCCGATCTGCACCGCGATCGACAAGGCGCTCAAGGCCACCTCGGACGACGACCAAGTGAAGCTCTACAAGGAGTGGAGCGCGCGCAAGGAAGTTCTGGTCAACGCGATCATTCGCACCGGCCCCGATGCGAGCGAAGATCCGGTGGTGCTGTCGCTGACCTCCACCACCTTCACTGCCATCTGCTCGATGGTCGAGGAATATGCCGATGAGGTCGGCGACATTCTGGACCTCGAAAACGGCATGGATTTCATCATCGAGCGCACCGGCAAGGGGCTCGATACGAAGTATGGCGTCATGCCGGCGCCGAAGTCGGCTCCGGTTCCGGCCGGCGTCATGGACAAGGCGATTAACCTCGCCGAGTTCGTCGAGAAGGAGTTCTTCTCCGGCAAGGACACGAAGGCTCTGAACGCTATTGCCACGGTTTCTGGCGTCACGCCGACCGTCGGCTACGCCACGAAGGCCATGCTGACGGGTCCGAGCGGCGGCAGCATTGTCGATGCAGAGGTGGTCGAAGACACCCCGCCCTTCGAGACTGCGCCCGCAACCAAGCCGGCCGCGGCGGCACCGAAGACCACCGGCAAGGCACTCTCCCCTGCCGATGATCTCCCGGAGAACATCGAGGACATCCTCGGCGATCTCGACAACATCTGAGCCTCACGAGCCGGGCGGCGGACGTCTTGGAAGGGCTGCCGCCGCCCTTCGTGTCTCTGATTGGAGAGATCGTATGTCCAATCTCGGTTATGCCCTGGCGGATGGCAACAGTCTTGGGTTTGCGGCGCAGACCTCGGCACGACTGTCGGCCGGCGGCCAGGACACACAGGCAATCTACGGCGTCATTCGCACCGTTCGGCAGATCGTCATGACGCACGCCCTACTCACTACGGTCGTGCTCTGGGACGGCCGAAGCTGGCGCAAGGACGTTTTCCCGCAATACAAAGCGCACCGCGACAAGGAGGCGGTGACCAAGCACGAGAAGGCCCAGGCTGAAGCCAGAGCCAGCTACAAGGCGCAGAAGAAGCACCTCATGCGCGGTCTGAACCTGCTGGGGGTCACGCAGGTCATCGCGGCCAACATGGAGGCTGACGACCTGGCGGCGATCATGACCGACCGCTACCGGGCGCAGAAGAAGAAGGTCGTGCTGATCTCGGGCGACAAGGACTGGCTTCAGCTCGTCGGGCCTGGTGTCTCCTGGCACGATCCGATCCGCGATCATCGGGTCAACATGGGCAGCTTCAACGAGTTCACCGGGCTCGCCAATCCTCGGCAGCTCGTGGAGCTGAAATGCCTTATGGGCGAGCCGGGCGATCTGGGGCCAGGCTCTGGCGTCGGCGGCATTGGCGAGAAGAAGGCGCGCGAGCTGCTGGGGCGCTTCGGGTCTGTGCAGGGGTTCTTGAACGCCTGGATGGACGGTTCGTTGGCTGACGAAAAGCTGCCGAAGGCATTTCGCGACTTCGCGGACGAAGGGCTGCCCGGCCGTGAAATCTTTGCCCGCAATCAGATGCTCATTGACCTGCGCACCCCGCATCGACCGCCGCCGCACAACCTGCGTGTGATCAAGGGCGCGCCGGATCGAGAGGCGTTTGCGGACTTCTGTGGTGAGTTCGCCTTTCAGTCAATTTTGAAGGATCTCGACGGTTTCATGGAGCCCTTCGAGGACCGCTCCGCAACCGCAGCTTAAGGAGAACCCGATGCACATTTTCGTTCCGATCTTGGCGCTGATCGCGGTGTTCGCGCCGCAGATCAATCACGTCGTCTGGTGCATTGACGCGGCGGACAAGACGGGCAGCGCCATTGCATTGCTGATCGCCGGGTTCGTGATCTTCCCGGTCGGTTGGCTGCACGGCATTTCGATCTGGTTTGGCTATCCCTGGCTGTAACAAGGAGAGCCGGACATGAAAGCGCTGACCAAAGGCGATTTCGATCGGCGGTTGACGCAACAGGTCAACGCGACGGCCGGCGCGCTCGACAAGCTGACACGGCTTGTTGAACGACGCCCGGACCTTTTCGACGAGGCTCAGGAAGCGCGGGTGCTGCACTTCCTGCAAGGTCGAATGACCGCAATGCAGGACCGGATGGCAACGGCCCGCCGCACGCTGCACGCCCGCGACGAGTTCTCCCTGGATGGTCCGGCGCCGATCGTGAAGCCGTTTATCCCGCCCACTGCGCCGACGCGACATGCCTCCGAAACCGAGGGGCGTCTTGTTGGCACAGGTCCGCGCGTCATCGCCGACGGCGTGGATTTCATCGACGAGGATTAGAAACATGGATGCGGCACTCATCGCCAAAGAAATGGAAGCCCTGATCGGTGGCAACGACGAACAGACCACCGTTACTCACTGGCTCGACACGGGCTACCCGCCGCTCAATTACGCCCTGTCCGGTCGCTACGACGGCGGAATGCCGGTCGGGCGCATCGTGGAGATGTTTGGGCCTCCGAGCAGCGGCAAGACTGCGATCTCTGTGGAGGTCATGAAGTCTGCACAGAAGGCCGGCGGCATCGCCGCCTTCATGGATCACGAGCGCACCTTCGACCAGCGTCTCGCCGCAATGGCGGGGCTGGACGTCAAGCCCGGTCGGTTCATCTTCAAGACGCCGCGGACCTTCGAGGAGTCCATCGCCATCGCCGTCAAGGTGGGGCAACACGTCCGCGAGAAGAAGCTGATCGACCAGGACGCGCCGATCGCCTTCATCTTCGACAGTCTGGCATCAATGGTGCCGAAGTCGAAGATGGATAAGGGCGTGGACGAATACAACATGAATGACACGACGGCATTGGCCCGTGTCACGTCATCGGTCTTTGCCGCCTTCGCAACGCACGCCGAAGAACTGGGCATTATGGCGCTGTTCCTCAATCAGCAGCGCACCAAGCCCGGTGTCGTCTATGGCGACCCGACTACAACTCCAGGGGGCGAAGGGCCGAAGTATTACGCCTCAATTCGGCTTCAGCTTGGGGCCAAGCGGATCAAGAAGGGCGACGAGATCATCGGCCAGGAGGTCGGCTGCAAGGTCGTCAAGAACAAGGTTGCTCGGCCGTTCCAGACCGCCGCCTGGAAGTTTGTGTTCCAGCCCGACGGCACCGGCAAGTTCGACACCATCGGCTCGCTGATCGACTTCATGGCGGCGAACAAGCTGATCGAGACGTCAGGTTCTCGGGTCATGTGGGACGGCAAGAGCATGTTCCGCAGCCAGGTCGCCGAGATCATCGAGAAGGAAGGTCGTCTTGGTGAGCTGATTGCCATGCTGCCGGCACACGTCGAGCCGTGCGTCGAAATCCCGGAAGGTGAAGAAGGCGGCTGGGAAGCCGCAACATAAGGAAGCGCGATCATGGGCAAGCGTATTACGAAGGAGCAGTTCGACGCCGGTCTTGAAAACCGCATGAATCGGATCGCCAAGCTGCTTCAGGACCAGTTGGCCGCCATTCAGGACAATCCCGAGCATATCGACGGCGAACTGATGTCTCGGACCCAAGAGCACCTGGAGCGGTGCGTGTCGGTGTTCTGCGGCAGCGTGAACGCCTTCCTGCACGCTCCGAAGGTAGGGGTCATGACCACCTTCTCCATCGGCGCTCGGCCGCGTTCGGCGGCCGCGCCGAAGGCGACAGGACAGGTGCGAGGCAAGAATGCCGAGGCCCTGGCGGACAAACTGATCGCGGCAAAGCGGGCTGGGCAGGAGGTGGATCCTGCGGACCTGGAGAAGCTGCCGGCGCGTCTGCGCAAGGCGGTCGAGACGACGGTGCCGGCCGCCTCTGTGCTCGCTGCTTCCGAGCTGCGTAAGACGACAGACGCTGAGCCGCCGGCCAAAAGCGACATGAATGACGTTTCGACCAAGGCCGCCTCGACACCGGCGCCTGTTTCGGATGACGACGCTCTGGCGTCCGATCTGGGCGACATCGAGGACGCGATCGCCGCCCTGGAAATCGCAGGTTGACGGGAAGCGGGTGGGTGTTGCGTCTCCCACCCGCATCTCCGCGTCGTTTCGTCTATAACGCAAACAGTCAAAATTGATTGACGAGGTAACGAAATGAACACGCTTCAGACCACTGAGGTTGGCGATATCGAGGTCAAGATCGACCGAGCCTCCTTCCTGGGTGTCAATCACACCCTGGCTTACGAGACCACCGGGCCGCGCATGGCCGAGATGGCAACGCGAGAGGCAAACATCCTGCGCGGCTACAACACGTTCGCGGTCACCGTCCGTAATCCGGTGTCGATCAACGGCGTCGAGTATCGGTTGAGCGCCCGTGTGACCCGCCTGGGCGTGCATTCGGCGTTCAACTGGGACGGCGTGCGTGCCGACAGCGGCGCCGGCATGACCGATGCGGCACAGCGCAAGGTCGCGGAGACCTTCGGCCCGGTCAACGATCAGATCGTGGCCTTCATCGACACGAACCTCAACGCTCTGCGTCAGCAGGCCATTGACGCCTACAAGGCGAGCGTTGAGGAGAGCATTCGCGTTGTCCGCGACAATCTGACTTTGCTGGAGCAGGCGCTCAACAACATCCCGCCGGTGGTCGAGCCCGAGCCCGAAGCGGAGATCGCAGCATGAGGACGCTGGAGGATGACGAGCGCGAGCGTCTGCGGAAGATCATCCAGCTCGCGCAGGATACCCACCAGAAGGACGGCGAGCTTGAGGTCGACATGCCGGTCACGGACACGGACCTTGAAGAGTCCGTTTCCGACGGTGACGACGGTGGGGCTTATGTCCGGGCATGGGTGTGGGTCAGCTTCGCCGATCACCCCGAATTGAACAACGAGACGGGCAGCGCATCATGACCACTCTCGGCCTTCATCCCGCCAACACCGAACTGATGGACCGGCGCACGCGCGACATGATGCTCGGGCGCAGCCCCTGGCCCAACCCGGACAACCTGCCCCTCAAGTGTCGCGGTGACGGCCCGTTCATCTGTGGGGAAATCGCCCGACCTGTCGCCGGCGAAGACGCGCCCGTTGTGATTCACGTCTACGGCGGCCCTATCACCTACAGCAACATCGACGCCGCCTTGCGCGACGGTTGGACTGTGGATTGATCAACAAAAAACGGAGGTTCCATGAAGAAGATCTGGATTGGAGTGGCAGCAGGGCTCGTGGCGGGCGGTCTGGCCTTTTTCGCAATGAGCGAACCGTCTATGGCGGACCGAAAGGACGCCCTGCGCTGCGTCGGCGTCTGGTTGGTCAAGGACAGCGTGTTCTGGGAGAAGGGCGACAAGGAGACGGCCAATCAATACAACGATAGGGCACGCCGACTGCATGAGAAATACCTTCTCGACGATCATTTCGCCGTCGAGGAATACGGCGCCACGATCGAGGATGTGAAGGCGCTCTGGTTTGGCGATCGCACGGCATTCGTCGAGCTGGAGAACCGTTGCGAACGGCAGTTCTGAGAGCGGAGGGGGTTGTGAGCAACACAATCGTTCTAGCCGTCTCGCCGCGTGAGCGCGACCTGATCCTGGGCGCCCTGCGCAACCTTCAGCGCGTCAGCGGGGTGCCGGCAGACATCGAGGACATCCTGACCAACGACGGCGAGCATCGGCCGCCCTCCGATGAGGATATCGACGATCTTTGCGAGGGCATCAACGCCGGCGACAACGACGTGACGGCCCGCGTGAAGGGGGTTCTGAACGGCGCCGCCAGTCTGCGGGAGGTTCTGGAGAACACGACCGCAGATGAAGATGACGACGAAGTGGTGGTGACCGCGTAATTCGCTGTTTCGCTAAAAAACGAATTGGCATAAGGTGGGCGTGACGGCCCATTTACGAACAAGAGGCGATCATGCCCACCTTCGACACCAATCTTCGCCGCATCCGTATGACCGAGACCGGCCGCTGGACGCTGATGACTGACAAGGATCGCGCCAAGGCCATTCACCTGTGCGACTTCTGCGCCATCAATTCCATGTGCATCACGCAGCAGCGCCTGGCCTCCATCGTCACCGAGTTCGAGGTTGGCGCCGTGATCAGCGAGTGCCCTGGCTATCGGCCCCACCTCTCGTTCCGCGACGAGATTGGGCTCGACGGCAACTTCAACACCGTCCGGCTCGGCAAGGCGTGGGCCGATCGTCTGCGCGAGGGCGCTCTCGTCACGCTCTGGAACTCCATCAAGGATCGAGAGATCGGCGTGGCGAAGGTAAAAAGCTGCATCGTTGGGCCGTGGCAGGACGTGGCGCCGAAGCACGCGCATCGCAACCACACCCAGGTTGATCAGCCTCGGGAGGGCGCCGAAGACCGGCTCTATGAGATTCTGCGCAAGGGCTACGGTCCGCACCTGATGAAGCCTGACCGGCTGGTCACCGCCATCTATCTTGAGCGGGAACATGGCGCGTAAGCCGAAGAAGGAAATCAAGGTCGTCCCTGTGAAGCGAGGCCGTCGGCACTACGGGGCGATCTACATCTGGCCCGACGGCCTCAAGGTCTACATGGCGCATCGCCGGATCCGGGAGGTCTTTCGGGCCGGCGAGCCCAGCATCGCAGCGGCCATCGACAAGGGGGTGGCTGCCTGGGCTCTGGACGAGGAGACCCTGATCCAGATGCGCGCGCAGGGCATCCGCTATGCCGGCGTCATGGTGCGCGAGACCGGCGAGCGGTTCCTGACCGACCTGTCCTGGTTCTTCGACAAGAAGAAAGCCAAGGTTCTCAACTACGAGACGCGCGGCGGCGCCCTTCAGCGCTATCTGCCGCTGCAATACTTCCGGCGCCGCGGCGGCCGGGCCAGTTTCAAAGCCTAATTCCCCATCGAAATGCCAATCGCTCTGCCGTGCTGACATCGCTATAAAAATCGTGTCAGTCAGAGTTGATTGACTTTGAGCGCTGCACGGAGGCGATGATAATGAACGCGAGTGTCTCGGAAGAAATTAAAACCTTCGAGGTTGATGGCGCAGAATGCGCATTTGCGATCGACATCCTCAAGGCAATGGGGGTGGATGATTTTGTCCGCAACAATGCGATCCAGTTTGCCAACGAAAAGACTGGTCTCGGCTTCAAGGTGACATTCAAAAACCGACCCCGCTGGGTCATTCCCACCGATCAGATCGAGAGCCTGATTTCCTTTGTCGGCGACCACAAGAATATGACCGAGCTTCGCTCTAGGGTGCATTCCTATATTAACGCTCGCAAAAAGGATGAAAAAGAAAACATGGAGCAGACCGCGCCTGTCGAGCAGACGACTACCGCTGTTTCTGTTGAGAAAGTTGCCATTGATGGCGAAGAGCCGCAAAACTTTGTCTACTTGTGCAAGCATCCGATCTTCGGTGATGTTTCGCTTGAGTTTATGCACGTCGCGGGAGTGGTGATGCTGTCTCGGGCTTCTTTCGCAAAAGCGATTATGGCGGCAGGTAACGAAGCGGATCGCGTGGCGGATCGCGTGGCCTTGGGCAAGCTCCGGGGCCAGATTAACAGTGCCCAGAGGCCGCACGGCGCCGGATATCTTATTAACGGCAAGCGGTATCTTTCGCTGTCGATCATTTTGAAGATGGTGCCGGAGATTCAAAACTATCTCGACAGGTTTCGGCCGACAAACGAGAGCGGTCTGGTCAAAGCTATGCCTGTGATCAAGCAGGCGTTTCAGGCGGTTGCGACGGAGGTTGTTCGGTCACTTCCGACGGAAAACTCCGAGACAACAGTGCCGGCCCCAGACACCACACGACCGAGTGATGAGACCGCCGGAAAGAAGCGCGCCTGGGACTTCCTGGAAGCCATGCAGACTCGCCAGGACGAAATGGCGGAGATGCTGGAGATTGTTGGTTCCACTGTGGGCAAGGTGGAGGAGTCTGTTATCTGCTTGGAAGAGCAGATGACGGGCCTGCTCGACCGGGTGGGAGAGCTGGATGAGCGGCTGACGAAGGCGGTCGACAGCATTGAATATCACGTCCGGGAAAACGCCCGCGAAACGAAGGTTGCCGTCCAGGACGAACACAAGCGTCTGGGCAAGGCTTTGGGCGCACAGCGTCACGAACTGGACGAAATTCGCGGCGGGCTTGATCGCTTGATGGAGGCTATTCAGGCCATGCCGAAGCACAACGAAGCGGCGTTGGAGGAGATCGCAGAACGGCTTGATGACAAGATCCTTCAAACCATCAACACGCAGATTCGGCTGATCAAGCAGTCGGAACAAAAGGCGGAGCAGAAGATCGAAACGCGCCGGAGCATCTTCGGCTTTGGTTTGAGTCGCGCCGCTTAGGCGCGACCTTTGAATCAATCAAAGTTGACTGGAGTGACCATGCAGCCCTTCTCGATCTCGTCGGATCAGCACGCCAACAACTGGTCCGCCTTCTCGACCACGCTCTCGACCGGGGTCAACTCCCGGCTCGACATGATCCTGTCCGAGCTGGCGCGCCAGGCCGACGAGGTTCTGGCGGCCGGCGGCAACACGATCTTCTTTGCTGGCGACCTGTTCCACGTCCGCGGGTCGGTCGACCCTAGTGTGCTGAACCCGGTCGTGGAGACCATCAAGACGCAAGTCCGCAAGGGGGTGCGCTACTTCGCCATTCCCGGCAACCACGACCTCAAGAGCAACGACACGACAGAGCTGGGCAACGCCATTCAGGTCCTCGGCGATCTGCCCGGCTTCACCGTCATCACCAAGCCGAGCATCGTCGACGTGGACGATCATGGCGTGGCGATGATCCCCTGGCGCGCGACTCTGGACGGCCTTCGCGCCGACGTCGCCACTCTGGCGGCCGAGCATAGCGTCGGCACGATGGACCTGATCATCCACGCGCCGATCAATGGCTCGTTGCCCGAGGTCTTCGACAACGCCCTCGATCCGGCCGAGGTTGCGGATTGGGGTTTTCGCCGGGTCTTCTCCGGTCACTTTCACAACCACGCCAACACCGGGCCGGGCGTGTTCTCCGTCGGCGCCTTGACTCATCAGACCTGGCGGGACATCGGCTCAAAGGCGGGCTTCCTGCTGGTGGACGACTTCGTGAATTACCGGGCCAGCCGGGCGCCGAAGTTCATTGAGGTCGGTGAGGAAGACGTCGCTGACGAAGCCACGCTCGCCCTCAAGGTGGACGGCAACTATGTGCGCGTCCGCTACGAGACCATCACGCCGGCGCAGGAGAAGGAGATCCGGCAGGGCCTCGACGACATGGGCGCTGCCGGTGTCGTGATCCAGGCAGCTCGGGCGCCCAGCACCACCCGCACCGGTGCCACGATCAAGACCGGTGCCACGCTCGACGCCTCCGTCTCCGATTATGTGCGCACCTTGGCCCACCCGCACGAAGCCGCTGTGAACGCCCTGTGCGCGGATGTTCTGCGCCAGGTGCGTGAGCGTGCCGACGCCGAGTGATTCCCAGCCGATCGTCCTTCGCGCATTCGCTACAAAGAGAATGCGCGAAAACACGAAAGCGCGACAGAACGAAAGGAGGACATCGTGAGTGATCTCTACACCGTCCGGCTGAAGCGGAAGATCATCATCGTCCGCTATGACGACAAAGGGCGACGCATCGGCGAGCGGGTCGAGTTGGTCGAGGAGACCTACACCTCCCTGCCCTACCCGACGGCCCTCGGCTACAAGCGCCAGTTTCCTGACAACGAGGTGACGATCATTCGTCAGGAACGCCAGGAAAGCGGCCGCCGCAACAAGGTGAAAGTCGGCAAGGGGCACGGCCATACGGCCGCGCGCAAGGGCACCAAATCGAAACGCTCAGCCGCTGATCACGCCGCCGACAAGGCGCGCCGCGCCACCTACGCCGACGCCATCAACGAAGCTATGAGGGCAGCATGAAGAAGGATCTCATTCAGGTCGGGACGACCTACTGCAACAAGACAGGCAACACGGCTCGCGAGGTCGTCAAGATCGAAGAAATGACGGAGCGGCTGCAAGAGGATATGCGGCTCGGTCGTTACACCGTCGATGGCGAGCGTGTGTATGCGCCGATGTGTGCTACGGGCGATCGCTTCGTTATTTACCGGCAGATTCGTGGCTCGGGTATTGGAAGCCTGGGCAGCCTGTCGCTTCAGAGCTTTGCCACCTGGGCGCATCGTGAGGACTCTGGCGCTTCAGCACCGCGGAAGCAGCGCATCATCGAGGCGCTTGTCTACCTGCGCGCCCGTGTTCACAAGCACCTCGCTGACGAAGCGGAGCTGCGGAAGGTCGACGAGCTGATCGAGGAGCTGAAAGGCTGACCATGCAGTTCAAAACTCTCACCATCGAGAACTTCCTGGCGATCGGCGAGGCCACGATTCACCTCGCCGATCGCGGCCTTGTTCTCATTCAGGGCGTCAATGGCGATGATCCTTCCGCAGACAGCAACGGATCCGGCAAGTCCACCGTCGCTGATGCCCTCTGCTGGTGCTTGTTCGGCACCACAGCGCGAGGCGTTTCGGGCGATGCTGTCGTCAACCGGACGGTCGGCAAGTCCACCCTCGTCTCCGTGCTGATCGAGGATGGTGCCGCCGTCTACCGCGTCACCCGACATCGCAAGCACAAGACCGGCAAGAACAGCCTTCAGCTCCTCCGCTGGGATTTGGATGAGCATGGTGCGCCCGCGCTACACGCCACCGATCTGACCAAAGGCACCGACAAACTCACCCAGGTCGAGGTCGAGCGGGTGATCGGTTGCTCCTACGAGGTCTTCCGGGCAGCGGTCTACGCCGGTCAGGAGCAGATGCCGGACCTGCCGGCGATGACCGACAAGCAACTCAAGCTGTTGGTCGAGGAAGCGTCGGGCATCACGCTGCTGGAGCAGGCTTACGACATCGCCCGCAGCGTGCTGGTGGCTGAGAAGGGCGAGCTTGCCAAGATCGAAGCGGATCTCAGCCGGATGCGAATGCGCCTGGATGAGCGCCGTGGCGATCTGGAAGAAACCAAGCGCAGCCAGACCGCCTTCGAGACGGCGCGCGTCGAAGCCGTCAAGCGTCTTCAGATCGAGGCGAAGTCGGTCGTTGCCACGATCCGCAACCTTCAGGCCGACATCGCCGCCCGCGACCGGGCCGGCATCGAAGCCGAAATTGCCGACACCGATGCTCGGCTGGCGGCCGTGGAGCATGAGCATGTCGAGGAGCGCCGGCTGATCGACGAGAAGGCGAAGGTTGATCGAGTGGTCGCCCAGGAGACCGCGCGCCTGAGCACGGCCCGTGACGAAGCGCGCCGGCTGAAGGCGGACCTGGACGGCATCGACGGTCGTGTCGGTGCGCCCTGCGGCGAATGCGGGCGTGCCTATGAGGCTGATGACCTGGCCGAAGCCCGCCGTCTTGCCGCCGACAAGCTGCGCGCTGCGCTTGATCGCTTCAACACACAGAAGACGACGACGGAAGACGCTGAAAAACGCGCTCAGAGCGTCACTGATGCGTTGGAAGCTCATCGTGCGAGCATGACGTCAGTCTCATCCCTGAACGCGCTCAGAGACGATCTGAAGCGCTCCCTCGACGCCATCGACGATCTGGTTCGCCGGCACGATCTGGCTGTCCGGGACGCAAAGCGCCTGAAGACTGACATCGAGACGAAGAAGACCGAAGCCAATCCCTACACGGCGCAGGTCAGCAAGATGGAGAGCGAGTGCGAGGATATCGCCCGGAAGATTCAGGCGCTCGAAGACGTCGATCTGCCGGCCCGCCAGAAGCAGGTCGAGATCGCAGAGGCCACGGTCAAGGTGTTCGGGCCGGGCGGCGTGCGCGCGCATATCCTGGACTCCGTGACGCCGTTCCTGAATGACCGCACGGCGGTTTATCTGGGCACGCTGTCGGATGGGCGCATCAACGCCAACTGGACCACTTTGACCCGCACCGCGAAGGGCGATCTACGCGAGAAGTTTCAGATTGAGGTCGCCAATGACGTCGGCGGCGACAGCTTCGCGGCCCTCTCAGGAGGCGAGAAGCGCAAGGTGCGGATCGCGTGCGCCCTCGCCCTTCAGGATCTGGTGGCAAGCCGAGCGATCAAGCCCATCGAGCTGTTCTTTGGTGACGAGATCGACGACGCCCTGGATGCGGCGGGCCTGGAGCGGCTCATGAGCGTGCTGGAGGAGAAGGCGCGCGAGCGTGGCTCGGTGCTGGTGATCAGCCACAACTCGCTGCGCGATTGGATCTCTCAGGTGATGACGGTCACCAAGCGCGGCGGCCTGTCTACAATCGAGGAGGACGCCGCATGAGTGTTCGCAAGGATCTTGCCAAGATGGCACGAGAATACCGACGATCCGGCTGGGTCATCACGAAAGGGCGCAAGCACACCAAATGGACCTCGCCGGACGGCCAGACCATATTTGTGCCCTCCACGCCGTCCGACCAGCGGGCGTTGTTGAACATCCAGGCTCAGATCAACAGAGCACTGCGCGTCCATAACGCATGTGCTATATAATCAATCAAGATTGATTGTTTGCGAGGTGAGACGTGACGACGGAAGCGCTCGAAGCAATGAAGGAGGTCGCCTGCCGACTGAATGAGGCGTCGCACGACCAAGTTCTGCGTCTTGTCGGGCCTTACAAGGCAGCGGCCATCAAGCGCGATGCGGATTCAGAAAAGAGTCGCCGGGTCGCACTCAGGGGCGACGAGGAGTTCTTCTTTAAGGAGGCTGCGATTCTCGGTGAACTGGACAGCAATAAGCTGCTGTTGCGGTTCGAGCCGGTCGACGCGGCCGACTATGACTTCATCGAACTGAAGGACAACGAGGTTCTGAAGACCATCGACGGCGCCGAAGCGTGGTTTGAGCGTCTTCTTGGCACCTCTCTGGGCGAGGCCAAGAAGGCAGCCAAGAAGGTCGTCCGCGAGCGTCTGGAGCAGGAGCGCAAGGCAGCCGAGGAGGCAAAGCGACAAGAGGAAGAAGCCCGCAAAGCCGGGTATGTGGACATGCCCGTCTGGGGCTCGTTTTGAGGACAAACCGCATGAAAGAGTTGAAGATCGTTGGCGTTGATCCGTCGGTGCGCAACACCGGCATCGCCGTGGGACGGATCGTTCTACCCACGCTTTCGGTTTTGATCGACGACCTGGTTCTGATCAAAACCGAAAGCCGCTCAGGCAAGCAGGTTCGGAAGAACTCCGACGACCTGCGCCGGGCGAACGAAATCTCCGACGCCTTGGCTGAGGCGGCACACGGCGCAGCTTTCGCCATTGTCGAAATCCCAACAGGTGCTCAGAGCGCCCGGGCCGCCTGGACCCTCGGCATGGCCGTCGGGATCATGACCACGTTCCGGCGCATCGCTGTGCCACTCATTCAGGTTCAGCCGGTCGAGACCAAGCTCGCGGCCACCGGCAAGAAGGGGGCCTGCAAGGAGGACATCATCGACTGGGCGACGGAGAAGTTCCCGGCCGCGCCCTGGAAGCGCTACAAGCGCAACGGCGAAATGCACCTGGCCGATGATAACGAGCATCTGGCCGATGCCGTTGCGATCATCCACGCCGGCATCCGCACTGACGAGTTTCGTCAGGCGATTTCCCTTCTTGGTGGCATCGCCCGCGCGGCATGACGCAAAATGTTCTTCACGCCCAATCGCAACGCGCTATATCGAGCATAGAGCAAACAACGAAGACGGCCGCTGTGGTCTGTCAAGACTGGTAAGTCAAAATTGATTGATCTATCCTGGTCGTCTTCGTCCTTTCCAAACATGGAGCATCCGATGCCTCCCAGCACCGCCCCATCGGTGACGGACACCCCTGCCCGCTCCTATTTCCCCGGCATGGGCCAGGCCGTCGCTGATCGCACCGTCAACCGCAAGATCAAGGACTGGACCGGTCGGGAACGCCACGAAACCTGGGCCGAAGTTGCCGAACGTGTTGCCCTGGGCAACGCCGCGCTGCTGCGCGATCACACCGATCCGTCCGTGCGCTCGACCGAGGACGCCGAGCGCCTGTCCATGCGTCACCATCTGCGTCAGGCATCGCTGCTGATGAGCGGCCGGCACCTGCAACACGGGGACGAAACGCAGCCTGGTCGTCCGCAGGAGGTGTTCACCAACTGTTCCACCTCCGCCATGCGCTGCCTCACCTACCGCCTGTTGCTGAACGGGAGCGGCGTCGGAACTGCCTATGACGACGCCCTGGTGGAGATCGCTGATCTGAACAACATGCCCATCGTGGTGCCGATCATCGAGCATGGACATGCCGACGTTCAGGCCGGGCGCATCTCCGGCTACCTGACCCGCCGTGACGCCGAGCACCTGTATGCCGGCTCGGAAATCGTGCATCACCTCGTTGGTGACAGCCGAGAAGGATGGGCTCGGGCCATTGAGGTGCTGGAGCGCATGGCGTTCGAGCGCAAGCGAGATCATGTGCTGCTGGTCGACTTCTCCGACGTGCGCCCCTACGGCGCGCCAATCAAGGGGATGCAGAACCGCCCGGCGAGCGGGCCTGGTCCGATGATGAAGGCGGTCGAAAACCTGGCGCGACTGCGCGATGCCGGCATGGAGCCCTGGCGCGCCGCCATGTATGCCGACCACTATCTGGCCGAGTGCGTCCTTGTGGGCGGTGCCCGTCGTGCTGCTCGCATGGCGACCAAGACCTGGCGCGACGAGACCATCTTCGACTTCATCGCGGTCAAGCGCGGCGGCTTCCTGTGGAGCGCCAACAACAGCGTGACCGTGGACGCCGAGTTTCGCAACGGGGTGACGCGGATCCGGGACATGCTGGTTGAGGCCGGCTTGTTCGAGCAGGCCCTGGACGTGCGCTTTCACGGCTCAACGCCGATCTTCTTCGATGACATCGAAGATTGGTTCGTGGCGGGCCTGGCCGCTGATGGCCTGACCGACCTGGACATTCATGCGTGGCGCGTGTTCGCGGCCGTCGCCTGGGCAAGCTATTACGACCGCACCGGCGAGCCTGGCCTGATCATGGTCGATCGCCTGACCGAAAAGACGGATGGTTTGGCCGACTACCTGGACGGCTCATTTGTGAAGTTCGGCGGCGAAGATGGGCTTGAGGAGGCAACTCGCCCGTTGGCCCGCGCGCTTGCGCAGCGCGTTGCGGCGATGACCTACAAGCATGTAACCAACCCCTGCGGTGAAGTGAGTCTGCTACTTCTTGGCGGCTACTGCGTGATCGCGGACGTGGTGCCGTTCCACGCGCAGAGCGACAACGATGCCGAAGACGCCTTCCGCGCGGCCACGCGCGCTCTGATCCGCACCAACACCATGCGCTGCCTCTACGAGCGCGAGGTGAAGCGGACCAACCGCATCGGCGTGGGCATCACCGGTCTGCACGAGTGGATCTTCGCGCGCTTCGGCCTGGGCTTCCGGGACATCATCGCAGAGGACCCGTCCGGCGCGACGATGATGGACGCCAACGGACAGACGATGGTGCGCCCGCACCCGGACGCTATGCCCATGTGGATGACGCTGGCACGTTTCGCCCGAGCGGTGTCCGATGAGGCCGAGCGCTACAGCGCGAAGCTGGGTTTGACCGCTCCTCACACCAATCGGACGATCAAGCCTGCTGGCACCACCAGCAAGCTGATGGGGCTCACCGAAGGCGCCCACCTGCCGGCGATGCGTGAGTATCTCCGCTGGGTCCAGTTCCGCAATGACGATCCCCTGGTGGAGCGTTACCGGGCCGAGGGCTATCCGACGAAGAAGCTGACCACCTACTCCGGCACGACCGTCGTCGGCTTCCCGACGCAGCCGGTGATCTGCACCTTGGGCATGGGCGACAAGCTGGTCACGGCCGGCGAAGCAACCATGGACGAGCAGTATCGCTATCTGCGCCTGCTGGAGACCTTCTGGATCCGTGGCGTCAACGAAGACCTTTCGCTGCTGCCCGAGACCGGCAACCAGGTCTCCTACACGGCGAAGTATGACCCGGCCGTGACGTCGTTCCCGATGTTCGTGAACGGTATGATCGACGGTCAGTTCAAGGTCCGCTGCTGCTCGGTGATGCCGCAGATCGACACCACGGCGTTCGAGTATCAGCCGGAGGAGCCTGTCACCAAGGCCCAGTTTGAGATGATCGCGGAAGCCATCCAGAACGCGACCGTTCAGGAAGACGTGGGCTTCGAGCATGTGGATTGTGCCGGCGGGGCCTGCCCGGTCGATTTCAAGTCGGACGAGCCGGAGGTGGTCTCCGCGAAGGCCGAGCCCGAGTTTGTGGTCTACAGCATCCCGAACTGCGGCTGGTGCAACAAGGCAGCGGCTCTGCTGAATGACATCGGCGCGCCTTACCGCAAGGCCGAGCTGCTGTCGGATCATCAGAAGCGGAGCTTCCTGACGCATCGTGGCTTTGATCGGTCTGAGTGGACGTTCCCGAAGATTTACGCACTGCGGAACGGTCGCGAGGAGCTGATCGGCGGCTACGATGATCTGGCGGCGCTGCTTCAACGCTAACTTGTAAAGCCGCAAATGTTCAGTCAAAATTGAGTGAACATTTGCGGCGAGGAGAAAATCTATGGGCCTGGGCGCTGCAATGGCGGGCGGGAACCCCGCAGAGGGTCGACAGGAAGACGATTTCTATCCGACGCCAGAAGCCGTCACCCAGGCTTTGTTCTCGGTCGAGCGTTTTGATGGCGCGATCTACGACCCGGCCTGTGGCGATGGCGCCATGATCCGAGTGTTTCAGGAGAAAGGCTTCAAAACGCTCGCCTCAGATATCAACCCGCGTGGCGCAATGTCTGAGGCCCCGAAACGAGACTTTCTGGCTTTTAAAGGGCGTCTTCCTGCGAACGTCAGCATTGTCACCAATCCGCCTTTCAATCTCGCAGAAGCCTTCATTTTGAAGGCGCACGAGTTGGAGTGCAAAAAACTCTGTCTTGTCTTGAAGTCGACCTATTGGCACGCCGCATCGCGCCGGAAACTCTGGCGCGTGTGGCAGCCGAAGGCCGTCTACCCGCTCACTTGGCGCCCAGACTTTCTCGGCAAGGGGCGCCCCACGATGGAAGTGGCCTGGCACGTCTGGGAACGCGGACGCACCGGCCCGACGACTTATCTCCCTCTCGCACGACCGGAGTAATCAAGAATGGTTGATCTTGTTTTTGAGCCCTGGGCGAAGCCGATCGCAGCGCCTGTGATTGACTACCCGACGCTCATGGCGTTCATCGAGGATCATGGTCTGCTGGATCTGGCTGCGGACGAGAACACGCCGATCGGGCGCTTCGTCGGTCAGGTCGAGGGTATGGTGAAGCCGGAGACCTACGATCCCGATCTGTGCGATGACGATCCGGCCAATTACTACCAGGATGCCGATCTTCTGGGCGAGTTCGCCGGCCGGTTCTGCTACCGGGCCTGGGGCAAGGGCCGCTCGACCGAGGACTACATCGCCAATGTGATCCGTGAGCGGCACGGCTCCGTCCTGGCGCACACCAACGTCAGCTTCATCATCACCGGGGTTTCCCGCGCCCTGACCCACGAGTTGATCCGTCATCACGTCGGCACCAACCCCTCTCAGGAGAGCCAGCGGTATGTGACGGCCGAGGGCGGCGAGATCGAGATCGTCGGCTACCGGGCCACCCGCGCTGTCGTGCCGCCCCTGCTGCTGTCCTTTGCGAAGGGCCAGGAAAGCTGCACCAACTTCGAGAAGCTGCTCGCCCACGACCTGATCACTGAGTTCCGTGACGATTTTGTCCGGCAGATCGAGGTCTACAACAAGTGGCAGGGGCGCATGAAGGGCTGGAGCCAGGGTGCCCAGAGCAGCGCGACGATGGCGAAGAAGCGGGCCAACGAGGCGGCGCGGGCCATGCTGCCCAACGCGACCGAGACCCGTCTGGTCTGGACCATGAACCTGCGGGCGGCGCGCAACATCATCGAGCAGCGCGGCAACATCCACGCCGATCTGGAGATCCGGCGCCTGGCTGTGGCCCTGGCCCGCGAGCTGAAGGTGGTTGCGCCGATCAGCTTCGCCGACACGACCATCTTCATCGACGAAGACGGCTTCGAGAGCGTCAAGAACGAGTATGTGAAGGTGTAATATGTCGGAAGAGGCAATCGTCGTAATCGTCTGGGTTCTGATCGGTATCTTTGGCGGCTTCCTGTGCTCCAGGTATTTGGACGGGCGGGTCACTGTCGGCGATCTTGCGCCGATCATTTTCTTTGGAAGTGTCTGCGGTCCTATTCTTTTTTGTATGGGACTGTTTGCACTGGCAAATCACCACAAAAACAAGCGCATCTGGTAGGAATGACCATGACTGACACCCTGAAGATCAAGCTCTTGAGCGACAACGCCGAAGCGCCCTCCTATGGCTCTGCGCACGCAGCCGGCATGGACCTGCGGGCCTGTTTCGACGGCCCGGCCGTGGCAGCGCGTATCGAGCCGGGCGAACGCGCCCTCATCAAGACCGGCATCGCTGTCGCCATCCCGCCCGGTCACTACGGTCGGATCGCGCCGCGCTCGGGTCTGGCGCTTAAGCAGGGCGTGGACGTTCTCGCGGGCGTCATCGACGAGGACTATCGCGGAGAAATCGGCGTGATCCTGCTGAACACCGACATCGAGAACCCGGTGATGGTCAAGCACGGCGATCGGATCGCCCAGCTCATCATCGAGAAGATCAGCCGGCCGGTCGTGACCGTGGTCGAGAATCTGGACGAGAGCGATCGCGGCGCCGGCGGCTTCGGCTCGACGGGAGTGGCATGATGTCGTTCGGTCTGTGCGGCGCGCATCGCTCCGGGAAGACCACGCTCGCCAAGCTGGTCGCCGAGGGGATCGGTGTGCCCTATGTCAACAGCTCCGTGCGCGAGGCGCTGTTGGCGAGCGGCGTTGATCCGGTCGCGCCCATGTCCCCGGCGCAGCGCATTCTGGTCCAGGAGATGTATCTGAGCCTCTACGAGCAGCGGGTGCTTGCCAACACGCCACGCCCGTTCATCACGGATCGGACACCTATCGACATTGCAGCCTACCTGCTGGGCGAAATGGGGATGCACAGCGAGGATCATTCAGAGCGGATCGAGGCACTGTTGGCGCGCTGCTTTCGGCTCACGCGAGAGCATTTCTCCCACCTGATCGTCGTTCCTCCCCTGCCCTTCTACGCCATCGAGCCGGGCAAGCCTCCGATGAACAAGGGCTACCAGTGGCACATTCACGCTCTGGTGACGGGGTTGGCAGCACAGGTGCCCGACGTGTCGCTGACGCTGCTGCGCACTCACGATTTGGAGCAGCGGATCGGCGCCATTGAGGAGGTGATCCAGGCGCGGCTGAAGGAGATGGCCGAAATCCGTCGGCAGCTTCGGGTTCACTGACAAGATCAATCAATCCTGATGTATGCCCAATGCGTCGTCGCTATACAGAACATGCGACGACGCATTTTCTTTGCAGTCACAAGCGGAGGAGAGTCATGACCAAGCCGACCAAGCTGGAGAAGCGCAAGCTGAACACCCGGCATCGCCTGATGATGACACGTTTTGCTCTTGAGACATTCGTTGAGCCCGATCTGCGCGCTGCGCACGTCGAGGCTGGTCAGGCGATGATCCAGCACATTGAGACGACCATTGACAGCATTCCCGCGAGCGAAATGAAGGTGCTGCGCCGGCACAAATTGACCACGCACATTGACGGCGTGTTTTTGGGCCTGACGCTCCAAGTCAAAGATGGCACGAAGACGTTCACCAAGCCGAACGGCGATGTGGTTGAACGTGAGAAGACCAAAACGCTCGCTTTTGTTCCGATCAATCCGACACCACCCGCTGTGGACAATTCCTCGGCGATCCAGCAAATCAGCAAGAACGGCGTTGGGGCTTTGATGGGTTGGTGGCGGTCACATCGTGACTTCCGTTTCATGCACTTCTCGAAGCCGCGAGAGGTTCCGCGTTTCAAGAGCGGCGTCGTCAACCGTTGGAACGCTGATAGTGATGTGTCGGCGCGCTTTATGGTCCTGAGCGAGAACTCCGATTCAGCGCCGGTCTGGCTCGACGGCGCCGGTCCCGCAGTCGAAGCGTTCTACCGTTCTGGCGATGCCTTGATGCAGGCAGAAGGCGCGCTCGTCCAAGCAATCGCTCGTGTGATCCTTGCCGCCGAGACCTATGGCGACGTCCTCACGGTGTGGCCGGAGGCGCGGGCCATTGAGACCGATCTGTTCGGGGCAGTCGGCAACGGAAACAACGCTCTCGTGGCTCTGAGCAACGAGGACCGGGCTATTCTGTGCAACAACATGGGCCGGCGTGGCATCACGAGCGCCGCGTGCGAGATGGCGAAGGTGCCGGGCCACGACGAGAGCACGGCTGCTGCGGTTTCCGAAGCTGCATAGGGAGAACGGCAATGGCGCGCATCGGACACTTCATGCACACGGCGTCGACGCTGCCCTATTACCCGCTCGATCCGCGCGCCGAGGACGTGCGCATTGAGGATATCGCCCAGGCACTGGCTTACCAGTGCCGCTTCAACGGCATGGTCAAGGGCGGACGGTTCTACTCCGTCGCCGAGCATTGTGTCCTTTGTTCGTATCTGGGACCGGAGGAGGAGGCGCTTGAGCGCCTTCTCCACGACGCTGCGGAGGCTTACCTGGGCGACATCATCCGGCCGATCAAACACGTCCCCTGTCTGATCAAGCAAAACCCGGAACATGCCGAGTATCCGATGATCGCCGCGGCCCGACAGTTCAGCGAGGGCTATAGGGTCATCGAGGAGGCCAACGAGCGTGCAATCGCCGAGCGGTTTCACCTGACATACCCCTGGCCCCACAGCGTCAAGAGCGCCGATGAAATGCTGGCCGGTGCGGAGCTGGACCTGTTGTTCGGCAAGATCCAACACGGCACCCTGCACGACGCGCAGAAGGTCTGGCGGGAGGCCGCCCTGTTCTGCTGGGCGCCAGTCGAGGCCGAGCATCACTTCATGACCCGCTTCAACGAGCTGTGGCCGATCCGGGAACAGCGCGGAAAGCGCTCTGCCGCCTGAAAGCCCAACCGGAACGCCATCGCGCTTTCGCTACTGTAAGACTTAGCGAAAACGCGAACGAGGATGCACGCAATGACATCGACCAATCTCATCCGAAAGGCCAGCGTCGAGGAGCTGGTCGGACACCGCGACCGGGCGCTTGAGACCATCGAGCGCGGCCTGGGGCTGATTTTCGAGGGCATCAAGGCTTACCGAGCCGCGTCCCAGCAGAAGCACAGCCTGTCCTCGCTGACCTCCAACACCAACGTCATGTGGGCTGTCGCCTACAACGGCAACGTGGCCGAGGCGATGAAGATGATCCGGCGCGAGATCGACGCGGATGTCTGGCGACATCTGCGCGATGCGACCGGGCTGCGGTCTCTCATGGATACGAAGGCGGTTGAGGAGTTCGACCGACGCCTGGAAAAAGACCCGCCCGAGGTGTCCGTCGATAACGTGATCGCCACGTTCGAGGATCTGGCCGGCAATGCCGACGCAATCTTCCGTCGCGGCCTGGTCGAGACGTTCCGTAGCCTGGACCGCCGCTACCGCTCCAATGACGCCTTCAAGATCGACGACAAGATCGTCCTGAAAGGCGCGCTGAACGAGTGGGGCAACTGGACAGGATACGGCCGGATCGACGACCGGATCAGCGATCTCGACCGAATCATGCACGTTCTGGACGGCAAGGCTGTTCCTGATCGGCGCGGCAACGCAACAGCCCAGATCGGCGATGCGGTTCGAGCGCGCCGCGAAAACATGGTCATGCTGGGCGGCACCTGCGAAACGGAATACTTACACGTCAAGTGGTTCAAGAACGGCAACGTCCACCTGCGCATGAAGCGCGCCGATCTGGTCGAGCGGTGTAACAAGCTGATCGCCCAGGAATGCGGTGAGGTGTTGGGAGACGGACGGTGAGCGGCGATCTCGAAAGAAAGCTGGAGCGGTTGGCCGGCGACCCATACAGCCGAACGGCAGGCCAACAGATTGTCGCGGACGCCCTGAAACGCATCCGCGCACTTGAGGCGGAAAACGCACGAAGCCGGGCGCCTGACAACTGGCCTTCGCACACCGCAGAGCTGACGCGGAAGCTCTCCGAGACTCTCGCGGATCTCGCCTGGAAGGTGGAACAGGGTGAGGTCAAGCCGGCTGAGGCGTTCGTCGCGGTCGGCGCTCTGTGGGATACGACGGCTGGCCTGATCGAGCGGGAGACGTTGGACCTGCTTAACCAACTGCGCCTTGAACTGAAACAACAGATCAATCAAAATTGATTTATGGGGAAGACATGATACTCGGCTACATCATTCAGAATGCGGAAACCGGCGAGTTCTGGGCGCGCCGATCCGGGTGGGGGCCGCTCGCGTCCGCGAAGGTCTACACGAAGAAGACCCACGCCAAGAGCGCGATCACCTGTCATCGCAATAAAGGCCGATGGGCGCCGATGAACTGCCGGGTCGAGTTGATCACGATGGAAATGACCGAGATCGACAGAGAGATCCACGAAGCGCTGGAGGACTGCCCATGCTGATCTGTGGCTTTGACTGCGAAACGACCGGGCTGCTCGACAAGGATGGCACCCCCGGCGATCAGCGGATCATCGAGGTCTGCGCCCAGCTCTGGACCCTGGATGGCGAGCGGAAGCTGAACTTCGTGCAGCGGATCGACCCGCAACGGTCCATCACGGCCGCCTCGCAGGCTGTTCACGGCATCACCTCGGCCGACCTGATCGGCAAGCCTCTGTGGGACGACGTGGCACCAAAGCTGCACGCCGTGTTTCGCAAGGCCGGGCTGATCGTCGCGCACAACGCAGAAGGCTTCGACAAGCCGTTCGTGAACGGCGAGTTCAAGCGGGTCGGCTTTCCGCCCGTCTTCCCCTGGTTCGACACCATGCTGGAAGGCCGCTGGGCCACCCCGACCGGCGCCGTGCCGAGCCTGGAGAAGCTGTGCTGGGCCGTTGGTGTCGATTACGACCCGGCCGCCGCCCACGCCGCCTCCTATGACGTCAGTGTGATGATGGAAGCGTTCATCAAAGGTGTGCGCTGGGGCTGGTTCAGATTGCCCGGCGCGTCCGACGTGACTGCCGAAGCTGCATAACCACCCCCTTCAGACAGCGAAAGGATACGCCCCGCGTGAAGCACAATCTGTTTTTGAACCCGCCCCGCGTAACCCTGGCGCGAAACAAAAGCTGGCGCGCCTCGGCCGCACTCGGCCTTGCTGCGGTCTACTGGATGCCTACACGCCTGTTCGGCATCGTCGGCGCTCCCCTTCTGGCGCTGCTGACAGCCGCTCTCGAACTGCTTTGGTCGCTGCTGATCTTCACAGTCACCCTTGTTGTCCTGATTAGCGCCGGCATGGCCGGTCGCCTGCGACACACCGGCTGGGACACCAAGCCCGAGAAGGAGACCGCCCAATGACCTGCCCTTACTGCGATGACGGCGGTGTCCGTCCGGTTGCTGCGATGACTGTGGGCGGTATCACCGCCATCATCCCGGCGCCCTGCTCGCACAAACCGCTGCGCTCTGCCGTGCCCACCAAGGCCGCAAGCAAGCCGATGCAACTCCGCGTGATCGAGAATGGTCAGGAGCGAATGGTTTCACGGGCGTTGATTACCCACTTTGACTTCGACGGCCCGCCGAGTGTGGCCTAAGTCACCAACCCAAACACAGGGGCGCCCGGCGCCCCTTTTGCTTAACCCACGCCTGATCTGTTCTTTCCAACCGACTGCCCAATCGGTGCATCGTATAAACAAATCATCGCAAGACGCGATGAGACACAAAGCACAGGAGGACAAGATCATGACCGCTTCTTCCGCTATTGTTGACGCCGGCGCCCTCATCGACCCGGCTGCCGGTGACGTTGAGACCATGCTGGCGGAGATGGAAGTCGAGGCTCTCGAAGACGCTCCCATCGAGGAGCTGATCGAGGACGAGGCGCAAGAGACCATCGAGGAGCCGTCGGCCGACGATGCCGCGGCTGCTCTCTCTGCGCTCGATGGTCTGGAGATCGACGCGCTCGATGTTGGCTTTGACGCTGAGGATGTCAGCGAGGACGACGTGACCGCCGCTGTGACGACTGTGGCGATCGAGGAGGCGAAGGCGTCGGCCTACGAGGAGACGTCGACCTACGAGGTCACCGAGCCGGCTGCCGCGAAAGTCGCACCGACCAAGCCAAAGCGGTCCTCGGCCCCGAAGGAGCCGCGTGCTCCGCGCTCGGCCGAGAGTCTGCCGGACGCCATGTTCGTGCTGACAGAGGACGATGACGCCGCCAATGCTGCGGCTCTGAAGACCGCGGTGCTCGCAGCCCGCCCGACCCAGAAGAAGGTGGAGGAGAAGTTCCACAATCTGCTGACGTCGATCGCGGCCGGGAAGAAGCCTTCCGTCTACACCTGGGAAGCCTACCAGCTTCTGCGCGACAAGGGCGAAATGCGCACGGCCGAACTGGTCGCCGCCTTCAACAAGCGTTATTCTCTGGGCACCAGCCGCAGCCAGGCCGGTCAGATCATGAACCTGTTCGCCAACCTCAAGATCGGCGTGCGCAGCGGGAATGTTCTGGCTTTCAATGCCAAATCGACCCTGGCGGCCAAGCTGGACGCGCTCCGAGGCGCGTCGACCGAGGAGGGTCTCGCCGCGGCCGCGTGAGACGAAACCGACATCTCCCTCATTGCCTAGTCTTAGGGCGCCCTTCGCGGGGCGCCCTTCTTTTTTGCGCTCGCGCACTCGCGCTTAGAACAGCACAAAGACATGCGCGGAAACGCTCTGAGAACGTCACAGAGCGCGAGCCATTGAGCAAGATGTGTCGTGATACTCGACGACCCCGGTTGCGCATCAGTGACGCTCTATGAGCGCCTTTGCGCAAGCTGTTTTGCCAAACGTCTTTCCCAGCCGACATGCCTATAGCGATCTGTGACACTGACAGCATCAACAACTGGCGCGGAGACAAGGTGATGTCTGCCGAGACGAAACAGCAGGTCGAGGAGTTGTTCCGCCAGGAGCCAGGACTGGTGTCTCGCGTCTTGATCCGAATCGTCGACCTTGACCGACGCCTTCGCGCGTCGGGCGATCCTGGTGTCATCAAGAACGGCAATGATGCCGAGGCGATGCGTGACATCGCGGCCAAAACCAAGCGTTTCAAAGGGCTAACCGTTCGCCAGAAGCAATACATGGCCGCGGTCATTTCGCGCGATTACGCCCAGCTTGCACTGGAAATCATGCGCGGCGAGAACGTGATCGTGGATGAGCCTGGGCCGGCAGAGTCGCCGACCACATGCCCGCCGGCTGATGACCCGAACCGTAACAGCCCTCTGTGGGGCCTCTTTTGAGGACTGAGACCATGAAGACCATGAACACCCGTTGGACCCTGATCGAGACGTCCGTTTTGCAGGCGTTCCTGCACTGCCCGGCACCCACGCTCTGCATCGAGCTGGCGCGGCGGGATCCGCGCTACAATGAGGCGATCTCCTTGTTGGTGGACGTGATGGGCGATGTCGAGGAGAAGTCGGAGGATAGACCGGACGCCGAGGACAATGTGATTCGGGACGTAGGATTTATCGACGAATAGTGGCAACAAGCAAAAGGGGAGGCTGCCGCCTCCCCTTCAAATCACGCCGCCCGTTTTTCTACAGGCAAAAGAATGGGATCGCCGTCTCCTTCATCGTCTTCGTCCATGTGCCGCTCATCCCAAATATTAAAAGCGGCTCCGATCAAGTGTTCGCAGTCACGCATGAAGCCATGAGACATGGCGGACTCAAGATCAAACTTGCGGCCGAGGAAGCCATATGCCGCCATGCCTTCTTCGGCCGCAATAATCATGCGGCGGCGAATATCATCTGTAATAGACGCTACATGACCAGAATCCAAATATACTGCCTGCACCTTTGAACCCTCCGACTGATCACCCGCATCCCTCTTTCTACTTGAGGGACTATACGAAAGTAGGTGTCGGAAAATCGAAAGTCAACGAAATTTGAAGGGGCGCCCCCCCTTTAGAATTTTTACAAAAGAGCAAAAGGCGCGCTGTGGGGAATTATATAGGGCGGAAACGCTTGATGCGAAAAAACAAACGTTCCGTATCAGAACCAATCTGACGGCGACAGGGAGAAAGTTTTATCCGAATTGGATAAAGGATTCTTGAGCAAGCCTTGGGAAAATAGAGGGTTTTGCAACGCAGAGGGAGCGCACCACGATAGCGGTTCCGCTAAACAGCGAAAAGTGGGAGCGACGATATAACAAATATCAAAGGTCAAAGAGGCGTCTTCGCGCTTCGCACTTCTCAATCGCACTCCCGGCACTGTCGCGCTATACAGTCAATGCTGATTGACGCACGCACCACCAACAAAGGAGAACGCCTGTGCCCCTGGTAGCAACCCCGCTCAACGCACCGATTGGCGATGGAGACGTCGGCATCGTGATCAAGCCGGACGGTTCCGTTCAGTTTTTCACCTGCGGCACATGGCCGCAGTCCGACGATGACCTGACCGAGCAGCAGAAGGAAAACCTCGATCTGCTGCGCCTTCTGACCATCGTCGGCGCGAGCAGCGAGATCCAGACCTTGCTGGTGAAGGTCATGGAGGACGTGAAGCAGAAGATGGGCAGCGACCCCTTCGAGGTGCAGATCGACACCGGCACCAGCCACTAGGCCATCGGCGCGGGCGCAAACGCGCCCGTCTTGTGCTTTTGGCAATCAATCAATCTTGACTGTTGCCTGTTTGATGTCCGGCTGATCGTCGATAGCATGTAACTCTCGATAGAGCACGGAGGAAAAGAATGATCTACGCGATCCACAAGACGACGACGGAAGCGACCCGCGCGACCTACTACGTCGATGCGCCCAACGTCGAGACGGCGATCATGGTCGTGCAGGGCACCAACCGACCGCCCTATGCCACCGAGAGCTGCGAGGCGGAGCGGCCCCAGATCACGGCCGAACTCGCCGACTTGCTGCCCGGCCAGGCCGCCCGCCTGCGGGAGCAGGGGCACATCATCGACCTGATGAACTGGAACGAACAGGACGACGCGATCGCCATCCGAGAAGGCTGGGTTATCGCCAACGCCGACGGCAGCTACCAGCTCCAGAAGCTCGACGAGGCCGGCACCTTCAAAGACGACGGGGAAGCCTGGCAGCACGTCTGGGATCGCGCCAACGTCGGCAGCGAAACCCACCGACGCGCCCTGTTCTTCCTGATGCGGCACAACGTCCAGGAGTTCCACGAGATCGTCACAAGCTGCATGGGCCTGAGCAGCATCGGCATCGCCCGGCCCCGCCTCGTCGCCTGATCGGAGAGAGCCATGCCCGACATCATCCGGGATGCCATCAACCACAGCAACGACCCTGACCACGGCGGCGCCGGCTACCATCTGAACGTCGTTTTCTCGACCGGGCGGAGCCAGACCTACAAGGTCCGGCACAAAGCCGGCCCGCCCGGCTACCTGCTCGTCAACGCCGAGACCGACGCCCCGGAGTTCGTCAACCCGGCACACGTTGCTCGCGTCGGAATAAACTGGGGTTAAAGACCATGTGGTTTGACAACCATTATCAGTGCCCGCGCTGCAATCACATCTGGATCAGCGGCTGGGACGCCCAATGCGATGACGACTGCCCGGAGTGTGGCTTTCGACATATCTCGCCTTTCCACAGCGAAGACGCCGAATACCCGGAGGAAACGTGCGAACCAACGACCTGATCACGCTCCTGATCGTCTCTTGGCTGGCGACGATGGCGTTCATGGTCTTCAGCCTGAGCAATCTGGCTCGCTGAAGAACGAAAGAGCGAAAGCCAGTTAAGGCCCCATAGCGAGATCGCTACTGTCGAAGTGTCAGCACACAGACATGGAGGCAGTAGCGATGTCCCGATCTGACGAAGAAACAGCCCGCATCCTCGCAATGATCCGACGCGCTGATCCCAACAAGAAATGGGCTCAGAAGTGCGAGCTGTCCGCCTTCGCAACCAAGCTCCTGTCGCGCGGCGGCATGGACGTGGCCGAGCAAGCGCATTGGCTCGACGTGATCGAACGATGCGAGCGGAGCATGAGATTCTGGGCTCGACAGCCCAAGTTCGAGATCCAGAAAGCGATCCAGCTCCGCAAGAAGATGAAGGCCATAGCCGCATAGCGTCGGAACGAGAGGGCGAAATAGCGAAAGCCATTTCAAACGCCATCGCTATTTCGCTACTCTCACGATGTCAGCAACAGCACGCGGAGACGCACGATGACACCGCACGCACCCGTTCACCTCCATCTGCACGAACTGGGCTACACCATCGCCGGCGGCGTATGGGGTGATGCTGCCTGGAAGCAGATCGCAGACGATATCGTGGTTTCCATCGGCCAGCAGCGGAACGGCGAAACGGGGTATCTCAGCTCCCCGAGCAACAGAGCCGACCCCTGCGCCGTCTATGTCTACCGGGGCCGCCCCGAACCGGGCTGGCACATTACCGACGGTGAAGCCCCGTTGCCCGAATACGCCGAGTTCCTGCCCAACTTGACCCTGGCCGCGGCCCTCCGGCATATCGCCGCGATGGAGAACGCCGAATACAAACAGGCCCTGGCAGCGTAAAGGCGAAATAGCGAATGCGCGAAGCCGCGAAACAACCCACCTTCGACGCCGATGAGCTTCTGTCGCTCATCGCCAACGTGGCGAGAACCCAACCCGAACTGACGGTCAAGGCCCGACCCGACTTCCACGCGGTCGATCTCACCGACCAGAGCGGCTTCGCCATTCGCACCTTCCACGTCAACCGGAACCAGATCAACGTCGCCTACGATCAGATTTATCAGCTTCTGGACGTCGACGTTGTGGATTGCACACCGACCGAAACCGAAGCCCTCCGCACATGGATGGCCCATCACAGGGGTCAGCCTTTCTGGGAGATCATCGAGGACGATCCGATCCTCCAGAAGATCAACGAGGTCGCCTCAACCCAAAACATCGACCGCGTTGCCGTCGCCACCCTAAGCAGCATCCGCAACGGAAAAAACCGGCGCGTTCGGATCTACAACGAGCGCGGCGATAAGTTCGAGGCGATCTATCATGACGGCGACACGCTTCAGAACGCGATCAAGGCTGCAAGAGGGCTCATCATGTTCGACAACAACACGGACAACGGCGCCCGCGCCTTGACGAACCTCGCCCACCTCATTCGCTTTCTGAAAGACCTGGAAGAAATCCATTCCGCGAAGAACGCTCTGCCCAACTACAAAAACAACCCCATCTACGGAAGCTGGTAACGCCCCACGAGCCGGAGAAGCCCATGCCCACCCTCGCCATCGAGCTGACCGCGGAAGACCTGGCCCATATCGAAGACCTGGCCCGGCAATGCACCGCCAGCCACGAAGCCTCGGCCGGCGCCAACACCCACGGCCCCCTCACACCGGAAGACCTCGTGCGTCTCCTGGCCGAAGACGCAGCCCTGCTCGCTCGACGCCCCGGCTCCTGGGAGGCCGAGAACATGCGCCAGGTCCTCGAAAGCCACGGCTACAGCATCTGAGGCCAACATGCCCTTCGACACCGCCCACCCCAACGAACCCGATCCACCTACGCCAGAAGACCTGGCCATCGACGCCATCACCAAAGCCAATCACGGCTGGCAGTCCGCGGCAGACCCTCATGAGGAGGCTGCCATCAGCGAGACCGATCACATCGCTGAGCAGGCCATCCGAGACATCCAGGTCAACCGGCCAGACCTGGCCCTCCAACGATGCCAACAAGCCGCTCGGCTCGAAGCCGAATACGGAACCCTCGGCACAGCAGGCTGGACCTGGGCCTCTGCCGTCGTCGCAGAGATCACCAAGCGAGGCAGCAGGTGATACACGCCCTGCGCTTATGGTGGCGCCGGCTGTGGAGTCAGAAACTACCGCAATGCTGCGGCGGCTTCTGTGGAGGCGTTATGTGCCCCAAAGCCGGTGCAGGCCGAGGCCCTACTGCTGTTCACGAATTGTTCCACTTTCCTCGCCCGGCAGGTTCCAAGAGGTTAAGCGATGGAAAGGCAGGTTAAGCGGTCCATGAAGGTGAGGCCAGTTTAACCCAAACAGACCACTCCCAGAAAAATCTCAGCGGACCGACAGAGACAGTCCACGAGAACCAGGCCAGAGGGTCCGAGAACCAGAGGCCCGGGCGCCCGGACAGAGAGCAAGCCGACAGAGCCAGGCCCAGAGGCCCCAAGCCGGCAGACAGGGCAGACCTGGAGCCGAGCAGTGATAGAGCCTCAAGCCTACAGAGACCCAAGCGCCCGAACAGAGGCCCAAAAGGCGCAGAAACCCAGGCTTTCCGAGCAGAGACGACCAGATAGACAGACCGGCTTTAGCGATCCGGCGATAGAGCCATCCAACGATCCCACGAAGCCGCTATTGCACCCGTCAGAGAGGCTTGGTATAGAGCCGGACATAGGCAGGGTGACCCGGTGACGTCTCAAGACAGAAGCTGTTCGCCCCCTCCAGAAGCACCCGCGGCAGCTTCTGCCTCCCTCCGGTCAGCGGCGTTGCTCTGCCTACCCTCCGACATATCGACCTACCCGCGGCGCTTGACGTGAGGGCCAGAGTGAGGCATCAAGCGCTCTGTGGCTTGCCATAGCCACGTTTCCAAGTTTGTGAGAAGAACAACCTCAGCCCGGCCCTCGCAGGTCGGGCTTTTTTCGTTCCGAGGAAATTTCTCCAAGCGCCGAGAAAACTTCTTCCAGCCCAAGGAAATTTCCACGGCCGTTTTCCGTCAGGGAACGGCAGCGCTCCGGCTGGTGTGCGTGAATGGACCGAGGCTATAGGGAACCGACAGGAACCGGCTTAGGGAACGGCGACGGAACTGCCAAGATTCCGGCCAAGGAACCTCCCTCGGACATCTTCCGGGACATCCCACGGTTCTGCCCAGAGACGGAACCAAGGGGTTCTCCATGGCCGGAGCCATCAGCCCTCCCTCGGAGAAGCCCGAAGCCTCTCCCGGAGCGATCTCCTTGGTTCTTCTCGTCAGCTTCTCCAAGGGGTTTCCTCTCTCGACCGGGACAGTCTGTTCCTCGGACTTGGTTTTGGCGCCGCCTCTCGCTTTAGGTTATTCTCTGAATCAGAATCAGAGTCTCTATCCCTATAGATTATATAATATATATCTTACTAAAGAGGGACTTGGGACTTTTGGGACTTGGGACTTTTGAGGCGACGAGGGGGAACCCTCCGGCTCGTTCCCCGAAGGGCTCGACCTCGGAAGAGTCCATGGCCGGCACCTCATTCTCCGGCCCGTGGTTTCCCGCCTGGTAGCTGCCTGGCAACACCCCGTCGCTCCCAACCCCTCTCCCTGCTCTCAGACGCATCGAGAATCGCTCAGGGAAGCCCCGTGGTGCGCGCCGTGACCCTCTCTGCTCTGACACTGCACAGAGCCCCGAGATCGCGCCCCACGACGCTCTAAAACGCGATTTCTGGAAGCGGCGAAAACGCCCAAGGGCGAAGCCGCGAAGTTGCCAGACAGACCCACACACCCGGCCCATGCGGATCTTCCCGCAGCCGATGACCGTTTCCCAGTCGGTTTCCCAGTCTTCCGGCGCTATCGCGCGCACGAGCATTAGTTAAACGATCGGCATAGAAAGACAGGGATGAATATCTCCCGGTGATCTTCCCAGCCGGCTCACCGCAAGCGATGTGAGACAACAATACCTGTCAAGACGAGCTGCTTGACGAAAACAACGCTTCTCACACGGGAGACTGAACAATGACCGCTCGCAAGTCCAAGAAGATCGAAGCCGCCGCTGTCGAGACCACTTCCGTCGAGACCGATGACATCGCCGCGGCCGTGGCCGAGATCGAGACAGCCGAGACCGAAGCTCCGGTCCTCAAGAGAACCCTGACCGAGATGTTGGGCGACATCGACGACGAAGCCGCCGATGCCATGTCCATGAGCCTCGCCCGCGCCCTTGATGAGCGCGCGGAGTTTGAAGCCCAGGAGCGCCCGGACAACACGAACATCCAGAAGACCATCAGCAAGCTCCGCAAGACCGTCGCCCGCCGTGCCACCGGCCGCCTGTTCGCCTCCCTTCAGATCAGCCCGGACTTCGTGAACCGGAGCCTGCACGATGGGAAGCGCTACAACGTCTATGCCATCGGGAAGCTCGCGGACCTGGTGGAAGCGCTGACGGGCGAAGGTGC